CAGTCGGCGAAGTGGTTGCTTTTTCCATGTATCTCAAGGTGTTTAGAACGTACTTGCTAACCGTCACGGTTTGAGTTTCGTCCAGAACAACCTTTGCTTCAGCATCGCTGAGTATGCTGAGTATGTCAAACGTTCCAGAAACTTTGTTCTGAGAAGGTGGCACTGCTGATTCGTTGGTATCTTCGAAGTAAGAAATACCTCTAGCACTCAGATCGTTTATCAGAGTAGTGTAGTTTATGTCATTTCTTCCCTTGTAAGTAGAATCAAAGTAATCAAAGTCAGCTTGAACGGCTGATGTTATGATAACTCGGCCGATTTCAAATCGGTCGATGTCGTCAGACACGGCAATTGTGTCGACCGGAATATCAACGTACAGAAGAGGGTTAAGGAAAGATTCAAAGAACCAATTTGCTTTGTAATTAAACGTGGTAGGAGCTTGGACAGTTTTGCTAGAAACTGAATCCATCGAGTTGACGACGGTTGACACGTCCTGCAGTTCGAACGACTTGACGTTTCCATTCTCGTCTATCACACCAACCCTGTTGGCATTTCCAGTTAGAAGAGAGTTAAACTTAGCATCCAAAGAATTAACCTTGTTCGATAAGTAAGCAAAGGAAGGAACCACAAAAGCTTTGGTCGTTCCATCCTGCAATTTTTGGTTGACCGTTACTGAGTCTGAGCTGGTGCTTAACATCATGGAGAGTTTAGTCAAAAACTCCTGCATGTTGTAGATGTCTACACCAAGTTCGGCTAGGTAATCTGATAGCGAGTTCTTATCGGCCATGTCAATTATCTTATTATTTTATCTACCTGAAATACCAAGTTTACGTGATCTGTGCAGGTCACTTCCACAATTGGCCGCCCGGTCCTTCCATAATTGTCCGGAAAGTCAGCTGACGTTAGAGTCGTTATGATCCTTCCGTACGGCGCAGCTTGGTTAGTCATGTTGCTAGCATCGGTTTTCAAGTAGATGATAAAATCATCTGGAATTACTTGAGTGTCTATCACGAGCTTAAACACTTGACCGGTTTTCCACTTGTTGACCGAATCGTTGATGCGTATCTCTAAATCTGAAGAAAGAGTCCACGGAGATGGGTTCAAGTTGTTATTTGATATCGGTTTGTAGTGTTTTACGTACGTGTTCGACACGCCTAGATCAAGAGAGCAAACGTTTGCTACCGTTACTGATGGGCTGGCCAAATTTAACTGAGCGGAAGATGAATACATTTGCGAACTGTTCGCAATGGTCATCTGACCGTTTACTGCTTTGTCCAGAGAAATTCCATAACCATTCTTGAACGGCGCCAAATCGTACGACATTAGAATGGAAGTTCGATTGTTGTACAGGTCGTCGAGCTGTTGGTTTAAGCTGTCTATCAGGAGCATGATTGCATCTGTTTCGCTAAATGCTTCGGAGGCGGCTGCAACTGTCGTTTCGAGTATTTCAACTCTCTTAGTGAGAGCATCTAACCCAGACGTGCTGATCATGGCCTGCTTAGCTGCAGCTAGGTCGGCGCTGAGCTGTTCAAGTTCAGCGATCTTATCGTTGTACGTTGTCTGCAAGCTTCTCAGCTGAGTTAGAACATCGAGGAAGAGGTCCAAGCCAAACGTTGAGTAATCGTTTATTGATTTTTCAACGGCAACGTCCTCAATCGAAGTATCGAACTTTATGTTTATCTTGTGCGCAAATGCATTGCCGTTTGTTCTATCGATAGCGTTTGGCTTTTCCTTTAGAATCATCGGTATCTCGTATTCGATACCTGACTGTTCTACTTTGTTTAAGAAGTAGATTCCGTAAAGGTTAGTAGCGCTAGTTGGTTCGTTGTTATCTTCGAGCGGAACTGGATCGTACACATCGTAGTAAACTAAGATAGCGTTGAACTCGAAATCGTAGTTGTACACTGAGTCTGCCAGTTGAGCTAAGCTCTTTATTGTTGGATCGTCCGCTGCTACTTTGTAATGAGACAGGTCAAAATCGACTACCATGCCGTCGTGCGTCGATCTTAAGTATTCAACTGTTCTGGTGTTTCCACCACCGTCAGTGTACGTCTTGTAGATCTTTTGTACCTTTGGCGTTGACGTAGGAACGCCGTACGGTGTTCCGAAGTAAGCTGCTTGATCGGTGTGGTACGTATTGTTAGTTGAATTAGCTCCCCACCAGTAACTAGGACTGATAAGGCTCCAATCGACTACTGTGTTTAAAGTGTCAGTTAATTTTTGCGTGCTCAATCCGGAATCCAGGTCGAAGAACGCGTACAGGTTCATTCCTGCGTATGGGTGAGTATCATCATGGTGCCGACCGTTCAAGAATTCAACGTCCAACGGATCGCCAGGAGCATTGAGTATCAGCATTCCTGGGTTGTAATTCTCATCAGGAACCGAGTTGAACAGAACGGTAGGAGACGTTCCAACGTTGGTCGGAACATTGATGTATAGTTCGCTGTAAGAGTTATCTTGGTGCCTAACTGAGTTGACTACATCGATGTCTCCTATGTACTTGACTACTCGGTTGTACGTAGAAGAGCTCGCATCGTACCAATCTTCTGCCCACCTTTTTTCTCCGACCGGAAGAGTGTTTATCACTTCCGTTGCGTTTGCTGCTCTCCAACGAATTGCTCCCAGTTCCTTTAACCACTTCCAAAAAACTCTCTCTGCTACGTTGAGCTTCTTTTCTCTCATGTAAGTTTCCTGAGATATGAGAAGGCTCTCAAAGTTCAGAGCGTAATTCTGAAAGCTGAGCGCCAGGTTGATGTTCTGGTTAGCGCTCAACCCGTCTAAGATAGGAGTTTCTCCGACCGCCAGAAACTGTGTTCGGTTATCGGTGACGAGCGTCGATGGAATCCCTATTTCAGGAATGCGCAGCAAAGCAAACTTAGAAAACCTGAACTTGTTCGTGTTGTTATTAAACGTTAAGTTTAGGTCTTCCAGTCCGCTCTGAAACGTGTAAAATATTCCTTTAGACGTTTGTATCGGTTTTATCAAAGGAGCAACTGCCATCCGTTGTTAGATTAATTTATGATCACAGTGTTGTGACTGTTCGTTATTGTGTAATTTGCATAGTCCGTGTACTGCTCAGTCTTGGTGAAGCTGAGCGATGAATCCCTAGGCGCTATCTGTGCATTTGCTACGCTGTTTTGGTTTCCGAACCTAACGTAGTAGGCATTTCCTGTTCCAGCTGCGGCGATAGCGGCAACGTCCGTTGTTGGGATAGTTCCCCAAACCGAACTGTTTATGTGACCTCTCTTGTAAGTGCCAAGGTTAGAGTTAGCACCGCAAATAACGTTTATGCCATTTGCTAAGCCTGAGTTCGAAATAGCCGGAAGAAGAGAGTAATCCACTTCGGTCATATTGTACAGGTACACTTTGTTGAGGATCACGGTAAATGTTTGACCAACCGCCGGTCTATCGCTGGTTGATTCGTGAAGAAGCAGCCAGATAGAATTTCCATAGTTGGTGTAACCACTTGGGAAGATGAGATCCACGTATATGAATTGCGGGTCGGTCTTCGATAGGGTTAGTTTAGCATAGGTGTAGCTTAGATCTACAGCGGCGGTAAGTGCTACCTGCTTAGGGGAAAAAGCTCCACCAACGTTTGAATAACTCTGCGTGATCGCTTGCTTTGGAATTTCAACCTCTCCGTACAGCCTCGACTTGATAGGAGTAGTCGAATCGCCTACGTACAAACCTCTGTCCGCTGCTCCACCCGTGGTTGGGTAAGTTATCGGTAGGTTTCCAGCGGTAGTTCCAATGACTATCGTTGGTACGGCTATTTTTGATCCAGCAGCCGTTGCGTTGAACGCTTTGGTCATTGTAAAATTATCGGCCAAAAGAGTAGAAACTCCGGCTGCTTGGGTTAAACTAGCGATCGTAGCTGCGCCTGGTGCGGTACCAGCTTTAAAAACGATGCTGTTGGAAACGACCAAGTCCTGAGTGAACACTTTGTTGATCGGTGTGTCAACTCCGATGTACTTGTTTATGAGGTCGATCTCCAGGTCGTTTATCAGACTCTCAATTGAACTCTTGAACAGGGTGTTGTTCGCGTTAATTATGAGCCTCATGTCGGACACAAAGGTCGTCTCCAAGATCGGAGTTATCGCTAGTGTAGTTTCGCTAAAAGCCATTTTGGTTGTTCTTTTTTGGTTATTTATTCCGATTTTTTATCGGCGTGTCATTTCTAATTTTCTGTCGTCCAACTGCTTTTCCACGTACTTGGAATAGTCGTCAATCGTCATTGAGGAGACCGCGTCTATCTCTGAAGTAACTTCGTAAACGTTCCCTCGTGTGTCCATTGTTTTGGCAACTATCTTGTACCTGCCAGCTGAATCGAACCTCCATATAAAGTAAGAGGTCGTCTTAACTTTAGCAACTTCAACGGAATCTTTGGTTAGAGTCCATTCAGTCTCTATGTTAGACGGTAAGTTTGATATTATTATGAACACTGGATGGTGCAAAGGCACTATCATGGTGTTGTAAGTAGCTCTGACGTTTGTCGTGCTCAGAGAATTTTGATCAAATTCTGACGGCAAGAAGCCGGTCTGCTCACCAAGGTCGTTATCGTAAACTACAAACTCTCTATCTGTCCAATACCTTATGTCTGAGGCAGCCGCTGCTTTGTGATCGCTTAAAGAAATTAGAGTGTCTTCGAACGGGCAGTTGAGGAAGAGAAGGTCCTCGTCTATCTGAACGTTTGCTTGCAACAGAGTAGATTGGATTGAGGCTAGAGTAGTTGCGTCGAACACGTACTCCGGTTTTTCAAAGGTGTAAACTGTCTTGACGACAGCTAAGTCGAAAGAATCAAAATTACCAACATCATTTATCAAGTCGACATCTATCTCTACTTGGTAATCGGAAAGAGTCACTACGAAACCCTCAGCGTACCCGCCGCTCGAATTTCTTATTCTTACTCTATCTCCTAACTGAAGAGTTGTGTTGGAGTAGATGGTAGGAAACATCCAGCTAGAAGGGCTTGGCCACAGAATGCCAGATGGGTTTGGCCACAGTGGATCAAGTTCGTCGGGCCAGCTAGACGGACCTCCCCATATTGGACCAGAAGGTCCAGGGTACCAGCCAGATGGGCCGACCCATATCACTCCGTCTTCGTCGACCCAGTAAGGACCACCTGACGGGTAATCGTAAAATGGACCAGACGGACCGTAGTACCACGGACCAGACGGACCGACCCAGAATGGTCCAGACGGACCGACCATTGCCGCTTGAAACAGTGTGCATATTCCAAGTTTTATGGTCTTGTCAGATATGTCTAAATCGATCGAACTTGGTAGGTACGGAAGTGCATCGAAAACTCCAGAAAGAGTGTATTCGAACTTTAGTATCGAATGGTTCTTCTTGTCTTGGAACTTCGAGGTTGCTTTTACTCGGTTCCCTACCACTTGGTAACGATATTCCTTCCAACCCGGAAGGTCAGCGGTTTCCATGTACGTAACAAAGTCCTGCGGAGTTGAGATGAGCATGAAGAATTCAACTTCAGAAAATCCGCCAAACTGGATTCTAGTTAGGTACGAGGACGGACTGTTAGAATCTAGATTGTTGAAATCTACGTAAAATCCGTCCATCAGATCTCCGACGTACCCCATTTCCGAGAAAGTAACGTACTTCAAATCACGAATAGCAGCAGTTGCGTAATCCGACACGGTCGGTTGACCGTTTGCTGAACCCGTTCCCCACCTGCTCTTTGCTGGTTGGTTTGAATTTTCGTAGGTTTCGTAACCGGTCAACGGATTGTATATTTGAACGTCCGTTTGCGGGCTTCCGACTCCGTATTTCTGCGAGTATGTGTTCCAGTCTAAGTAATGAGAAGTGACCTCAGAAATCGGAGCATTTTCTCCGTTTAAGTTTATCACAGCAGCGTACGGAAAGTACAGCGGGCTGTTTCCTAGATCTTCAACGGTTACGTTATTCAAACTCTTAAAATCGTACTTCGACTTGTCCTGTATCTTAACGAACGCTTCGAGAACAGGTTCTTCTCCCATGACGGTGATCTTTCGGCTTTCTGTCGAAGTTCCTCCGTGCATGTCGTGAACTTTTATGGTTATTGTGTACTCTCCAGCGTACGGAAGCATGTGAGGTATCTTGTGAACGTTTGCTACCTTGTCCCTCCACTCAAAATAGTAATTCTGAGGACCTTCTATGATCCACTCTATCTCGTAAGCGTTCTTGTACCTTAGGAAACCGACTGTGTAGTGAGAATCGACCAAGTTGATAGTCCAACCTGTGCTAGTAGCACTTCCTACTGCTGTGTCTACACTGACCTTTATAGTGGTAGGTGGGTAACCAATTGGAGCAATTTCGGTCACAGTTCCTATCATGTACAGTGACTGGTTTATCGAAACTGTTATCTTTACTCTCGATCCAACGCTGAAAGATTGGATCGTTGCGCACGAAAAGTACTTTGTGCCGGTGGTTATGGTGTTTAAGGTTGACGAAGTGGTAGCTTCGCTGAGTATAAAATCTGCGAAAGTTATTCCATCTAACTGCTTGACCATCAGGTCAGGTATGTAAGCTTCGAGAATTATTGGACACCCGATCTTCAAAAGAGTATCGTCTCCCGGCTCCAATGGATTGGTTTCGCCGATGTGATAGAACTCGTAATTCACCAAACTATCGTAGTAACTTTCAACTGCATCGATTAGGTAATCGATCTGATCGCTCGCGTACTTCTGTTGGTCCTGGTAAGGTTCGACCTGTCCTAGGTTAAACGTTATTTCTGGAAATTCAGAAGTTCCGCCCAGCTTAGGATAAAGCGGACGCAAATCTCTTATCTTCAGCTGGGTTGAAGCGACGTTCGGCGAAAGTAACCGTATGGTGTAATCATCGTTGATGTCTGTTGATTCGATAAACGTGGTGTCCGTCCAATTTCTCAAGTTAAACTTTGAAAAGTAGATGAACTCTCCGATTATGTCCTTTATGACAACGTTTACAGGAAGGATTTCCTGCTTTAATTTCCTTCCGACTCCGTGTAGCTTGAAGAAAATTTCCTCCACGGTAAAATTAGTAGTGGATTCCACTTCGGGCAAGCCATCCTCGTCGTAAGTATCGCTAGGTACGGTAAAAGCATAGGTAAGAGCTAGAAATTCAGTCTTCTTAAACTTTCCGCCCTTTTTTATCTGGCCATTAAGGTCGACAAAGTTAACCTGAGATGAATCGCCGACCGTCATTAGGTCGGTAACGTCCACCATTGCATAATTCTGGTAGTACAAAGAGTTTGGATCAACGTCCTGCCAGTATTCCTTTACCCGTAGAACGTCCCGGTACCCCAAAAGGTTGATGAGGTTCATCAGACCCTTGTAAGTTCCGACGTATGGGTAAACTTGGTCTATCGTTACGAGCATGCTCTTTCTAGCAGCGTTTATCTGTGACCAGTCAGGCAAACCTTCCTTAAGATCGTAATCCTTCAGAAGCAAAGCATCCTCACGGTTGAACTTTATGCCAAAGTTTTCCAACCAAATGCGGTATCTCTCATCCTCGTCCTCTCCTTCGCCGTAAAAGGTCATCTCCAACACTTTCGTCGAAGTTGATCCGACCACGTAATAGATTTCCATGACCCTAGTGTACGATCTTTCCTCGCTTGGAGTGAAGGCCACGTTCACTTGCATTGGGTAAGTTAAATCCAGAGTTCCTACCTGACCAAAATCGCTGTGATTTATGGTGATGGAATCCTGCTTGTGAATGTACGGTGGATCATCTGAATGAACACCTTCTCTTTGAACAGTGAATAGGAACAAGTTTAGCTTCGCGTCCTGAGTTACCCACTTTATTTCGAACCTTGATCCGGTTTCCATTGTAGGGTACTTGTAGACGCCAGGAGCTGTGTTCTCCAGAATGAATATGTTCGACACGTCGAACAGAGCTAACGAAACTGGCAAAAAATAGTCAGCTCCTTCCCAATATCCACCTGCGTTCAAGGAAAGATTGTACGATTCACCGTTCTTATCGAAAAAAACTAGGTTGTTGACGTTCATGCGGCTAGCGGCACCTTTCGAGTATTTATCATGCAAATCACAGGTGTTAGATCGAAAAGATCTCGCTCTCTCCTGTGAAGCTTAACGACACGAATTCTATCTTTTCGCCCTTCCCGATGTGCTTGTGAATCTTCTTGTACTCCTTCGCGTACCCGTTCTTTACTATCTGAGTAAAGTAGGCAAAGGCATTGTTTGATTTTTCCTCGTTAAAGTTCTGCCAGTACCTTAAAAGATCAAGCATGGCTGACTGAATGCAGTCTTCCTTGTCCAGTGGGTTAGTAAAGGTCAATTTTTGGATAGCTCTATTTGCTAGAAGGATGAAGTAGTCTATTGCCTTTGGAGAAAGTTCTCCGGCTTTGTGCTGGTAACCAGTTTCCTCGTTAAGCAACCCATACTTGCATCGTATTATCTCGTTTGTAAATTCCCTGTTGTTTATGTAGAACTTGTTAGCTTTTGCTTTCGACATTTTCAGCTGGTTTTTTTAGAAGTTCATGAACCTTAAGTACTGCTAAGTACGAATCGATCATGTCCATGAACGGAGACTGCACGACAGTCCCTTTGACGATAGTTTCGTGATGCTTATTTATCGCACTGAACAGTTGGCTGGATGCTGCTAGGGAGGGATTTTCAACGACTGCACGGTAAACGTCGTACTTTCCTGCGTTGCCCTTCGCTCCTATCGCGTTCTTCAGCTCTCCTGGTGAGAAAATAAACACCTTCTCTTCGTGCCCAGCTAAAACTCTGTCCAAAATCGCCTTTCTCATCATGCCGGTTGATTGGCAGATGTCTAGCAAAGCGTTTCCCTTTGCTCCGTAAGATAGTCCTTCGATGGCTACGATTATTCTTGAGTCTCCGGCGATTTCTTGGTTTATTTCTGATGCTAACACGTCCACCAAGTTGGAATAATTCGCAAGCTTGGATCGTTCTATTGCTGAATAGTTTTCTTTTGGCTTTTGCCTAGGGGTCAAGTACACGAAATGAAGATTTCGGTACTCTAGTTCGATGTCTTCTAAAAATTTACGGTACGACTTTGAAATTGAAGTATTGACACATGCTATCCACTTGAAACTTTTGAAGTCTCTAGAGATGCATACAGCTGGGAACTGAATCGAAAAATCTATGCCAATAACGATCAATTTTCATGGTAGTGATTTGTCAGTATTCTACACGATTTTTTCACTCGGTTTTGAAACCTTTTGCGGGTGCCTTATAGAATAAGGGTGGTGGGTGGGTGTAGATAAGAGAATAAGTCTCTTAGTCTACTTATTACTAATAAGTTAATAAATCTGATTCCTAAGATCTTATTTACCACGGGCGGGCCCGAGCCAAAACCAAGTTCACTTTCTGAAGTATAAGAAACAAAAATCACAACTATGTTCAGCAGATCTGAAATAGAAAAATTCTTATTTTTCGACGTAGAGACAGCAGGCAGTGTAGCTTCTGCTACCGACCTATCCGAAAGGATGGCTCAACTCTGGTCCCGCAGGTGCGAGTACCTGAGATCAATAGATAAGCACCCAGAAAATGCGACAATGTCGGACGAACAGCTCTGGCTTGAAAAAGCAGGCCTTCAAGCTGAGTTCGGAAAGATCGTGTGTATTTCGTTCGGAAAAGTTAAGTTCCAGGACGATCCTGACCTTTCGCCAATCGTTCAGGTAGTTTCCTATTCAGGAGAAGACGAAAAAGCGATCCTCGTTCAAGCGACCAAAGTGTTCAACGGCATGTACAAGAACAAAGTCGTTCCGTTTGGACACAACATCAAGCGCTTCGACATTCCGTACATCTGCAAGAGAGCTTTCATTCACGGAATGGAACCGCCAATTCCTCTTCAGGTTTGGGATAAGAAACCGTGGGAGATCGACGTTAAGGATTCTTCCGAGCTGTGGAGCTTCGGCGCATGGCAGGAAGGGTTCACTTCGTTGGACCTTCTGTCAGCAGTCTTCGACCTTCCTTCTCCGAAAGACGAGATGGCCGGAGATCAAGTTCACTCAGAGTATTACGCCGGTAACATCAGCGACATCCAAAAGTACTGCAACAAGGACGTCATTGCTCTTGTACGCATCGTTTTTGCTCTTAGCAAGCTAAACCAGTTCGAAGAATCAGATATAATTTACAAATAACAGTTCTATGTCACTACCTCATTTCCAAAAAACAAACACCCGAGCGGTTGAGGAAGCCGTAATGAGTAGATTGTGCGCTTTACCGCTAAACACGTGGGTTCACGATCCAGCGAAGAGTGCTTTTTTACTAGCAGACCTCAGAAAGCGAACTTACGAGATACAGTGTTCGGCTGGTGCGGTGGTTAAATTAGCGGTTATCCCGCCGGAAAAAAACCAAAACATCATTCTTATCGAGCCGAGCGACGAATTAAGAAAGTACACGCACATCTTGATGGAAAAGGTTTACGCGGATGAGGAACGAGACAGGCAGGAAAAGTTATCGTACCGCGTGTATGAGAAGTGGCACTTGTAGAATGTTGAAATTAAGCACAAATGTTTATGTGCCATTTCTTATATACGCTGTTATGTGCCGTTTTTTTATTCACGAATTTAATTTAGAAATATGAAGAAATATCAAATAATTTATGCAGACCCACCGTGGTTGTATCAATGTGGGACAAATCATCTTGCAAAAAAAAGTATGATTAACGGCAAAACCGATATACACTATAACGCAATGCCTATTAAAGAAATGGAACAAATGAAAATAAACGAAATAGCAGATAATGATTGCTTATTATTTATGTGGGTTACTTCTCCATTTTTAAAAATAGGTATTGATTTAATGAATAAATGGGGTTTTGATTTTTCCACTATTGGTTTTGTGTGGTATAAAGAAAAAACAAATCCTGGCTCTTATACACTTTCAGAATGCGAAGTTTGTTTGATAGGCAAAAAAGGAAAAATACCAACGCCAAGAGGTGCAAGAAATATAAAGCAATTTTTGGCAGAAAAAAGAACAAGGCATTCAGCCAAGCCAAACGAAATAAGAAATAGGATTTTTCAAATGTTTCCAACACAAAACAAGATAGAATTATTTGCTCGTGAAATGCACGAAGGTTGGGATGTTTGGGGGAATGAAGTTGAGAGCAGTGTCGCTCTTTAAAATGGCACATAACAAGCATATACCAAGACTTGGAAATGCTCCAGCTGTCTATAGGTTAAAAAAAAAATCGAATTTCTTTGAAAGACATGAAATTTACAACCGATGCCAGAAAAATACTGAGCAACGGTATCAATGCTTTAGCTGATGCAGTTAAAGTCACGCTTGGCCCTAGAGGTCGAAACGTAATCATCGCTAGGGACAATAGTGTCGCTATAACTAAGGACGGCGTGACCGTCGCTCGCGAAGTTCACCTTGAAGATTACTTGGAGGACGTTGGCGCGCAGATGGTTAAACAGGTCGCTCACAAAGTTTCTATAGAAGCCGGAGACGGTACTACTACTGCTACCGTTTTGGCCAGTGCCATATTCAACGAGGGTAACAAGCTAGTCGTCGCTGGTTCCCACCCAATGGAACTAAAACGAGGCATTGAGATCGCAGCCAAAGAGATCATTCGAACTCTAAAGGAGGAAAGTCTCCCAGTAAAGGAGATCGAAAAGATAAAGCAGGTTGCTACTATCTCGGCAAACAACGACGAGGAGATTGGCAAGCTTATCGCTAGTGCCATCGAGTCGGTCGGTTTCGACGGAATCATCACGATGGGTGAAAGCAAGACCAGCGAGACGGTAGTTGACGTGGTGGAAGGTTTGCAGATCGGAAGCGGTTACATATCTCCCTACTTCATTACAAACATCGAAAAATCGACAGTTGAGTTCGACAATCCTATCATCCTGTTCTACGACAGCAAGATTTCTAACTTGCAGGACCTTCTGCAGTACTTGGAGTATTCCAACCGAGTCAGCCGGCCGCTTCTCATCGTCTGCGACGGGATCGACGGAGAAGCTTTAAACACACTGCTTCTAAACAAGCTAAAGGGTACCTTGAGGGTTGCCGCTATTCGCGTTAGCGGGTACGGAGACCTGAAGAAGATGAAGCTTGAGGATATGGCCATCATCACCGGTGGAAAGGTAGTTTCTCAGCTCGAAGGTACTACCTTAAAGGAATCGGTTGCTAAGGATTACATCGGTTCCTGCAAGAAGATCACGGTCACCGCTGATAACACAACGTTCATCGGAGGATCCGGCGATCCGGACAAGGTCAAGGAAAGAGTTGCTGAGCTGAAACTTCTCATAGAGAACGCAGCTAACGATTCTACCAAATTAGTGCTAAAGGAGAGATTGTCGAAATTCGAAGGCGGAGTAGCTATCATTAAGATAGGAGCTGCTTCTGAAATCGAAGCTCGCGAAAAAGCAGATCGTATCGACGATGCTCTTGGCGCAACTAGAGCAGCCATTGCCGAAGGCATAATTGCTGGAGGTGGAGCGCCTCTGGCCCTAGCCGCTGATAGGCTGACTATTTCTCTGCCTAACAGAGACCAACAGCTGGGAGTAGACTTGCTGAAAAAAGCTTGCCAACAGCCCTTCAGGATCATCATAGAAAACGCTGGGTTAAGCCCAGACGTTATCTGGAACAACATTAAGGACCACCAAATTCAGAGCGACTCTCAGTACTACGGGTTCGACGTTAAGAACGAGAAGTACTGCGACATGGTTCACTCAGGCATCATCGATCCCGTGAAAGTCGCAACATCAGCTCTCGAAAATGCGGTCTCGATATCGGCTCTTCTGCTTACCACCGATTGCTTGATGGTGCAGAAACCAACGAAAGAAATGAGCCCTCAGGTTCAATAAGTCAACAGCCATCGACAAGTAGTGCCTGGGCGAGCAACCGTTCCAGGCACTTGCTTTTTAGGGACGATCGATAGATAAAATAAACGATATTTTGCTGGATGGAACTTTCTGACTACAAGAGCCTGATAGATGCAGTAAGGTGCGGGACATCTCCAAGTTTGGGATTCACCGACGAAGAGTTCGACCAAGTAAAAGCTTGCATAGATCAGGTAAAACCTATCGAAACGGTCGAAGTTTCCGCAGATCTCAGCATCGATACCTCTCAGATGGATTGTCTTCCGTCTGCTATCTTGGAACTTCAGAAGATGCTAGAGGACCAGCAAGGAAAGCTTCTGGACGGAATGAAGCAGGGAATCTTACGAGCAAAAGTTCAGGAACTTAGGGACAATTTAGACACTGTCAAAATTTACTACGAAGCTAGGCACAGGTTCCTAGGAGAAGTTATCGACACGCTTGTAAAAGAAGGAATAGCCAAAGCCAACCAGAAGATACAATCGATAGAAGCTCTTCCTGCTGCTGACACCGAAACATCTAACCTTATTCAATCTGCTACTTCAAAAATAACAGGCCAGCTCATAGCTTACTTTTCTAACCAGGCAACGCCGGCCGTTCCTAGTAGAACAGCAACGTTTGCTCTTCGCCTTATTGGCTTGACTGGCGTAACAGTAAAGCTGCCAGATCCAGAAACCAACCAACTTGTGGAAACTGCCGTTCAAATATTTGACAGTCCGTTTCTCACAAAGGACCTATTCGGAGTAAAGAGAGTTTTTAGCTTAGTTAACCAGGATGCTTACGATCCTAACAAGTCAAGCAATCCACCAAAGGAAATATCGGATTACGATAGTCTACCTGGCTTTTTGTACAACGGAAACCCACCTGATAGTTACCCAGGGCTGTACAGAAAGATGTCTAAACCATTATCGTACCTTTTCACCCTGGATGAACGTGGGTTGACGGTTGACGAGAGCTTAATAGATCCTCAGCTCAAAGAAATAAAGGACGCTCCGACCTCGGTAAGCGAAGGAGAGACGACCTACTACATTCAGAATCAAGCAACTTACGAATCTTTTTACGATAGCTTGAAGGATGAGTACCCGAAGAGAGTGAAGAAGGAAAAGGAAGAAATTTATCCAACTGTCATCTCTTCTAGCGTTCAAGCCATTCAAGCTCTTGCTATAAGGGAAGCGGCAGACGTCTTTCGCAAATCCCCTAACATGGGAAGCACTGTCATACTTAATTTTTATTCGAGCGCTAAGTCAGAGATAGAACAGCTCATTTTGGACTGCGACGATCAGTTGAAAAAGTTGGATGATTTGATCAAGGAAAACGTCATGGACGAGGAAGCTACTAAAAAGAAGATCCTTGGCATACCGTGTTTCACAAAAGCCGGCACAATCGTTCCAGAATCAGATCCTGGGTGTGAAGACGAGACTAAGAAAAAGCTTGGAACCGATCCGTTGTACCTTAGAACTCTTGGGGAGATAAACTTTGGCCTACCGGATATCGGTTCTCAGTGTTATTGGAAGGAGTTTGCAAAGGCCCTGAACAAAATCTGCCTGCTTCCTTTTCCGGATCTTAGCGGACCGCCACCTGCGAACTTGGGATTTAGGTACTGGCCGGTGAACTGCGTTATCCCAGCCGGTCCAGCTCTAGTTCTTTTAACCGTACCACCCATTTGGAAACCACTTTTCGTCATACCGACCGCGGTGGGTACTCTGATATGCTTCTTGACCATGCCGATTGCTCCAATCGGCATACCTTTACCTTCGATCTACCTGTTCTACTTTGCTCCAGATGGTACGAAGTACTTGCCGTTAGCTGTAAACATTCCTTTGCTTTGGAGCAACACCAAAAACTTAGTGTTCGGCTACGAACTAGACACATCGTCAAATTCTCAAAATCCGTTGGGCCTTAACCCTAGCAATTCTTACAAAGGCTACCCAATAAAGGGAGCATTCACTCAACCTCTAGCCATATCAGCCGCATCCTCTAAAGCTACTCGACTCGCAAAACTAGCGATCGACATAGCCAGCGGAAAACAGCCGACCGTCACAAACATAAACGGAGAGCAGCTTCCGTTTGACATGAGCAGCGACGATTATGCGAAGTACTACATAAGCGAGACTGAGATGATGAAAAACATAGTTGATGCAGACCCATCAAAGGAATTCGATAGGCAGTTGGATCGTCTCAAAGCCACGTTGAACAAGCAGCTTGACAAGTTGGGAAACATGCAAACCGAATCGGTGAACGGTCTTCGAGAAGAGCAGAGAAATGCTAGGTCCGAAGCTTTAGCTGAGGCTGAAACGGAAAAGAACCTAGCCAAGAAGAGAAAAGACAAAAAAGCAGCTAGGTCGCTTAACACGATAACGATACAGCAGAAGATAAATTCGACAGTCGATGATTTTAACAAGCACATTGACAACATCAAATTCGGGACGATACGATTTCCGAAGGACTCAACAAAGAACAACCCGGGAATACCGGAAGCGATCACAGCTATCATCGATCTGATAACGATGGCTTCGTTGGGAGACTTTAAAGTTGAGGAAAGTGCTAAGAGTTTAAACGCTCAGATGAAAAAGGCAGTTGCAAAGATAAACATGAACAGCGCGGTAACCAAACCGTCGTTTAACTTGGAATTGCAGGAAGATCTGGACGCTCTTAAGGATTCCTTAAACAACATGGTCCAGGAAACGATAAAGTACTTAAAGGGCGATCCAGTCAACTTTGACCTTTCTCAAGCTAAAGATGAGGACGAGGCAAAGGAAATGATGATAGCTAACCGCAACCTTCAAGAATTAGCTAGAGATGCTTTAGCTTTCACAGCGGTTGCTCTGCTGAATCCGCCAAAGATAACGCTGTTCAATTTTTCTAAAAAGTGCTGCGAGATTTCATCGCAACCAGTTTTTTCCGGAGTTCCACCAGAAGTAGCTATGGCGTTCGCAGTTCTTTCTGCGTTGATGCAAGCAATCATCGATGGGTTGACAGTTGATAGCATAATCGGATTTCTTGGAATATCAGGAAAGCAAGTATCTGCGTCGTTCCTAACGACTCTTTTTGATAGCCTTATTTCCGTGATACCGAACGTTTCTCTACCCGACCCAGCCAACCTTCTTCTTCTTATCCAATCGTTCTTGGTTCCAGTTCTTTCTCTTATTTCGATTCCAAAGGCTTTCAACCCTTTGCAGCCACCTTCGATTTCCATAACTATTCCATTGGACCCAATACTGAAACCTCTTCTAAAGTCTCTTATTGCTGCTCTAATAACTGCGACCTTTTCTCTTATTGACGAAGCTGCTGATTCCTACCGAAAGGCCAAAGAAGAGGCTGGTGGAACGACCGATTCGATGGTTCCGCCTACCGACCCACCGACCGTTCCAGTTAAGGATCAAAAGGGAGTTTTTGGAGTGTCGGAGGCAGATAAAGAATCTGCTAAGCAAGTATTTTCTGCATCCTGCGGATTCGGAACAACTGTTTCTGTCACGGTTGACGAAACAAACACGCCAGTTGGGCAAAAATACGTGTTCACAGATCCAGCGACAGGCGAAAAATCTTCTACAGATTCACCTGTTTTTAAAGTTTCGCTAAGTCTGTCCGACGGTACTATCGTAAACCTAGCTGCGTTTCCTCTTCTTGCACTTGATCTTTACGGGTATTTTCACCTGATAACCGGAGCAGACATAATCGAGTTCGTTAGAACCCTCATGAATTCGGTTTTTGACATGATCGTTGCTCCGTTAAAAGCCGTGGTAGACCTTCTATCGAAACTTTCACTCTCGTTAAACAGTTACAGTTTCAACATAGTCGAGGCTGCTTTACCGTTGATAACCATATTGAAACTGGCGAAAATCGCGATAGATGCAGCTATCCCAAATTCGGTAAAGCTGAAAATAATAAGCCCAGATGCGTTCAACCTCATTCAGTTGACCGTGATACCTGCGCTGGAAGCGATCGAACCTGTTCTAAAACAGATCGCTTGGATCGGCGTTCTAGCTCTGTGCGCTTTGGGCAATCCAGTAACAAACTACATAACTGTTGCAGGAGCTAGGCTGATTCATCCAATCATGAACATGGACGACCTCCCGCCTTGGGAGAGGCTGACTCACAAAAATCCGCTGTTTGCTATTTTCTTGGACGAAATAGCTTGGAGAGGTTCGATCTATGCAACTGGTTCTCTGATATTTCAAACGAAAACTCCAGCGGTCTTACCGTACTCTCCAACCTTTCCGATAAATCACCTTACCCCTCACATGATGTAAAAAATTTGAGGCCGGTAAAAACCATAGGTGTGTTCTCCGTATAATAAGAAAGAGTTATCCTTTAATAACGCAAACATGAGCTTAAAATTAGTTGACATTACCGTTCCAGGATCGGACGTTCTCAACCAGCCGACTACAAAATTCAACGAAACCTTAAACCTTATCGACGGAGACAGCAAAGCTCGAGTTAGGATCTTTTGCAAGGAACCGTACGCTCAGGAGCTGTACAATCTCTACGTGAACAATGGTGTCACTAACGAGATATGGTCGAAGGACTTTTCGGAAGGTCAGATGTGTGTGGTCGTTGCAAAAACGATCGACTTTACGAACAAAATGATTCAGACCGAAGAGAAGTATTCAAAGACCAGCGTAGTCGTTCCTTTCCGGGAATACTCCGAGGATCCTGAGGTACTTCTGAAAGACGAATCTGCTCGTGAATTCAGAGTGATCATCACCAAAGCAAACTCCGGAGACTATTACGGTTCGGAGAAACAGACCGCTACTCTAACTCACCGCGAACACCTGAACGATTTCATGAAAGGCGACAAATGGTTCATCGTGAAGATCGTTAGCCTCGTAAAGGGCGGTTACCTTGCTCTCTACAAGGGAAACATCAAGTGCTTCCTCCCAGGTTCGCATGCTGCCGCTAACGTGATAAAAGATTTTGACGAGTACCTGAACAAGGAAATCCCAGTCATGATCGAAAATTACGATGCAGCAAACGACTTGTACATCGTTTCGTACAAAAAGTACGTTAAACACACTCTGCCTCAGAGAATTCACGAACTTGAATTCGGAAAGAAGTACACTGGGGTGATGACCAACGATCCGTACGCTTTCGGCATCTTCGTCGAAATCAACGGTTACTTCACCGGACTTCTTCACCAGACAGAATTCGCAGATTACGAAAAGTTCTGCTCAAACCTGACTGGTCCTGAAATTGACGTGTACGTAAAGGACATCGTCATCAAAAAAGGTGAGCTGAGGATAATCCTCACCGACACTCTAAGCAAAGTTGACAAGGACAAGCTTGCATGGCAAGACTTCAAGACCAGGATCGAAGGTAAGACTCTCAGGTACGTCCTCGATAAGTCAGACTTTCGCATTGAAGTGGACATGCCTGACGAGGATTCAACGTTCCGGACTGACGTAAGTCACCTTAAAGGTAAGATTCGAATACCTAACTCAGGAAATGTCACCATCACCAGAGTTGACACCATCCGCAAAAACTTGAAGCTGGACTTCATTGACATCTAATATTCTGACTCATCCTTAGATAGATAATCTAAAGGTATGAGTCATTCAGACAAACCAAGTTTGTTGACGAACTAGCTAGTCAATTTAGAACATTTTCAAGCTTAACTTTCGTCAAGAACCTAGCACTCATATCCGATTTTGAATACTTAGGCCTAAGACGGGAAGGAGAAATCCTTCCCGTTTTTTAATAAATAGTATCAGAAAAAGACATTTTACCATGGAAATTCTCAGCTTTGACGAATTTAGAAAGTCCATACTGATACTTGAACAGGATGAACTTGGTGCTGGGGCTCCTCCGCCACCACCTTCACCAGCGGTCGACACACCTCCGCCTCCTCCGGCAGATTTTGGAGCAGGTTCTTCTACTTTGCCTCCTGATCCGAATGCTCCAGCTCCAGCTCCAACTGAGCCAACTGGTTTGCGTTTTGTTTTTATACAGGATGCTCCTCAGAAAAAGTGGCACGGTGAGTTCGATAAGGACGGTGGAGTCAAGCGATTCACCGTTTACGAAGTATCTCAGGAAGAGCTAGAAAAGTGGTTAACCACTCACAAGGATGAGGAAAACGCTGAACTGGTGAAAGCTGCACTCAACGGAAAGCGGCCCATGCCATCTAACGTTTACTCAGACTTCAAAAGAGAAGTGATGGACGGAACTCTTGGAACGGATAAGGGACCGATCGACATTACCTTCGATTCCGAAACGGATTTTGACAATCCGTCAACTGACGATCTGAACGTTGTGTTCCTTCGGTCATCGAAAAAATGATAAAGGATTTTTTGCGGTTCGTGTACGAGTCAAAATACGATTCCTTTTCTGAAGAAATCGCCAACACTTTGATGAAACTCATCACGTCCAAAAAAGCCGAAGCTTTCAAAGGCAGGATCGCTAGGACTATTGAGTACGTCGATCCTGCGACATTTTTGCTAACGATAACTGTCGCTAGAAGCAAGACTTTCGAACCCAGTAAAAGTCGAACATTTTACAGCGTTCCTTGGGAAAAAGAAAACTTTAACAAAAATGGTTTCGCGATAGACGCTAGGTCTTACATATTTTACGAGGATCACGCTCCCGATCCGGAAATAGAAATAAACATAGTCATCGATCCTTCCAAAGAACCAGAATCTCACAAACTCTTGTACTTTCGTCTTTTGGACTGCGTTAGACACGAGCTTGAACACCTTCTTCAGAAGGGACAGAACAAGCAGAAAAATCACTCAGGGCCGGAGGTAGACAAGAACAGAAAGGAATCCGAATCCTCCTACAAGTATTTTCTTTTACCGGATGAAATCCCAGCAATGGTTTCAGGAATGAGGTTATCCTCCGACAAGAAGGGCATACCAGTAGACGTTGAGTTCGAAACCTACCTTTCGCCGATCAAAGATTCAGGATTGATCACGGCCGAGGAAATGGAAGAGGTCATCGACCGATGGGTAAAATTCACGGTAAAACACTTCCCGGAAACAAAAATAAGCAAAAAGTATCGGATTCTTTAAAACCGATCGCTTTTCACAAATATAATAATCCAAATCCTTAAAATAAACAACAAGAACATGGCAAATTGGTTAGAACAAATCAAAACCGCGGTCAGCGAACTCGAAGTTGAGCACAACAAATTCTACAACAAGGGAAACAACTCAGCCGGCACCCGCGCCCGCAAGCTTCTGCAGGACATTAAACATCTTTCCCAGGAAGGTCGCAACGACATTCAGAATGTGAAGGCTTCCGCTAAACAGTAAGCGAATCAAAGTACCTCCTTTCTTTAATCTGAATGGGCAGAAGTGAAAACTTTTGCCCATTTTTTGTGAAACTTTTGGCGTCTTTCTTGTAAAAAGAATAAGTAAAAATAACACCCTTAAAAAATCACATTTGAAAAATGGAAGACCTTTTTAATCTTAATCCAGACGATTTTACCGGTAAATCAGGAGGCACTCGAAAAGTTGACGAAAACCTTTACAACCCAGGACCAGATCAAGGACAGAACGGCGTTTACAAATCAATCATTCGTTTCATTCCTTGGGCACAAGACCCGGCAAAGAGCAAGTACAAGAAGTACTCAGCAAAACTTCAGAACCCGTTAACCAACGAGAAAATTTTCGTTGACTGCCCGTCCACGACCGGAGCACCATCAATCCTGTGGTCTCTTGACCTCGAACTCAAGAACCTAAAGGAATCGGAACCTCAGATAGTTGAGGAAATCAAAAAGTACTTTAACCGTTACTACAACTACTTCTCTTGCATCTACATCAAGAGAGATCCGCAGTTCGAAAATCTCGAAGGAAAGATCAAAGTTTACTCTTTCGGTTACAGTATCGATAACCTCATCCAGCAGGAACTTCACCCAGAATCGGAGCTTGTCGTCGAGCAGTCGATCAACCCTTACTCTCTCACCGAGGGTAAGGACTTCGTTCTCGTCGTAAAGCGTAAGACCAAATCGTGGAGAGACTACGCGTCCAGCAAGTTTATGAAAGAAGTCAGTCCGCTGATCATCTCTCACAACGGCAAGGAAATCCCAGTATCATCGGATCCGAAGGTGATGAATTTCACCAAGAAGTTCCTTCTCGAAAATTCGCCTGACCTCAGTCAGTACTTCCTAAAGGAATGGACCGAAGAGGAATACGTGAAGATAGCAGAGTTCATCAAAGCAATCGTTCCGTACAAGCAGATCATCGATAACCTGGTAGCAGGTTTAAGAGACGAGAAGATGAAGAAACTCTTCACTTCCACAAAACCGGCAATGAAGCGTACTGCTCCAGCTGGTGAGGATCTCGAATTCACTCCGGCGCCAGCGCCTCAGTCAAAAAGTCAGTCTATCTCGGTAGAATTGGACGAACCAGACAGCAGCCCAGAAGATTTGGGCGAGCCTGAACAGGAAGAAGCTCCAACTGCACCTCCAGCTACAACTGGAAAGGGAAAGACCGGTGCTAAGAGCACCGACCTTGACGACCTTCTGGCCGACATGTAAAAATTAACAACGGACTTACTATGGTAGAAAATCCTACCGCTGAAGCTGCCTCCCCTAACAAGGAGGCAGCTGTTTCAGCTGAGAAAATTGATCAGACCAAGCCAATCGCTAGATTGCTTGGGTCTATTAGTTACGATAACGAAGAGGATTGGGAACTGTTCTTAACAACGATGACCTCCCAGCAAGTCCTAATCGTTTTGATAGCTGCCGCTAGGTACGCTCAAGCTAAAGGTGCGTACAACCTGGAAGAGTCTGAACTAATATCACGAGCGATAAAACGCTTGAAGGTCCACACTCAAGAAGCAATGCAAGCAGCTCAGAACAAAGAAGAATCACAGCAATCACCGCCTGAAGAAAAACAATCATGAACATAGTAATAGATGGTAATGCATTCCTAAACGTAGCTACCAGCATTGTCAAGAACATTCTCGCAAACGATCGCTCAGTCGGCGAACGGTATTACGTCAACGATTTACTGTCTGACGATAAGTTCATGCTAAAACAAGCTAGCAAAGATCAGTTCAAAAAATTCTCGCTGAACTACTTGGGAAGTATCTTTGCGCCTTTCAAGGAAAACATCACGTCAGTATTCATAGTCTTCGACTCTAAGAGTTGGAGAAAGCAATTCATAAAGGATCACGCCGAAGAACACGGAGATGGAGATTTTTCGTACAAAGGTACTCGTAAGTACGATGACAAGTCCTACCTGTTCTTTGATTACTTTCAGGACGAACTTTTACCCATGTTAGTCGAAGAGTACGGAGTAATCACAAGCAGAGTTCCTGGAGCAGAGGGTGACGATCTGATCGCTTACATCTGCGAGAACGTTAAGGAAGACATCTGCCTTTGGTCAGTAGACAAGGACCTTACCCAGCTTCTAGAAAGTGACGGTCGAAAAGTTATTCTTCTGATGCCAAAGATGATGACCAAGTTCAAGAAAATTTACACGACCGAAACGTTTGAGCCTATCGAACGCAAGGACGTTGACCTGTTCAATTTTGACTTGGAAAGCGTTGACAACTCAGCAGTTGTGAACGTTCTGACCGACTTGATCACCAAAGATTACCAGCACCACCGGATCAACCCATCCACGGATATTCTAACGAAGATCCTGGCAGGCGATAATTCTGACAACATTCCTAGAGTTCACGAAAAGTTTACTCCGTCCAAAGTTGTTAAAGCTATGGAACGGATAAAGGAAACCGTTGATTGGAACGATGTAAAAAACCTAGTTGATTCAGGTGACCCAGAGTTCATGGATTTCTTGCATAAGGTAATATGTGACACTCTGAAGATAAGTGATCCTGGTGAATCCCAGACGATCCTGAACAACCTGAACCGAAACCGCAAGCTTATACGATTGAGCACAGCGGTCATGCCTAAGGAACTGGTGGAAGCGATGAAACGTTCGGTTAACCTGGACAACAGAAAACGCTTCAACTACTTTAGGTTCAAAAAAAATTACAAGACCTAATGGAAAACGCAGTTGGATTTACCCCTCTATTCGAAAGAGTGATGATAAGACCGGATGAGGTTGAAAAAAGAACTGAGACCGGCATCATCCTGCCAGTAGAATCAAGAAAGAGACCCAACACAGGGATAGTGGTCGAAGTAGGCCACCTCGTTTCCCAAAAGAACTGTCCGATAAAACCAGGGGACCACGTTCTTTACTTGAGGTACGCTGGTTTTGACGTTGAAGTCGACGGCCAGATCTATCACCTGGTCATGGCAAACGATTTGGTTGGCATTATAGATAAGTCTATAAACAAATCGTTCGAACTCAAAGATTATGCATAACAAAGTTTTAAGGTTCACGCAATTCATAGCCGAGCAAAAATCCCAATCCTCACCGGTTCGGATATTTTGCGACATGGATGGAGTTCTAACGGACTTCGACCGCGGTTTTAAGAGAATGAAGCTGAACCCGCACCATCACACGCCGGAAGAGTACGAAAAGAAACACGGTCGTCATTCTATATGGCAGATCGTAGATAAGCGAAAGGAAAAGTTCTGGAAGAGATTGCCTTGGACAGGAGACGGCCGCGAGCTTTGGGATTACTTGAAAAGGTACAGTCCTTACATTCTTTCCGCTCCAAGTCGAAGCGAGTATTCCAAGGAAGGTAAGCTGATGTGGATAAAATTGAACCTTGGCATAAATCAAAAAAAAGGTATCGAAACTCCAGAAGAACTGGAAGCCGAACCAGAAAAGAGAATCATCTTTTCCAACAAGAAGGAACTTTTTGTCAAGACAGCGAACGACATACTGATAGACGATAAGAAAAGCAACATCGAAAAATGGACCGCAGCCGGCGGCACCGGCATCCTTCACGATGATTCGACAGATACTATTAGGTTATTGGAAGAAATCATTTCAAAGCTTCAAGGCGGGTTTGAAGAAGAACCAGACACAGAAGCTGACGAAACCCCACAGGAAGAAGAAACAGCCGATCAAGGCGCATAGTTCTCGGACTTAAACCGAGTGGTGGAGTTGGCCAAATCGGTCAGCCTAAAACGAAAAAGGAGCTCAGCGAGCTCCTTTTTCTTTTCAACAAAACCAAATGTCGGGTTAGAAGGATGGGGTAAAACCTGTTGACTGTGATGAAAGCTGTCCTCCAACCCGTGTGATAGTGATACGGTTGATGAACTTGTGGATTCCTCTTGGGAAGTCAACCAAGATGTCGACAACTCCTGCATTGTTCTCGAGAACTTCTGTCGTGTTGTTGCTATCGTCGAAGATAACATCGAACCAGGAAATTCCGCGAGCGTCCTGTACGGCTGCCAAGTAATTCTTGATCATGGTCTTTACTCTCATTCTAGTCGTGACGTCGTTCCAATCGAACAGGAAGTTCAGGAGGATGCGTTCAACGTCTCTTTCGATGGTGATGAGAGCTTCCCTTACGTGAATGTTGTTCAGAGCCGATTTTACTCTTTGGTAACCGGTGTTGTTTGAGAACACCATGACTCCGAATCCCCTACGACGAACGATCAGGTTGAAACCGGCTGGTTCCAAGTAATCGCGATCCTCGTTTGTGAGATCGTATTCGAGTCCTGTGATTTCAGGATCGGTCAGGATGCCTCTCTTACCAGCTACGATAGAGAAGGTGTTTCCGCTGTTGTACTTCTTCATGAAAGCGTTTGCTACGTACATTGCCGGAGGTATCGATTTGTTCTTTCCGTTTTCGAAGATAACGATGTTCGGCATGAAGTAAGCTGCGTACGAAGATAGAGGTATTCCGTTCTTCTCTCCGGTTGCGAAGGAGAACAGGTAGTCTGGGTTTGAACTCAGATCACCGCCGGTGGAAATGTACTCGGTCGATACCAAGCGAGTAGTTAGGTCGATGAAGCTTGGGTTGACTGACCTTTCGTACTGAGCGAACGACGGAGCGTTTGCGATTACGAAGAGTTTTCCATGGTCAGCTGCGAGCTGAGCTAGTTGCTGTTTCGATCCTGGGTAGATCTGTCCTTCGAACGAGTCGATAAGGTACCTGAAGTCCAGGGTTTCGTTGTCAGCCAAGGTCGATGCTAGGTTGCTTCCGTTGAACAGGAAGTCTAGTATGTCGTTCTGACGATCAGCTGTACCGTTAGGGTACAAGTTGAGGTCGTTGAGGTTCATAGCAGGAACTTTCTGTCCTACTAAGCTGGTGATGTAGTTCTTTATTCCCTTGTAAGCACGAACCGTTGTTCCGGTGAGCTTGATACCAAGGTTGTTAACGTCAGCTGGTGCTGATGTTGTTACTGTGTACTTCAGAACAGTTACAGTTACTCCAGAAGGACCGTAGGAACTCTTAGTAACTTTCTGTGCTGATACAGAGTTGATGCGAAGCATACGACCACGTTCTGTTCCAGCTACGATGTTAGCTTTGAGGTAACGACCGACTTTAAAGAAGGTGTCGATGTTCGCTCTCTTCGTTGCATCGTACGGGAAGCCGACTGCTGCGTTCGAAGTTTCGTTTCTGCTAGGATTTCCGTACAGAGTAGGATCGATCTCAAAGACCAGCCTGTTCGGTGCGAAGTATTGGTAGGAGATGAAGTAATCGGTGTCGGTCATGTCGAAATCCATCCTGTAGAAATCTGCAGTTTGGTTAACGATCCACAGGTAGTCTAAGCCTGCGTCAGTAATTTTCTGAGCATCAACTTGGTTTGTCCTAGTAACGTCGGTGAATGCTTGGAAGGTGATGTACTTAACAGCTCCCTGAGTTTTGATGAAACCATCTGACGCTAGGTAGAGAGTAGTAGGAGTTGGAGTTCCGTATTTCAGGTAATCTCCGTTCTTTACGATACCCTTCATCCAAGCTTTGTAAAGCTTGCTAGCTTCGGTTGCGATGATTTCCTTAGGAGTTCCGGTGTTTATGTAAATCTGACCGTCAACGTACGTTGGGTTGTAAGTCGTGAGCTTGAAGTAGAAAGTGTAGTCTATCGGTTTCCTGTAGCTGAGAGTGTCGATCATAGCGACCGGGTCAACTGCTGTGATGCCGTCGTCTACCACGTAAGCTGCGTGAGTTCCGTTAGCGATGCTGAGTTCGTCAACGCCGTGACCGATAAGGTCGATTCTCTGCTCTGCCATAGGCTCAGTGTCTGAACCGCTGTCGAAAGTAGAGTTCGTTAGGTCGATCATGTCGACTTTCTTGTAGTCAAGAGCTACGAATATGCCGGTTTCCGGGAATTTACGATTGAAGACAGTGTCTATAGCTACGATGGTTCCGGTGAGGTCCCTGAATTCTGGGATGATGCATCCCTGAACTTTGGCGTACAGAGTAACTTCCTTCAGAGCGGTAAAATCGTTGATCTTTGAGCTGATGATACCTGATGCTGTGAAGTACTGGCTGTAAATCGGATCGCTAGATAGCTTCAGGTAATCAGTCCAGTCTCCTTCAACGACGATGACTTCGACGAAGTAGTCCTGAACGATATCGTCCGGGTTCAAGAATTCTGGGATCTGAACTTTATCACCAAGGAGGGCGTAGTATTCCTTGACAGTTATGTCGTATCCTGTAACGTCTGCTATTCTTACCCAAGCGGTAACGTCTTTCCTCGAAAGGTTTACTACCGTTAGGATCTTGTTTGCATCGCGATCGGCTGATCCGTGCTGGGATGGGTTGAGAATGTAGTCATCTCCCAGCTCAATGTTTTTCCACTTGTTCACCATGTCAACGTCTGCGAACCACAGCTTCTGTGTGTTGTAGAAATTTGACATGCTGCTCTTGTAGTTGGTGTTGTCCCAAACCGCGTTGTTGGAAGCTGATTCAGAGTTGAAGGTAGCGAAGTAAGCTTCGTCGGTTGCGGAGACAGGAAGGACGTTTAAAGCGTAAACAGGTCCTTGCCTTAGAGCAACATCAATCGTCCTGTGGAAGTAGCTGCCGTTTTTCTCTAGCTTGGTGTCAAGCTCCCCGTATACGATCTGGCTGGTTCGAGTGCTGTCTACCAACACAACTGAGTTGATAGGGCCCTTTTTGCTAGAACCGATAACAAGCCGTCCTGTTGAGATCGGGAGAGCTAAGTTCTGGCTCTCGTCTATCTCTACTGTGTATACGCCACTTGACTTGAACCTGTTCAGATTTAATTTTTCTGCCATCGTGTGCTATCGTTATTTTTTAGGTTATTTATTTATCACCCTGTTCCCAAAATCGACTTTCTGGGAAAATGACAGGTCACAACTGAAGTTATTTATCAGATCCTTACCTACCAAACCTAAACCGTTTCGCGGTTCTCAATAAAAGATGTCATAAAAATGACTACTTATGCAACCTAAACTGCGATTCATAAAGACTAAAGAGGTTAAGACACCTTCGTACGGAACTCCAGGTTCCGCCGGCATTGATTTTTTTGTTCCAGAATCTTTTCCAGAACAGAGATTAAACCCAGGAGAGGACATTCTGATCCCAAGCGGAATAAAAGCTAGGGTACCAGATGGTTACGCTCTCATAACTCACAACAAAAGCGGCATAGCGACCAAGAAGAGACTTCAAGTTGGAGCTTGCGTGGTCGACAGCGATTACCAGGGAGAGATACACATTCACGTTTACAACACGAAAGCCGACGGAGCAGTTGAAATTGCTCCAGGAATGAAACTGGTTCAATTTCTCTTAATTCCGGTCGCTCACGCTGACCTGGAAGAGTGCGGCACGCTCGAAGAAGTGTTTCCGGTTCAATCTGAAAGAGGCGATGGCGGGTTTGGTTCCACAGACTCTAAAGCTGAAGCCCTGGAAGCTACCCGTTAAAAATTTTTGGTAAGTTAATGAAAAAGAAACGATTAACTCGGGATGACATGCTGAACTGGTGGCTCAAAAAGTACCACGGAAAAACAGTTGAGCAGGTGATAGCCGAACAGCCAAAAGAAGTTCTTCAGAGCCCAGAGTGGTTCAAACTCTACCCTGTCACAAAAACGCAGCACGATGAGTGGTACGCTTGGGCAATATCAGCTCTTTCGAAGGAAAGAAAGCTGCCTGAAGAATCCATACGAAAGCTGTTCGCTTTCGATTACTTGGACTGTTCTCCGTATTGCGTAGAAGAAAATCAAGAAAATGATAGTAAGCACCGAATTTAAAGTCGACGAAGCCATGCTGGTCGTCTCGTACTACGATGAGACCGGCAAAGTTGCATTTATACAGAAACCAATACCGGCAGTGGATCAGTTCAACTGGACCGTTACTGCAAACCCTACCGAATTTAGGAACTGGGACAACAAGTTTTTACGCAAATCTCCAAGCAAGTGGCTAAGCCGATTTAGGTTAGAAGAATTGACTCAGTCCAGGCTTACGCCGGACGAGTTATCCCGTCTTTACTCAGATTACAGTCCAAGGAAGTACTTCCTCGACATCGAGGTAAAGCTCGATTCTCAGGATTTTCCCGATCCAGCAAAGGCTCTCATGGAAGTAAACCTCATAACCTTTGTCGGAGAGAACAACATAATTTACACTCTTTCCACAATGGAAGACTTTGACGTTGAGACTCAGCAGAGACTCGTCGATGAGGTTAACCAGTACTTCAAGGATGCTGACATAGAGACAAATTTCACGCTCAAGTACCTCTACTTCGAGAAGGAAGAGGACCTGATGAAAACGTTCTTTCACAAGCTCTTGCCGAAGATACCGTTTTTGACCGGTTGGAACGTGATTGGATTCGACTGGATTTACCTGATCAACCGGGCGGATCGACTGAAGATCGAGCCGATGAAATACATGCCGTGCGAGAAACTCATAGGAAAAGCAAAGATGCCGATTCACTTGGGACTTCTCGACTACATGGAAGTTTTCATGAACACCAAACCTTACAAGGTCGTAGAAAACTACAAGCTGGAGTACATAGCTGAGCTCGTTCTTGGAGTCGGAAAGTTGAAGCACGAGTACGGTTCCATGCTGGAAGCACAGGCAGATACGTTCAACTTCGTAAAGTACAACATCATCGATACATGCCTTGTCAAGTTGATGGACGATAAGCTTCAGCTTCTTGAGGTCGCTTTCGCTATCTCAAAGTTCGCTAGAGTCGATGTTTCAAAGGTTTTCAGCGCGGTGTTCATCACCGAGACCCTCATGTGCAGGGAATTCTTGGGAAGAGGACGGTACATGTCCAACGACAAGAAGGATCTCGACGAGGAATCGACGTACGACGGAGCTTACGTGATGAAACCCGTTCCGGGTTTTTACAAGTACATCACTCTTCGAGACTTCAATTCCATGTACCCAAACTTAACTATTCAGTTCAACATGTCGCCAGACGCATACATGGGACGAATGTCCAACCGGGATGCTGACGTGCCGAACGACGTCATCTTTACTATGAACGATACTCTATTTACGAACAAGTTCGATTCAGCTGCACGAACCATTCTTACCAGGTTGTACAGCGGTCGTGTTGACACAAAGGACGAGATGAAAAAGTTGGAGGCTCAGTTAGAAAGTGAAAAAGCGGAAAAACAAAAGCTTACTTAAAAAAATCAGAAATTTCATGGCAGGATTCGACATAGAGGAACTAATGTCCATAAAAAATGCTTACCAGGGACAGAGATTCCAGTGGATAAAGCCGCCAGCTTCTGAGAGACAGAAATTAGGAACGGTCGTGACCGTCATTGACGTCATACCTGGCCGGCGAGTGAACACAGTTAACGGGCCGGTTCAAACTTACTTGGCTGTTCTGTCAGACCAATCAAGGATAGAATCGGAAGCTCTGACAAACAACCTCATGATGCTTCACGAGGATCAGCCGCCTTTGACGAGAGACGAAGTACTGTCGATTTACGTTGAACCGGAGTTGGATTTGGAAGCGGTCAAGAAGGATCTTCCGGATGACCTGCAGTCTCTGTCAACCTTGCAAGCTTCCCCAAAGAATCAGGGAGCGCCAGGTCAAGATGATTCCACCTTTGCTCCGGGTTCAAGCTCTCAGCCAGTTCAGCAGAGGCAGCAAGTTCCGATCGACACAAAGGGTCTGTTCGGAATGTTCTCAGTCGAAGAAACTGACGTAAACCTTAAGGTGTCAGTTCAGCTTCCAGCTAAGAACCTTCTGAAAATGATGTTTGCGAATTCCCAGGATAAGGAACAGTTCCTCGACCAGCTGTCCGCCCATATAAATAACAGCATAACGTTAGACGCTATCAAGGCTTCCGTGCGCACGTTCATGGGCCAGGACAAAAAGAAAAAGGACGATGACCAATAATTCAAACCCTCTGGAACCAGCAAAGATCGTTAAGACGATCACTCCGCTGGAAGGAGGAAAATTCGACCTAGTTTCTCTAAGTAGAAACACGGACAAGGACAACCGGCTGGTTTCGAAATCGAATTTCATAGCTATCATTCCGTTCGAACGGAACGAGGAAGATAAGATCTCGTACATCTACGCTGTTAAGTTTCAAAATCACGCAATAGATCAGTCGGACGTTTCTCTTCTCGTCGATACTCTGGACTCGGAAAGAGATTCAACCGCTTACGATTCGGTAGGCAGAGCTCTTTTGGAAGAGGCTGGGTTGAACATAGACGAGATCGGAGTTACTGAAGATGACCTTTTTTACTTGGGTCCGATGACTTTCAGCGAACCGATCAGCGCAAAGTTTAAGTGCTATGCTATCGACCTGACCAAAGTAGTACGGCCGGACGAGCAGCTGGAATTTACGACGACCCTAGCTAAGTCCCCGTTCACCCGAGGTGAATCGGAAATCGTGAGGTTAGGTTTCCATCAAGTCGTCAACGGCGATTACCCAGACGTCACGATATTAGCCGGAGCTTTTCTCCTAGTTTCCTATTTTGCGTAAAACTCGCGTGATCTTCGGTGTACAATACAGTATACCGAAAAATACGCATTACGCATGGCAAAAACACCATTTGAAGCGTTTGAGAAGTTCACAGATAACTTAGAAAAACGCGTAAAATCCACAGTCGAATTAAAGGGATTCGCAGACATAAGCGAGTTCATTCCTACCGGAAATTACCTACTAAATGCACAGCTGTCCGGTTCAATCTTCGGAGGTTTTCCAAACACTCGAAGCATTGGAATAGCCGGTGACCCAGGAGCTGGAAAAACTTTCCTCTGCATGAATGCAGTTAGAGAGCTCCAGAAGATGGGTTACTACGTGTTTTACATTGACACCGAGGGAGCTATCGACTCGACCGACTTTCCAAAGTTCGGAGCCGATCTAGGAATGCTCAAGTATTACAGGATGAAACTGATCAGCGATGTTAAGTTCTTCGTCGATGGTATGATAAAGACGAAGAAGGAAAGTTCCGATCTTAAGATCGCTCTGTTCGTTGATTCGGTCGGCATGTTAGACACCGACAAATCGATCGCTGACATCGAGAAGGGAAAGAACGCTGCTGACATGGGTCTCAGAGCTAAGGAACTAAGGGCTCTGTTCAAATCGTTTACCTTGGACCTTTCCAACTTGGCAATTCCTTTTATCTTCACCAACCACACTTACAGCGGAACCGATGCATACACCGGAAAATCCCCCAGCGGCGGAGGTGGTCCGGAGTTCGCAGCTTCTATCATTCTCATGCTTAGCAAGGGAATACTAAGAGACGACGAAAAGACAGCAACTGGAATCATCGTTAGGTCTAAGACCAGAAAGAACCGTCTTGCTCGTCCAATCGAGATAGAGTTCCACATCTCTCACCAGAAAGGTATGAACCCGTTCGTTGGCTTGCAGGATTACGTTGATTGGAACGGATGCGGCGTTGGCCGTGGAAAAAAATTGACCGAGAAAGAGTACCTAAAGTTAAAACCGGACGACCAGAAAGACTGTAAAACTTTCACGGTAAACGGCGAGACTTTCTACTTCAAACCAGGACCAAAAGCTCAGAACTACATCATCAGCCACAACGGCGATGAAGTGCCAGTGAGACAGTTCTTTACCTCTCGTCTCTTCACTCAGGAAGTTCTCCAAGCATTGGACGAGAACGTCATAAAGCCGAAGTTCAAGTACCCAGAAACAGTGGAAGGTTTGTCCGAACTCGAAGCAGAAGAATTAGCTGACTCGGAAGAGGAAGGACCAGGCGATGAACTTTAAGATCCAGGAAACTCTTCCGATAAAGTATTCTTTGGGCTTGCACCAGAGCATGCCAAACTATCCAACGTCTCAGGATTTCATGTTTGACGTGATCTCGCACCTAATTAGGGTAGCAGACTCACGCGAAAAGGAGTGGGATCCAACTGACATAAAGTTCTCAGTAAAGACTCTCAAGTACGTTTTTGGCGACAACACTAAATCCGAAGAATTCTTGGGACGTATAAAAGTCATACTGAAAGACCTCATAGATTCCGAAGCGATAGAAAGAAAGGGCGAATACCTTTACATCAGCGAGTCGGAATTTTCGCGGTACTATTCAATAAGTTAACCCAATTCACATGGTAATAGATTTTAAGGAAAATATCGAGCTGCTGGAGAAATTGATATTCAATTTCGTTCTGATGCCAGACGATAACGAGGTAGTGATCAAACCGAAGAATAGTGAGGCGATCGACAAGCGTGAGGTAATCGCTGCTGTGAAGCCTCACTATTTTAACGATGACATTCTTCAAAAAGTTTACAGGGAGGTCAAAAAGTTCTTCGTTGAATACCGAAAGGTTCCAACGAAAAACGAGATCAGAGAGTTGTCTAACTTAGCCAACCTTGACATTCCAGACGATAAGTTCGACAAGCTGTTTGAGATTGACTTGAAATCGATGACTTATGATTTCTTAGTCAAGTACACCAAAGCTTTCGTTCTTCTGAAGAACCTCAACGAGGTAACCATCGAAACTCTCTCGTACTTAAAAACAGCCGAAGTAAATCCTGACAACATCGAACTCATCACAAACGAAGTTCGAACGAAATTCAGCGATAAACTCAATCTGTCCTTTATCAGCGCAGATTCAGGGTTAAATTTCTTCAACGCTAATCACCACATTCAGCTTTCAAAGGTCGGAACGCCTACTGGCTTTCCATTTTTCAACAAAGTCTTAGACGGTGGATGGAACCCAAAAACGCTAGTCATATTTCAAGGCAGACCGAAAGTAGGAAAATCCATGGTGCTTTCGAACATCGGAGCCAGAGCTTTCTTGAGCGGAGTTGATGTTGGTATCGCTACTTTGGAACTTTCGGACAGAAAGTACATGAAGAGGTTGGGTTCTACGATACTAAACATTCGAACCAAAGAATACGATTCGTACTTGACCAAAGAAGATGCGGTAGGTATCGATGAACGAATAAATTCGCTGAGGGAAAAAGTGACCAATCTAGGACACTTGGAAGTTAAAGAATTTGGAGCAGGATCGGCCACAGCAATCGACATAGAAAACTACTTCTTGCGGGTTCAGCAGAACACCGGCATCAAATTCAAGGTCATAATAGTGGACTACCTGAACTTGATGAGGCCTCTTCGCGATCAGGGAAATATGTACGGAAACGTCAAGGTTATCAGCGAAGAACTCAGAGCAGTTGCTATACGAAACGAATGGTGCATCATCTCAGCTACTCAGATTAAAAGAGAAGCAGTAGACGATCAGGACTTGGGAATGACTGATGTTGCAGAATCGTTCGGTTTGATCCACACAGTAGACTCACTGTTCGGTTTGATAAGAGGTCCTCTTGAGAGAAGAATGAAGATAAAACTCATCGCAAACCGAGATGGAGGTTACAACGAGAGTTTCAAAATGTTCAGGTTGGACTACGAGTATTCGAAATTGATAGAAGAAACAGACCCAGCTTCTGAGTACTATTCGGACGATGATGACACTCAATCGCTGGAGGAACAGATGCGAAGTCAATACCAAACTGCTCAGACGACTGACGTTCCGTCGTTGGGCCTGAATCTCGATGAGGATTTTCAACAACCGCAACCTTCGATAGATGAGGACTTCCTACAGCAACCACCGCCTGAAAAACCAAGAGGGCCAAAAAAGTCTCATGACGACATACTGAATGAGATAAGCTAAAATAACTAACCAAACTTTGAAAGATAATGAAGAAACCTTATTCGATGATGTAATCGAAGATCAGTCAGACGACCTGGTTGATGAACTCGTGCCGTCTTCGGACCTTGTTGATTTTGGCGAAGATGACCTTCCTGAAGAAATACCAGATGAGGATCACGAAGAGCTGGAAAGACGCCGGGTAGCGTATGCTCAGCTCAAAAAGACGGACAAGATCTTCAACAATTCCTACAACATGGGAGGACAGCCGACTGAGGAACACGAAGAAATGTCAAGCTCTAGAAGCGAGATCAAGATAGACCCAAGTTCTCCGGAATTCGTTATGTACGATCGGGATAAACATTCCGACTACGTTGACTATAAGATCACGCAAATAGACATTCACAATTTCATATCTGAGTCTCCAGAAGTTCAAGAAATTTTAGGAAGAGAGCCCGAACGAAAAAAATTCACTAAGACCGAGATAAACTTTCTGTTCGATTTTATCAGAGCAGGCATAGGTCCTGGATCAAAGCAGAGCATTTTTGTCAATCCCATTTACATTTTCGATTCGATAGAATCTCTTACTGGGATTGAGACAAAAAAGCTGTTCGACATGCTAACTTACGAGAACAAGGAGATCCTTCTGGTCGAATTAGACAAGGACTATCACTTCCTCGACAAAGCATCAAAGGAATTTAGAATTTACGAATAATGAAGCTAACCAACATAAGATACGTTTACCTCGTCGGCGACACCCACTTTGGGATACGCAACAACTCGATGGAGTGGTCGGAGATCCAGAAAGATTTCTTCATGAACTTTTTCCTGAAGAAGATCGATGCAGATTTCGACGAGGATCGAGACATCTTGATCTTCGAAGGTGACATATTTCACTACAGAGAAGCGGTAAACGTTAGAGTTCAGAACGAAGTTTTGGACTTATTCACCATCCTAGCTAAAAAATTCAAGCGCGGGGTTTTTGCAATCACTGGCAATCACGATACTTACTACAAGGACAAGAGCGAAGTTCACTCCCTAAGAGCGATAGGCAACCTTGCAGACAACATTCACGTTTTTGAAACGCCGGAGATCCTGTCGATAAACAACCAGCACGATTTTCTGATGCTTCCATGGGTAGACGATCCAGCCAAAGTGAAGAACATCTTAGCTGATCACCTTAAGTTCTGCCAGTACGTGGTGTGTCACACAGATATTGTCGGTTTCAAGTACAATAAGTGGGTGACGATAGAAAAGGGTCTAGAAAAGGACGCGTTTGCCGAGTACAAGAGAGTTTACAGCGGACACATTCACATCCGGCAGGAAAAAGGCAACATTCTGTACACCGGCTCTCCTTACCAGATGGACAGGGGTGATATCGGAAACACTAGAGGTTTTTACAGATTGCAAGTAGACACGCCAGAGATACAGGAGCATTTCGTAAGAAATTCGAAGTCTCCGATCTTCTTAAAGTACGATATTTTCGACATCTTGGACATGCCAAAATCTGCTATCGTAGAACAATTCTCCAACAATTTTGTGGACGTGATGATAAATGTGAAGTTCGCTAACAAATTTCCAGTTCCTCGATTCTTGGAAGAGATAGCTAACTCAACTCACAGACGACTTGAATTTTTCACTTACACGGACAAAGAAAAAGTCGAAAATTCTGCAACTGCCGACGAGTTTGATCCAGACAAAGATTTTAACTTGTTTGACATATTTAAAGCTTACTTAAAGACAAAGGATTACCCGTTGGACTTTAAGAAAAAGATCGCTGCGAAGTTCGTTGAACTTCACAAAGAAGTTATGGAGGAACAGAACAATGCTTAACCCTTACGTCAGCGATTACGTTTTTGTAAAAAACTTAGGAGGAGCAAACTACGTCGTCCTAGCGCGGACCGACATACCGATGGACGAGATCGTCGAAGTTTGCCCAGTTTCTATCTTGACTAAGAAAGAAGCGATCATCCTGGGAAAGGTCGTCCCGTCCTTTCAGGAAAAAATTTTTACGGATGCAGCTGTGTTAAAGAAAGAATACGAGCTGCTGGCTGAGCTTAGCGAACTTGAACTCGAAAAACGGTTGGACCGAGGAGAGATAACGCCAGACGAATTTAGGAGAATTTTAATGTCGAAGATGAACCCTACCGCTCTCCTTGAATCAAAATCGCACGTTGTGATGTTGGGGAACGGCATGCTTTACCGAACCAGCGAGATTCCAAACCTTATATGCGAGTATCACGAAGACAGCAAAGTCTGCGTTTTCAAAACGGTTCGTTTCGTATCTAGAGGAAATGAACTAACTTACTTTAAGCAATAATTATGAAGCTTCTAAACTTTTCATTTAAGAACCTTTGCTCGTACGGGAACAAGATCCAAGCTTTTTCCTTTTCTGAGGATCCTCAGCTGATCTTAGTCGAGGGAAAGAACGGTGGCGGAAAATCCACAATATCGGATGCTATCACTTTCTCGCTGTACGGCAAATCTTCGATACGTAAGACCAAGGAACTGCCGAACCGTTTGAACAAGAACGGTTACACGTTTGTAGATTTCATTACGGACAACGGCGACAGGATCGAAATAGAGAGAGGTTTGGAACCCAATTTCTCCAGGCTTGCTATCAACGGCGTGGAACACAACCTTCCCGACAAGAGAAGGATGGACGACTTTGTCGAAGAAGAACTAGTGAAGATCCCATTCAACGTTTTTTCCAACACGATAAGCTTATCCATAAACGATTTCAAGAGCTTCGTCAAACTCAGTCCAGCGGACAAACGTCAGATCATCGATAAGATTTTTGGCTTGGAAGTTGTCAATTACATGGCCAAGAAGAACAAGGAACAGCTGAAGACGTTAAAAGCTGCTCTGCTGACTCTCGATTCGTCAATGGAAAGTAACAGAAAAACTCTTGAGAATTCTCTTACTCAGCTGAACACGATGAAAGAAGACCTTTCCGTTCAGAAAGAAGCTCGTAAGAAGGAAGTAACCGACCGGATAGAGCAGCTGGCAAAGGACAAGGATTTTTACAAGGACAGCTACAACAACATCACGAAGGAGGTTCAGACCTTAGAAAAAGCGGTTACTGAGGCCAGAGATGTTAGGACGGCGGCTCAGATGAACATCTTGGATTTGGACAAGAAGCTGCAACTGTACAAGAACAACAACAAGTGTCCTCACTGCTTGTCAGACCTTACCGATGCTAATCATTCCAAGATAAAGGACGACATAATTGAGCAGAAGTCTTCTCAGGAAAAGCAGATTCCTGTGTTATCCGAAACTGTGAAAAAGGCAGAAACCGTTCTTTCCGAGAAAAAGGGAGAGCAGGAATTTGCAAAGAACCGATTCTACCAGATAGATGCCCTTCTTGCGCCGCTAAGGAAAGAACTTTCCAGCTTGAGCATGGAAGAAGATCTAGATACGGATGGTACGAGTTACCTTGCCGAAGTGGTTGAAACGTTAAAGAAGGCTTTGGAAAAAGCAAGCATAGAAAGAGATAAACTGGTTGATCAGATAAAGGTTTCCGTTGAATCGGAGGACCTTCTTTCAGACAACGGAATGAAACGCATGCTGATGGCAGAGATACTTCCGGTTCTGAACAAGAAACTCTTGAGAACAGCTAAGGTTCTGGATTTTCCGTTTGCTTTTGAGTTCGACATGAATTTTGAGCCGGTCATCACCCAGCTAGGCGTTCAGATCTCTCCGGATTCGTTGTCTACTGGAGAGCAGAAAAAGATGAACCTCATAGTCCTGTTGGGAATCATTGAGCTTATCAAGCTAAAGAATAACAGCATCAACCTTCTTTTCCTGGACGAGATATTTTCATCGCTGGACGTTGAATCGATATACCGAGTAGTCGACCTTCTTAAAACTTTTTCCAAAAAGTACAAGATGACTGTGTTCGTCATTTCTCATTCTCCTCTCCCGGAGGAACTTTTCGATAGAAAATTGTCAGTTCAGAAGGTAGATCACTTCTCAGACATCAAATTTTCGTAAACCGACGATCACTTTACGAGTAAAAGAACGTTACAAAGAACTAAGATCAAATGATAGTATTTAAAGCAAATTCCTTTGGCGAAGCTTACCGTGATTCCTTGAATCACGTTATGAACAACTGTTCAGAAAACAATGCTAGGGGAACAGTAAGCAGAGAGCAGCTAAACGTTGCTCTCGTAGTTGAGGATCCGAGACTGTGCTTGTACACAAACCCAGCTCGAAGCTCGCAGATGAAATACATCGCAGCTGAGCTGGTATGGTACTACCTCGGTCGCAATGACGTAGCTTTCATTTCCAAGTGGGCAAAGTTCTGGGAACAGATTCAGAACGATGACGGTACCGCTAATTCAGCGTACGGAAATCTCATCTTCAAGATGAAGAACCAGCACGGTCTATCGCAGTACCAGTGGGCTATCCAATCCCTCATCAAGGATCCTTACACCAGGCAAGCGGTCATGCACTTCAACATGCCGATCCACCAGTACTTTGGCAATAAGGATTTCGTGTGCACTATGAACGTTAACGTTCACATACGCGAAAACAAGCTTCACTTAAAGCTGAACATCAGGAGCAACGATGCAGTTTGGGGAACTCCAACCGATGCTGCTTTTTTCTGCTCTCTTCAGATGCAGATGCTAAACCACCTAAGAGAAGTTTACCCGACCCTGGAACTTGGCACCTACACTCACGTTGCAGATTCGTATCACGTGTACGATCGTCATTACGATCTCGTCAACAAAATGTTAGAGAACGAGTTCGTTCCGGTGAAGATGCCTATGGTTAAAAATGACCTGATAAATATCGACGGAGAACCGACTAGCAATCTCTTAACTCTGGCCAGTCACATCGAGACCGGAACTCCAGAATTCTTAATCTTCCAGGATGAAGATGATATTTGCGAATGGATTTACAAAAACATCACAAAGACTAAGTAATAATGAACCCAGCAAAGCAAGATTTAGTTGATCACGTTTACATGGAAATGGCCAAGTCGTGGTCAAAACTGTCTTACGCGAAGCGTTTGAAAGTAGGAGCTCTCATCGTTAAGAACGGCTCCATCATATCAGATGGTTACAATGGTACACCTTCTGGTTTTGAAAATGAGTGTGAGGAAGTAGTCAATGACGAAAACGGAAATTTCGTAGGCTACCGAACCAAGTGGTACGTTCTACACGCAGAAGCTAACGCTATCCTAAAGGTCGCTAAGTCAACCCAAAGCTGCGATGGCGGAACTCTGTACATCACTAGCTCGCCGTGCGCTGAGTGTAGTAAGTTAATCCTGCAAGCTGGAATAAAACGCCTGGTTTACGAAGAAGAGTACCGGGACGTCACCGGTCTGGAACTGCTGAAGAAAGCCGGAATTGAGATAAAGAAACTAAACCCAGCTGAATGATTGAAGACCCAGTAAGAGCTTTACAGGTAGTATTCGTGACTGACCAGAAACAGTTCATCCAGGTCTTTCACAAGAAAGGTAAATCCGATTACCTATTGAACGTTAACAAGATCATGAGAGACAAGTTCTCTCACGAGATAGTAGTTCCAAACAAGATCCAAGCTTTTTTGATAAACTACGAGATCAAAAAGATAATCGATAAAGCGATAAACGTTCGAAATCGCAAGTACAAGAGGATAGTTTACATAAACTCAAACCTTACTACCAACACGATTCTGAACACTATCGACTTTCTGTCAGGAACGTACTCGGACGTCCAGTTCGAACCCATACTAGTGGATTTTGACGGAGAACTCCGAGTTCCTAATAGCGTAAAGATTCTCAAATCACAATAAAAAAGGGGCGGTTAAGCCCCTTTTTTGTAAGTGTATAGTAAGTCTTCTGATGTTATGCTCCTTCTTCGGTAGATTCATCACCTGTTTCCTCGCCGGTTTCTTCAGTTTCTTCTTCCTTGCAAATCTTTTCGAATGCAGCCGCTAGTAATTCGCCAGCTTCTTCTTTTTCGATTTCCATTTCGGTAACGATCTTGTCAAGTAATTCGTTTAGGTCGTCTCCGTATTCTTCCATGAGCTGTTCGAGTTGTTCTTCGTCAACTTCGTATCCGGAATCGATTTCATCCTCTAGATTTACCTGGTCGTCGACTTCTTCTGTCTGCATGTATTCAGGCTGCATTGATTCTTCTTCGTTTCCAATTTCTGGATTTTCGAAATTTTCGTTAACGAACTGTTCGAATCTCATTATCTTGTTTTCCTCGACAGGTTGTGTAAAAATTGTTGCTTTTGCGGTCATGACATCAGTAGGTTTTTTCTTTGCATCTCTGCTAACTTTGTCGCTTGTCACTGCGTGCCAAGCGCTATCGTAATTGGGCTGGAACATTTCTTCTCCCGTAACAGGATTGTGAAGGCTGCCTTCAGTCTTCCAGTCGCGCTCAATCACTCTTTGATATTTATTAAGGGATTTGCGCTTATTTCCCTGAAAGTCTTCTTTTTCACCTGGTCCGCCAAAAGGTTTGGCATTCCGGCCGGCAAACCGATCGAGCTTAGGAAAATCTCTTCTTTTTACGTCAAATATGTCCATTTCTTGGTTCTGTGTTTTTACTGACCAACTCTGGTTTCAACGTAACGGTCAGCAACGAACGGAACGGTTAGAGTAGCTATCTGCTCTCCTGCGTAATCCAGCTGAAGTTCGTTGAACTTAGCGCTGTCCAGGAACACAGGATTGAAAACGAATTCCCTGAAGATCAGACCTGCTTTGTTGAACTGGGTGATCTGAACGATAGCCGGGTTAGCCGTTGTTCCTGCGTAATCTCTTTTTAGTCCTTGGGCACCAGTCATCGGATTGTAGATCAAGTCTGCCCATGCTCTGAACGCGTTGTAGATGTAGTTGTCGTTATCCTCGTTCAAGTTCAGAGAGAATTCTATCGTGAACTTAGACAGCGTCGTAGCTGGACGTGCAGCTGAGTAAGCTCTTTCCGCGAATTTGTACCTCTGAACCTGCAGCGGTCCGCCTGCGTTACCTGCTAGTTCAGGAAGTGGACCAACCTTGTTAACGTGCTCCAGAGTTAAGTTATTGTTGAAACCGATCTTAGCCGAAACCGCCGGAGGTGGAGTAATAATAACCTCGAACTGGTTTAGGTATATAGGTTCGTACCTGTTCGGACCAGCTGTGTGATTTTTGAAATGTGGTAGACCAGCCATCTTGTCTTGTGTTTTTTGTTTATTTATTCGTGAGCTCTAGGATTTTCACTCGGACTTCTTCCAGTAAGAACCCGCTCTTTTTAACCCTTTTTCGGTTTCGGATCTGGATCTTTCGAACCGATTCTCTTCCCTTTCGTACCTTAACCGTCTTAGGTTTTTTATCTTATCTTCGACGTTTATGGTTTCTTCGGATTTTGGAGTTACTGCGTTCTTGTCAGGAGTTAAAATTAGGTCGATCGTTGGGAGTACTTGAACTAACAGGTTTACACCGTCTTTGGTTTCGAACTCTTTCATCTCCATCTTCACAACTCTTCCCAAACCGAAGTGAACTTCTAACCAGATGTTCTTGGTGTTGTCAACGATCTCTTCGTTTATCTTTCGGAAAAGGTTGGCCGATATTCTGTGCCTTACTCTGATGTTAGCGCTAGTTAACTGAGCGTCTATCAATTTAAGTTCCTTACCGTAGACTATCACCGTGTAAGCCCTGGACGAACCAGATGCTTCCTGGCCCTGTTTAGGCTCAGGTTCATTAGTAACTTCATCCTGCTTAACGGGTTCCTCAGGGTCACTCGAAATGCTTTGCTTTTGAATGACAGCTGGAACTTGGCCCTTCTGAATAGTTGCTGGCACTTGACCTTTTTGAACGGTAGCCGGAACTTGACCTCTTTGAACTGTCTGTAACTGAGTGTTTCCTGGCTGAACTCTCTGCAGAGCGGTCTGGCCAACTCTTTGGATCTCTCCTCGAGGTACTGTCTGCAAACCGGTAGGGCCAACTCTCTGTACGGAGGTGGCAGGCCCAAGCTGTTTTACTTCTTCGGAAACTTCTGCAGATGAAAGTTTTGCATCGATGATTTCGTCGATCTCCTTTAGGAGGTGAATTATTGCGTCGATAGTCGTGTACGTGTAGTAAGTGGCTATGCCCTGAGCCTTAGTGAACAGCAGGTCCGGGTAGATGTCAGCCTGATGGTAATAGATCTTCTGATCGTTCTGATCCCATTTTGGCTGCTCCCCATTTCCTGGATTCTTCCAGGTTATTTCGAAGCTGATTACGGACTCAGCGATTACACCGTCGCCTATCATAGTGTTACTTGTTTCTTATGTAGCGCTTTGCTTCGTACACTGGAGTAGAAGCAGTAGCTGGAGTTTCTGTCTGTTCCAGTCCTCTTACTCCGGTTGGGCTACCGGCTGAAGCTTCGGCAGGAGCATTCATGCAAATGAAACCGACTCCTTCGACTTCGTCAGAGCTAAGCGGAGCAACTAGAACTACTGACATGACAGTAGTCATATTCTTTGCAGCTAAGCTGTTAGCTTTTGCTTCCAGCGATTTCTGGATTAGCATAGCGTTGGTTTTTCTGTCCCGACCAACTAACCTTGACCAGTACCACTGGCCGTCAGGTAATTCGGCTGGGGTAAGTACCGTGCCGTCCGGTTTTTCGAAACCTTCAGCCAATAACTGCTGCATGATTTCTTGAACCTGTTCCTTTTTTAAGGGTTGCTGAGTGTAAGTAGCTAAAAGGTCAGTTTTTGCTTCTTTTACCGGTTCAGTCTGAGCTACTGGCGGTTCTGCCGCTGGTGCAGGTTCTGCTGCTGGAGTTTCCGTTGCAGTAGGAGTTTCTTCAGCTTGGTTAGGTCCAGCAAGGACACCGACTACGTCAACCGTTGCTGCTGGGTCTTCCAAACCGCTTCCCTTAAGGATCCGGTAGTAGATGCCAGTCTTAGCATTCTGAATTTCGTAAGCACGAATGTCAGTATTGATTGTTGACATTACGTCCTGCTTTGCCTGAGCGAACGGTCCCGGAGCTCCATGGTAAAATTTTACAAGGTCATTGCTGTCGATAGCGATAGGATTTCCGTCTGCTTTGAACGCGTACTTGCTCTGAAGCTCGGAAAGTTTTGCTTTTCCTCCTTCTGCGTCGGTTATGTTTTCCGGGGTTATGAATCCTTCTGGGATAACAGATTTTGCAGGCTGGTTTGCTGCTTCCTCGTTAGCGTTGTACATCTCGTTCACGAACTGAGAGTAACCCAGTATTAGTTGTTTCATGTTTTATGCTTAGTTAATTTTTTAACCTATTTCTTTGTCCCCGCGGAACTCTTTTCCCTTGTTGGATTTCTTCTTAGTAGGGTCAACTGGCTTGTAGTTTGCCCAGATCTCGTTGTAGATTCGGCAGGAAGCTCCCATGAAGTTAACGATTCCGATGAATTTCTTCCTATCGTCACCGTGCATCTTGGAGATCTTCTTTCCGATAGTTCTAGCATCGTCAAGGTCGAGTTCTTCGTCGTCTGACTTTCCTACTAGCGTTTTCAGAGAATTTTCCTCAGTAACGATGTTCTCGTCTACTTCAGGAACTACTTTTGAGAGCATGTAATGGTACATGTCTTCAAGTCCTTTTCTGTAAGCCGTGTCCGGATCGTCCTCGTTTGACAAGCCCATGCGACCTTCACGAAAAACAACTTCGATAGGATCGTCCATGATGTTGTTCAGCCGAAGTTCGTTAGCTTCGTTGTTGTCGAACGCTTCGAAGGTTGCGTAAGCTTTCGTGTTCTTGTTTCCCATTAGAGCTTCGCTTATTTTTTAAGAGGAGATGCCTTCTTAACTGCTGGGTTAGGTTTTACCGATCCGATAGGAAGCTTTGCCATTTCCGGTTTTACTTCCTTGTTGATAGGCTTGCCCTTGATGACCAGCTTGGTCTCGGCCTTGGTTTCGACCATCTTCTTAGGGGCAGAACCTTTCTTCGTAAGAAGAGTTGTGGTTCCAGGTTTAACGCTCTTTGAGATCGTTTTTCCCTTACCCTTAGGCATGTCAGCCATGTTAGGCTTCACCGTTTTCTGGGTAGCTTTTCCCTTTCCTGCTGGAAGGTCTGACGTTTCGTCGTCAACCTGCTTGGTAATTTTGTTTCCTTTAGCCGGAGCTCCCTTTGACAGTTCCTGGTTCATCTTCTTTTCTAGGATAAACTCGTCGTAGCTCAGAACAGACTTAGTCATGTCGTTTTTCATTTTTTTACCGCGATCGCTCGCTAAGTTATTTATCAGTGCCAATATTACAAAACTAAAAAAGGGCTCCGTTTGGAGCCCTTTTAGTATCACCAATTAAGGTGTTATTAGTTCTTAGTAACCAGTCGACGGAGCGACGGATCCGGTCAGAACGCCAAGACCAGCGACGGTCAGGGTGATGTACTGAGTTTCCGGGTGCCATCCTGCTTCCGTGATAGCGTACCTCGATTTGAGACCGATCTTCGGTGAGAAGGTACCTTCGGAAATAGTCTGCAGCGATTCTGCCATGATGTAAGGTAGGAACTTTACACCAGGTTCTTCGTCAGCACCCTTACGTCCGATGTGGATACGGTTGTCTCCGAATTTCAGGTTAGGATCGACGTACACAGTCAGACCGTGAACTTTACCAGCTGGGTAAAGCTGACCAGGTCCTGACGGCAGGTCGTTGTTGAACGGTGCGAAGGTGTAACCTGCAACGTCTGCGAGAGCGGAAGCTACACGACCGTTGGTAACGATGTGGGTAGCAGCTCCGAAACGACCCCTGTGGTAAATCAGGTTAGCCATTTCGAGGATCTTGGTAACGACCCTACGCTGTAACGTTGAGATGTTTTCGAAACCTGAACCAACGGTTAGGTCGAGAGTAGTGATACCAGCACCTTCAATTGCGTTGATGTTGGTCGTGTGGAGAGCTCCGAGAGAGAATACTCTGTCGACGAGCTTTTTGTTGATGGACTGTGCAACTTCGTTGACAGCAACGTTCTCCAGCATGGAGATAACGTCGAAGTTCCATACCCGGTTAAGGTCCTGGATCTGTTCAACAGTTGCTGAGATAGCCACCTGGTCGCCTTTTGCTTCGACGAACTTGGTGAACATCTTCAGACCCATCTGGCGGAACTTGGAAACTTCCGCAACTTCCCTCTTCATACCTTCGTACTGAGTTCCGTTTGCTCCAAGGAATGGTCCGTTCCACGGCTGAGTAGCGTAGTCGTCATCGCTGGTCGTGGTGAAACCTGAAATGTGGTTTTCCAGAGCCGATGCGAGGCCAGGTACGTTAGCTGCGAGCAGCGTGTAGGTTTTTACTGATGCTGCACCACCGATTGTAACGGTAGTTAGAACACCGCCGGTCTTGATGAAGTCCGTGATCTTCTTGGTTCCATCGCTGTAGTCTGACAGAACTTTGAACATCGCAACACCGTCAACACGTGAGAATCCAACGAACTGGATGGTAAGGTTACCTGTACCGTCAGAAACGGTTAGGTTGTCACCGCTGATGAGCTGTGAGAAAGTACCACCTGCTGTTAGAACGGTCGATCCAACGATTCCTTCGATCTTGATGACGAAAGGTTCGTACTGGGTGTCGATGTTACCGCCCTGGTAGACGTAGTCGAGGTAAGGAATGAATCCGACAGGAGCGTCCATAGGAACAACGCCGACGAGGTCGAAACCGATCGTCTTTGCTGCAACCTGGATTGCAACTGGAAGTAAGCTCGGGAACTTGTCCCCTGAACCTGAGTTCGAGTAGCTGCCTTTTGCTGCCGTTCCAGTTCCAAAACCGGAGAACGGAGTCATCGCGTTAGTCGGGGCGTGAATGGAACCCATTGCACTGATAGAACCCGGCTGCTGGTAGAATAGACCAGGAACAACTGCTTCGTTAACCGGAGAACCAGCGTTATCGAAAATTGCGTGGTAGTGAGCAACGTCAACCAACCAAGGACGAGACTTTAGAGTGGCCTCATCTGCGCCGTAACTTTCCAAAATAGGTACCCAAGTTTCCTTTAGGGAAGCATCGTTCAGTCTTTTGAACATTTTTACTGATGCCATTGTTTTTTGAGGCTTTTTTTATGAGTTTGCTCTACGTTTGAGAGACTCAATGTACGCGTTAGAATATCCGCGTACGCTTTCGTTTACTGCTTGTAACGAGATGTAACCCTCTTTACCTTGGTTTTCGTTAACTGAGTTATCTATACTTGCACTTTGTGCAATTCTTTCGTGAATTCCTCTGAGATCACGAGAATCCCAGAACGCTTTAGCTTGGTAAGGCGTGTTGATGTGAACGGTAGAAGCTTGAGCAGCGATCCAATTTTTCTCGTTGTCGTTCATCTGTTCGTAAACAGCCTTGTACTTGTCCGGCATGAACCTAATGTAGGTCGGTGTATTTTCTTCCTGCTTGTTCATGACAGCTTCTATGATGCCAATGACATCACCTTCGTTGAAGAACACCGCTCCACGTAGAGTTTCAACGACTGCCTTTTTGATTTCCGGGTCAAGCGCGTAAAATTTCTTTTTGTTTTCCTCGGTGAGGAGTTTTAAGAACGGGTACTTGTTTTCAAGAACTGCATTAGCAGTGTTTGATTTGATGTTCGAAAGTATTCCGTCTACTGCTGAGACTAGATCATCGACTGGGGAAGATTCGTTAACTGAGATGTTGATACTTTCGTTGAGAGCAGCAACATCTGATAGAAGCTTGCGAGTCTTAGCCATTGTTCCTGCTCCAACCTTCTGGTTCATCGTTTCAGCAATGTATTCACTGTAAGCGATACCTTTCTTAATGTTACTGCCCAGGTACTCGGCGTACTTAATGGCTTCGTTGATGTTCTGTGCCAAGTAGTTCGAGAAGTTCAGACCTTGCGATGCTTTTTCAGCAACGTACTCGGTGTACTGAATTCCTTTATCCAGCTGTTCAGCCAGGTAGTTTCCGAACTTGATGCTCTTTTCCGTCATCTCGCCAACGTACTCGGTGTAGTTGAGACCCTGGTTCAGCTTTTCGCTCAAGTAGTTTGAGAAGGCGATATTCTGTTCCGTCATGCCTGCCAAGTAGTCCGAGTAATCGATCACGTTGTTTACCTTTTCGGCAACGTGTTCGGTGTAACCTATTCCCTTGTTAAGCATGGTGGCCAGGTAGTTGGTAAACTCGACGATCTGTTCCATTTCACCAGCTAAGTAGTTGGTGAACTGAATGAGCTTCTCCGTCACTGGGTCCTGATCGGCCTTTTCACCAAGAGCTAGTAAATCAGTGTTGTTCTGGTTGATTTTTTCCTGAAGAGTCTGAAACCTTTTCTTAACAACCTGCGAGTACTGATTCATTTCCTCTTTTGTTACAAAGTCATTAGCCATTTGCTTTTCGTTATTTTGTGGAGTCTGAATGTTTGGATTATTTATTTTGTAAACCCGCACAGAATTCTCGAAATCGAAGCTTTCTGAGATGTCCACTAGCGAATTTGTGATGGAATTCGCCTTCAGGGTGCTCAGTGATTCGAAAAGCATTGTGTAATTTCCTTGCAGGTTCTCAGCTACCTGTGATAGGGCAGCTTCGTTGAAACCTGGTTCAGCCACCAGGTCGTACGTGAATATCTTGTGAAGCTTGACTTTGCCACTTTCCAGGACTTGACCAGCTGCTCTTGAGGAGCTGGAAATCGTGCACCCTGCTTCCACTAGGGTCTTAGCGATCCTACCGCTTGGCGTGTCCAGAACTCTCAAACGTATCTTAACGCTGTTAGAAGGTTCGTCGTAAGTTAGGGATTCGATTGTGTGGGAGACGTTCTTTAGAGAAACGTCGAAGCTTTGAGGATGGTCTAACTCGCCGAAAAGCTGTCCCTTCTTGATCTTTTCCATGAGGTAACTCAGGTGAGGAAGGTACTCTTGCTTTTCGTACACTCGGTGATTGTCGTTCATCTTTCCGAAGACCGCGCAGGTCCCTTCCAGTATGATGTCACCGTTGGCGTTTTTAGAAACACCTAAAGGCTGGTTCGCTCTCTCCAAAATGAGGACTACGTCCTGCTGGAGAAGTGCCGGGTCTTTAAGTCCGATCTGTGTACTAGTCAACTTCGTTGAGACTTTTTTGATATTTATTAGCGAGCCTCGTATCAAAATACGGGCCCTCAGCTAACTTTATTTATCAAGGTCTCTAAGTAATTCTTTAAGAAGGGCTAGTTTTTCTTCGCTAAGTTTGGAAATGTCAGGTCTGGTGACGTTCAGCCTGAATATGTAGGACCCTCGTTTTCCCATAGCGGAAACGAGACCCTGCTCCGGAACTCTAACTTGAATGTTAGAAAGAGCTGGAGAATTGATAGTCTTTATCTTGTACTTTTTTCCGAACGGGTTCTCCAGGACGAGCTCCTCGGTGAACAGGACGTCGTACACGGAAACGTCGACCGTCTGAACGAGATCGGAAGTCTCGGTGATTTCCAAGCCCTCCAAGTCTATGATGATCCTGACGAACAGATCGCCTGTCGCTACTCCATGGTGTCGTCTCTTGAAAACGTCGTCGAACCCGTCGATCTCTTGGCTGGAACCTCCCCCGCGGACGCGCACGACTATTCCTATATTATTGCCTATCATGGCCAACGGGTAACCTCGTTCGGACATGTTGACAGAATACTTGATAGTCTTTTCTTCGACCTTTGATTCGGATAAGCTCGCTTTGGAGATAGAGTAGGTGACCGTGTCTTCGACGCCGTTCATAAGCTCGGAAATCTTGAAGTGCCGGTCCACGTGAATGTTCAGGTACTCAAGGTTCATCATGGAGAACGCAACGTTCCTGAACTGGCTGAAATAGTCAGAGTAAGGGTCTCCGACCGGAGACACTCTTTCCTTGGCAGAACCAGTAGTATCGTAGAGCTGTCTCTTTTTTGGATCGCTTAAGACTGAGTACGCTTCGTTGATCTTCTTGAACTGCTCCTCACCCTTCGGGTTCTTGTCAGGATGGTACTTTTTGGAAAGCTTTCTGAACGCTTTCTTGATCTCGTCCTGGCTGGCATCCTTTTTTACCCCAAGTATCGAATAATAAGTTTCCTCGGCCAAATCTATCTCTGTTTTTCGAGTATATTACTAAAAATGTGCTTCAAGTTTACTTGAATTAAATAAAAGAAAAGCCAGTAAATGCTAAAGGTTTTCACTTATTACGATGATTCGGCAAAAAATTTCTTTGCCAAGTCAATCAGGTCAATTGCTTCAGCGCTTGGAGGGGAAAATCTTGAACTGGTGATCATGACTAGGGGGAGAATGCCCCATAGAGAGCTGGAGCTAGTCGATAAATTCTTTGCTATCGCTTCTTTAGTCGAAGTTAACGTTCATTTATCTCCTACTGGAACCAGCGTAGTCGAAGAAAATCCCTACTTTGTTGAATTTTTGCTGACCTATCACGAGCACGATCGTCTCTATGTCGATCCTAGAATGTTTTTAATCAGCACATTCGTTCTACCGGAGAATGCCGGTCTATTTTTTAGGCAACACCAGGGAAATCTTTCCACCAAGCTGTGCTACGTTAAGGCTGGCGATCAGTTTAACTTAGCCTTTTCGTCTGTTAGGCGATCTTCCGTTTCTTCGATAACTGAGATTGAATTTTCGTACGTTGTAAAGAACAATTTCTTGATTCCAAAGATCGTTAGTTCCAAACAGATAGTCAGCGGAAAACTTCTTAACGATTCCAACCTTTCCGCTCTTCAGACAGATAGCGTCATAGCTATTGACACGACCAACATGGAAGAGCACGCATCAAAAAGAGCTCACACTATGATCAACGATTACAGTCGAAAACAGACCCTGATCACTCTCAGCTCTCTGAAGAAAAAGAAATACCCAAAATTTTCAGAATTTTCGTCGCAAACGACGACGACTACTACTACCGAAGATCCGATTAAAAAGACTTTCAGCATAGTTGTAACCGCATATAAGACAGCTGATTACATTGAGGAGTGTTTGGATTCCATAGAAAGTCAATCGTATTTCAAAGGATACGATGATTTCGAAGTTCTCGTCGGGGTTGATGGGTGTCAGGAAACGCTAGACAAGCTTTTAGAAATAAGGAAAAAGTATCGAAACTTATCTGTGTACATGATGCTTGAAAATTCCGGCACGTACATCACGACGAACACTCTGATCTCTCAAGCAACTAAAGATTACATAATTAGGTTTGACTCAGATGATGTCATGCGCGAATTTTTAGTAAAGCAAGTGGCTGACAATCTGCACAGTGATGTTCTTAGACTTTCTTACAATAATTTTCGAACTGGCGGAGCGGTTGAAGCCAAGGTGAACGTTGCTCACGGAATCATGTGCATAAAAAGGAAAGTAATAGATGAAATTGCTGGAGGGTACCAAGCATGGAAGTGCGGAGCAGACACAGAATTCATTCAAAGAGTCAGCGGATTAGTTTCGGTTTCAGTGCTAAAGGACTCCGTTTTTTACAGGAGACTTCACCAGCAGAGCTTAACGCTTAATCCAAGCACCGGTTTCGAATCGGATCTTCGCAAAAGCTACAAAAAAATGATAAAACCGCACTACCGACCGGAGGAGGTTTTTATTCCTAGGATAACTGGAAAATACGAAAAAATAGACGAATGAAAAAATACAAGCACATCATCATTTCTAGAGTAGCCATGAAATGGTACGACGAAAACGGAGAGCTCATCTGCAAATCTAAGTTGGGTCTAACATGGGAAGAATGGCTAAAAAACAGCATACGACTGTACGACACGTACTGTCGACCTTCTTTAAAGAACCAGAGTAACAAGAATTTTATTCTGCTGACTATCGTCGACGAGAGCGTGGTTGACGTTGGGCCGGTTCTTCCAAACGAGCACATCATTAGAATCGGTCAAGTTTCTGAACTTGGTTCAGCGATAGAAAAATTCATAACCAAAAACGTTGAAGAGCGAATTTACCTGCTTTCTAGGTTAGATAGAGACGACTGTTATTCTCGTGATTTTGTCGATTCTCTTCAGAAGAAAGCAAATGAGTACTTAGGTAAAGCTGACGAACCTTCAAATTTTTATTTTGACATTGATCATTACAACATGTACGATCCAGTGACCAATGTTTTTACAACTGCCAAGTACGGGGACAGAACGTCTCCGTTTACTTCTATTCTTACAGATTCTCCAGGGATCGGTATTTACTCTGGTCACGGTAGGATAAAAGAAAAGATGATGGGGACAAAGGTTTCTAGCTTGGAGGTTCTACAGATCATTCACGGCGAAAATATTTCAAACCGGGTACGCGGTGTAGCAATTCCAAAAACGCTGATAAATAGAAAGCTTCTGGAATACGGCATAAAAAAGACTCCTGGGTTTGCTATCGATTCTAAGCTTTACGGTTGGGTATTTCGTAACATTCTGCCGGGCTCCACTATTTTAGAGTTAGGCAGCGGTTACGGTACTATCGATCTGGCCAAGAGGTACAAGATGATAAGCGTAGAGAACGATCCAGAGTGGATGAACTTAACCGATAAATCGAAGTACATATACGCTCCGTTAAAAGGAGAATGGTACGATCGATCTGTTCTCGAAAAGTCTCTACCTGGTTTAACTTACGACGTGATATTGGTAGACGGTCCATGGATCGGAGAGGGAAACCGCACAGGTTTTGTTGAAAATTTGGACCTATTCAACACCGACGTGACTATGATCTTTGACGATACTCACCGAGCTGACGAGTTAGCGATGTGCAAAGCAGTGTCAGAAAAACTCGGAGTTCCTTACCAAACTTTTCCAGGAATAAAGAAAAGGTTCAGCATCATTCAAAATAAGAAGAAACTCGATGAAGCTAGCGATAGTAACGCCAACGTACTTTAAACTTGATGGGTCGACCGCTAATCACTTACGATTAGCTCTGGAGTCAGTTAAAAACCAAACTCACCAAGACTACAAGCTCTTTTTGATCGGAGACGATTATTCCAACTCTGATGAATTGTTTGAGTTGGCTAAGATCGTTGACCGTGATAAAATTTACGTAGAGAATCTGCCGGTTGCAGTCGAAAGAATTAAGTACTCAGGAATGGATCTTTGGCGGACCAGCGGAGTGAACGCTTCGAACGTTGGGGTCAGAAAAGCTCTCAGTGAAGGTTACGATTACGTTTGCCACTTGGACCACGATGACATGTTTTTGGAAAATCACCTTATGGAAATTTCCGATTGCATAGAGGCAACAGGAACTAATTTTGTTTCGACTAAGTGCGGAGCTTATCCGCCTATTGAAACAGACCAACATTATACCGAGTACCGACCGGAAACCAATCGACTGTTCAAAGTTTCAACTTGCGTAAATTATCGGCACTTTGGACTGTTTTTTAGAAACATGATAGAGGAAACAGGCAAATCTTACGCGGCTGATGCTGACATGTGGAATCGAATCAAAAAGTTCATGGAAGATCGCGACGAATATGGGGTCTTTGTGAATGTCAACACCGCTAAAAGAAACGGCGGTGGGACTACTTACAAAAAACCAGAAATAGTTAAATAATCGATGGAAGTAGGACAATACACACACGGGTCGCAGCACGTAAAAGTTTTGTGGGAAGAAGGTGCTAAGTTAACGATAGGAAAATTTTGTTCCATTGCAGATAACGTCACCGTCTTTTTAGGAGGTAGTCACAGAGTAGATTGGATCACTACCTACCCGTTCGGCATAAAGCACACAGACGTCTTCAAGAACAAACCTAGTCAGTCAAGGTACCCTTTAAAAAAGAACAGAGATGTAAAAATCGGCAACGACGTTTGGATAGGTTCAGGTGTAACCATAATGAGCGGAATTACGATAGGCGATGGTGCAGTAATCGGCAGAAATTCGCACGTTGTTGAAAACGTAAAACCGTATTCAGTGGTAGGCGGAAATCCGGCAAAATTTTATTACTTTCGGTTTGATCAAGCGACGATCGACAGATTATTGGAGGCAAAGTGGTGGGATTTAGATGATGTAGAAATCGATCAAATAATTCCATTACTGTGCTCTAATCGCTTCGAAGAGTTTTTTGAAGCGTGCAAAAAATTTAGAACGAAATGAACAGCGAAATAGTTAGCAAGATACTCCAGTACGTGACCGACGAGTTCGTAGAAGTCGGAAACAGAAAAACTCACGAATCCTCGTGCATGTTCCCTTGGGAATCGTGCTCTTGCCGGGACCGTGAAGCGATATCGATTGACACTCCGTTGATAAGCGGAGGGTACGTCGACTCGTTTTCCATGGTATCGATCGTCGTTTTTCTGGAAAAGGAATTCAACATCACCGTCCCGGAATCTGAGATCGTTCCAACAAATTTCAATTCGATACAAAAGATTGCTGAATTGGTAGAGAAGCTAAAGAAATGAAACTAGCAGCAGGCTACATAGTTTTCGACGGTTTAGAGACTTTGGCTCAGTCGATACAAGCGATTCGCGCTAACGTTGACCTAGTGATAGTCTCGTACCAGAAAATCTCTTGGGGTGGAACAAAAGCTTCACCAGAGCTCATTCCAACACTCGAGTCGTTGCAGAATTCCGGGCTCATAGACAAACTCATCGAATTCACGATGTTTAGGCCGACTTCTCTAAAGACCGCGGCGGAAGCTATGAATGCCAAGAAGTTTGAGCTGAACAAGCGACAGGGATGCTTGGAAGTTGCCAAATCGGAAGGTTGCACTCACTACCTTTCGATGGATGCTGACGAGTTTTACCGATCTGAGGAATTCGCCAGAGCTAAGGAACGAATAGAAGCAGAAAACTTGGACGCGACCGCCGTCCACTACGTGAATTACGTCACTCCGACGCTTCACCGCGGTTACTCAAGGTGGAAGGTTCCATTCATCTATCGAATCCTTCCAAATTCAAGGCACCACGTTCTCCAGACTAACTTTTCTGGAATAGATCCGACTCGTGGGATCCTTGACGAATCTTACAGGAAGACTCTCGTTTTCGAGAGGGAATTCATCACGATGCACCACATGGAGATGGTAAGAAAGGATCTTCTAAGCAAGTACGTTGCTTCGAGCAGGTTCTTTCCAAACAGAAACCTTCTTCCGGAACTGGAAAAGGACGTCCTAAAGTCTGTGGAAACTGGTTCCTTAAAGTTCACAAAAGCGCACTTGGGCGATACCAACGACCCTAGGGAAGAGCAGAAACTCTTCCAGTGCGAGAACGAATTCGGTATAATTTATTAGTAAGCGCCTATAGTCACTGATCTCGAAAGGACCATTGGCTTTGCTGCTTCTACTGCAGCTGAGACAGCTCCAGCGGTCGACGGCATCTTTGCATCAACCGCGGCTGCTATCGTCTTGAGAAGAGCCATTAGCGGTTCTCCAAGAACTGCGCTGTGCTGTATGGTGCTGTGTCCTACCACTGTGTTGACGCCGTCCAAGTGAACGGTTTTTGCTGACACCGTCGCTTTTGAGCCAGTAGTCACGTTAACTTCAGAATCCGACACTATTCTTATCACGTTACCTTCCATGGATATGGAAGACAGGTTGTCCTTGTGCTCTATTAGGACGTTTGAAGTTTCGTTGTCTATCCTCACGAAGGATTTTTTCAGCTCGATCTGCAAGCCGATCTGCTTGTCGAACCAGACCTTTATTTCCTCATCTCCGTCGAACAGGACGAAGTGAGCTCCCTCGTACTTGGAACCGCCCTTTCTAAGCTGTTCCTTGATGTCGTCTCCGAGCTCTTGGATCTGAATGTATTCTGGGGTGTATATGTCTCCAGTTGCGAACCTAACTTTTACGATAGCTCCAACCTTAGGGATCGAAATAGATCCAGCTTTTGCGTCCTGCCCGAAGAACATCGGCTTAGCTGCAGGAACTGCCCAAGGTATGTCCTCGGTAGGCAGGTCATCGAACACAGAGAACACTCTTATCCTGCACCTACCCTCGTAGTTTGGGTCGTCAATGTCCTCCACCACACCCATGTAAGTCGATACGAAAGTTTCCTCGCCAGGTATTCCAGCTATGCCTTCTTCGCTGTGTCTCATGCTGTTCTTCTACTAAATTTTAACTCTGCGTTTTGTAAATTTCGCCGAGATCGTCTATTTTTTGAGTTTCCTCGTCGTTCTGGTAAGCATCTCCCATGAAATCAACGCTGCTTGCTGGAACGTCCTGGTAAACGTCTCCTAATTCTCCAACCGGCTGAACTTGATCAGCTGCTGGGTAAACTGTTCCCAAGTCTTCGGCAGGTTCGGTCGTTTCGCTCTGCTGGTAAACGTCGCCTATCGAATCTACCGCTTCCGTTCTAACGTCCTGGTAAACGTCTCCAAGTTCTTCTGCTGGTTTGGTTTCCTCGTCGATCGGGTAAGAGTCTCCTATCTCTCCGATTTCTGGGTTCTTTTCAGCCTCTGGGTAAGTAGATCCTATCTCTCCAACACCAACGGTCGCTTCGTCAACTGGGTAAGCGTCTCCCATCTCAGCTACGCTTGGCGGTGCTGGTTCGTCCGAGTAAGTATCTCCCATGTCGGAAACCGACGGTGCTGCCGGCTCGTCAGGGTAAACGTCCCCAATCTCTTCGACTTGAGTTCCAGGAACGTCCTGGTAGACGTCTCCCATGTCGGAAACTGCCGGAGCAGGAGGCTGATCAGGGTAAACGTCACCAATCTCGCTGACCTGCGTAGGTGGAACGTCCTGGTAAACGTCTCCCATGTCTCCGATCGTAGGTGCAGGCGGTTCGTCCGGGTAAATGTCTCCGATCTCGCTAACTTGAGTAGGAGGAATGTCCTCGTACGTGTCTCCCATCTCAGCGATCGGCGGTGCTGGCGGTTCGGTTGGGTAGACGTCTCCGATGTCGTTAACTTCGGTTGGTTGAACCGGTTCGTAAATGTCGCCTATGTTAGAAACTTCTGGGGTTGGGACGTCCTGGTAAAGGTCTCCCATGTTAGCTACCGGCGGTACTGGAGGTTCGTTTACGTATGCTCTACCCATCGACTGAACAGGCTGAGTTGGAACGGTTGGGTAAACGTCCTCGCCGAGGTTTGAGACGAGAGGAGGTCCTACCGGTGGAGTTCTTCCAGTCAGCTCACCGCTTATGTTGTTCATGTCGTTTAAGAAAGCGTTTGCTCCAGAGTAAACGTTTCCCATCACCGTAACTTCTGCCATTGTCTGTATCTCGTTGAGAACCGACCCAACTATTGCAGATGGCAAACGAGTTGCGTTCTGTATGAACCTGCTTATTCTGTTGTTTAAGGTTCCCAAGGCACCAGCGAACATTCCAAGCTGCCGGTAATCGTAAGCATCTCTAAGCGATATCGGTTCCTGAATTACCCAGCCGACGTTTATTCCGAACGAAGGCGAAAACGGTTTTTCTTCGGTGTAGATCTTGTGGTCAGATTGCGAACCTCCTAGGAAGTTGCTAAAATCGAACTCACACATCTTGCAGCGAAACTGCACCATTCTCAAACCAGAGTTTAAGTTTCCTTCTGAATCAGCTTGGAAGAACTGGCCAGAGTAGTCTGCAATGTCCCTAATTTCTATGAGGTCTATGACCATGTCGAACCACCTCATGTTGTCAGGTACTCTGTACGACAATCTTTCGTTATCGTAGATCGCGTACCTGTACATTTCTGCAAGTTCTGTCAACGGCTGTTTTACCGAGTCGATGCAGTTTATGGTCAAGGACGTTTTTTGGTTTCCTTCTTTTACTCGGTGAAGCGCTTTCCAAAGGTCTCCTATTCCCTGGATCGATTGGAAGTACCAAGGAGAATCCTGAACTTCCTCCAACAGATTTCTGAAGCGAGCTAACGCAGCAGCTGGAGTCAAGTTCTGTAAGTTTTTCGGAGCAGTGCCAATAGGGTAGTAATCGTTCAGCCACTGGATGGTTGGGTACTCGACTATCTTGTTGTCTCCAACTGCAGTAACTCCGGTTTTGTCGATGTCGCTTGCTACCGGTTTCAAAAGGCACGAGTTTGTGAGACCGTCTCCGAACGGGTAAGTTTCCTCAGCCGGAAAGAAGTCTATCCTGAACGTTAGAAACACTGGGTCCTGAAAATCGTCGGTTGACGATTTTACGAAAAGGTTCTTTCTTCTTATTTCTTCTAACGATCGTGCCATTACACTTTTACGTCTTTTTTAGCTAACGGCAACAACCAGTGCCTTCTAGCTAGGGTTAGTTTGGTCGAAAATTCGCCGTCAATGTACGAGTAAGAGATCGATTTTACGTAGTAAAAATCGCTCAGAGCTTTATCTCTAATAGCTCCCTGAGGAAGATCGTCGATCCTTGGTATTCCAGTGTCGATGTCGTCCAAGTCAACTTCCGTTTCTTGGTCGCTGGCCATCGTTCTTCCAAGCATAGCAGATGCTTTGTCCATGTAAATTTCAACCTTTACTCGGCTTCCTCTGATAACGTTTGCGCTGAACCCGTTCAGCGTTACTAAGAGCAAATTTTTCTCAGTTTCCAGCCAATTGTGATAGTTCAAGAGTTCTGCAAACTTGTAAGATGGGTGAGCGTTACCGTAATCTATTCCGGACCACACTCCGGTTGCTACTGCTGGTCCATCATCATCGTTATCTGAGTTACTTAAGTACTCAGGTATCTCGACCGTGTGAGGTTTCTTTCCGTCGTTCGTGACCGTTGAAGTTAGCGGTTCCAAGAAGTGCAGCCTGAACTGTTCGTACTGTTCGAACGGGTAAGTGCTAGGCTTTCCAGCATCAATGATTTCCTCTATCTTCCTAGGTTCAGAATCTTCGCCCTTTCCCGATCCGTGATCGTACCAGTAAATGTACCGGCGAATAGCATTGTTTCTGAGTATGTCACCGTGGTTGCTCATAAGCGAGTAATCGGTGATGTAGAACTCGGATGCTCTGGCCTCAGGGTAGTTGGTTAGGATTATCGGCACTTCAACCTCATCCTCTTTCTCCTCTTCTTCCGGATCGAACCTATCCTTGTTCATTTCCGTCTGTCCTATAGCTATGTACCCGGTGTCCACTTCATCGTCCCTAGCGAACTGCTTTTCGACGTTTATGAAGTTGAGCACGTAGTACCTATCGATGAAACAGTCGAAGAAGTTCCCGTCATCCTTGTAAGCGTACTTCGAAACTTGAGTTATGAACTCCTTGTACGTGTAGTTCGGCATGATCCAAGTCATAGCATCGGAAGTTCCTTCCGCCTGGTTGTCAGCAAATCCTAACTGGAGCTCTTCTGCTACCTTAGCTAGAGTTTCCAACGAAGTCATGTTTCTGTAGGACTTTGAGTAATTTCCGTACAGAGTCGGAATTAGCATTTCTCCTGAGAAAGTGTACACAACTGCTTCTGTTCCAGGAATAGGCATGGATGAAACCGCGTTTATCAGAAAGTCAGCAGACAGCGATTTTAACTTCTTAACTGTTGACTTGACGAACACGCTCACTATGATGTTGGACAGAGGAAAACCCCTAGCGCTGAAAATGTGACCATCGTCCACGAAAGTGACAGATATCGTCGGAGTAAAATCTTCCTGACGAACGTGCAAAGCTTTTATCTTTTCCGGCGGGATCTTAACCTTTCCTATCATTACTAGGGGAGTAGAAAAACCTCTTCTCTGCTTGAACTTGCTGTACGTTCCATCGAACAGTTTCCTGCGATCCTCCTCGCTCAAGCTGCTTTCGAAATCAGCTAATTCGATTCTGGTCGGTGTGATAGTCGGCGTAAATCTTACCGTTACTCTGTTCTCCTGTGCCATTATGCCAGCCTATTTTTTAGAAGAGTTTCTTTCAGCTTTGTTCTGGAAATAGGCTCGGTGCAATCTTCCTTCTTTACGGAAGTAACGTCTGACCCGAACAGGATCTTTCCGTTCTGTATCTTTACTCCGCTGTCGAGAGCAATGTTCGGCGGTACCGGAGCGCTAGCGCCTGCTTGGTAAGCTGAGGTAAGCGGGCCGGTTCCTGAGAAGTTCCCGCCCTGCATGATGTTGGATATTTGCGAACTTAAAGCTGACAAGCTCAAGCTCGACAGATTCCCGCTCTGAAGGAGCGCGTTCAACTTGGCTAAGTTCGAATTGATAGCGGTTCCTTTCTGGAGCAAGTAGTTCATCCTAACCTGGTCTTTCCTTGACCTAGGAGCCATGACCAAGTTGGTGTACTTCTTTCTAACTGCCATGAGTTTAGGATCGTTTACTTTTCCGGTGCTTCCAAATTTAGAAAGAGTAGCCATAGACGGTATTCGGATAATGTCTCCAACGTCCAGAGCAAACGGGTTAGGGTACCCGTTGTACTTCAAAAGGAGGTCCAAGTAGCCAGGGTCCTGGTAAAAATAGCTAGCGATCAGGTCAGGCCTCATTGCAGTTTCTTCCGTAACGACGTAAGCTTTCCCAGAGTTAGCTCTGATACCCAAAAAAGACACAGTGCTCATCGCGAGATTGACGATCGTATCGCCGTTGAGCTTGGTGAAGCTTGTTTTACTCATTAATGTTCTTAAGTTAAGCATGCGTCATCTGTTAAGTTTTAGTCAAATCTTTATCGAAGTACAACCACAGCAACGAATCGTCCATCCGGTCGACCGTCGAATCTCCTGAGACTGGATTTTTGCCGTTCATCTGCGGAGCGTACCCGTACGATTTTCTTATTCTGTTTCTGTAACGATCGAAGGAACCCGTTCCTAACTGCTGCTGGATAGCTTGCTTGTCGTCATCCGTTAGTTCGTTTGCTCCCTTTTCTCCTGTGCTGGTAGAAAAGAACTGTTTGAACCTCGTGTTATTTGTTTCTCCGAACGTATCGTCAGCTGACGACGGATTTCTTAGTTTGGTGAAGAGCAGCTTAGCTTCTCCCAAGTTAAACATTCTCTCGATTGCCACTTTATCCCTAGGTTTTCCTTGTTGGAGTTTTATTGTAAACGTGCAGCCGGTCGGAAAATCGTCAGGCCCCATTTCCTCGTCGAACTTTAGGATGCAGTTCGACACGACTAAGTCTCCCATCACCATGATCGGATTCATTGGGTTTCCTACTACTAAGTGCCATTCTCCGATAGGCCGGTCTGACAGGGCAGATTTGATGGAGATCAGGTTTGGAATAGCATCCGCAAGAGCAAGAGCTGTACCTGCTTGAAAAGTGTTGACTAGAGCGGCTTCCGCTTTTTCTCCAGCTTTTCCGTTTTTTATTGCTTGCTCCATGTTGTTAACCGTTTCTCCAACCGATGCTTGTATTGACTGTAAGACCGCTTCCATCTTACTCATCATCGTGTTGATGTCACCGTTGAACACCGTTCCCCACGAAGTTAAGAGTTCTCCTAACATCTGAGTAGTAGTTTCGTCGAATTTTACGCCAAGCCTAGGAAAGTACCTAGCTAACTGGCCCAAGAAAGTCGCATCGTTGTAAGTTAAGTTCAAAAAGCTTGCTATTAGGTCCAGAGCAACGATCTTTGGGCTCAACCCGCTGAAAGACCTGAAAGAATAATGAAAGTTTAACGTGAACGGCGTGTCCCAGCCATCCTGCATTCCCCTAGCTCTTCTGGTAGAAGCGTTCACAACGTTCACTGGACCGTATATCCTGTTCCAGTAAGGACCCTGAGTGTAGAGTTCCCTTGAGTATTTTTGTAGCTTTTCTTCGACTCGGCTTAGCTGAGTGAGTTGCGCGTCCTGTCCGTTTAGACCGACGTAAACTGCTTCTAGCCTTTCGCCAAGTTTCTGAAGTTTCGGAATGTCCTTGAAAACTTTCATCAAATCGGTAACTGTTACTTCGTTTCCTTCTAGTATCTGCGGATCATCAATAGGCCCTACCGTCTCCCAGCGCAATCCCCAGTTCATGAAACCTATGTTCGACAGAACGTTGTCAGTTCCTTCTCCGAACCAAGTTACCGCTTGCGCAATTGGGATTGGGTTTAGGTTTCCTGGAGCTCTGATAAGATCATCGATAGGAAATGGGTACCTACGAAGAGTTACTAACCTGTTGTTAGGAATCTTTCCGTAGTTCTTGCAGAACATGAAGTCTGTCATCGCGTACGGCTGAAAGCCGGTAACGCTTTCCATCGATTGAGTGCTTGCCCACTGTATCAAATTTTTAGCAGTCGGGTTAGCGATAGCTGAGTAATTCTTAACCGCGTAATTGTTTGCAGAATTTTTTAGAGCCTGCATTCTCTTTAGATTATCGTCGATAGCCTTCTGATACGCAGCTTGCAGGTTAGCATTAGTTGCTGCTGCTTTACTAGTTTTATCCTTGTCAACCAATACTTGCAATCCATCGGCCGCATTTTGATTCACGGTGTCGGTGTAAGGATCTCCGCTCTGTTTTGCCGCGTAACCGATAAAATGAGCATCCGGCTGGTAAGCTGCTCCGTTTATGAACTTGGAGTACTTAAAGATGGAGAATTTATTGAATATTGAGTCTGTGTCAGCCGATATGATAGACCCGCCAGATTGGTTTTGAGCTTCGTCTGACAAGTACTGACCCAGCTCAGCTTTAGTTCTTTTGGATAGTGCTTCCAAGTAGTTTACTCCGCTAAAGGCCTGCTCAACCTTTAGAAGCTCGACAGTCGACGAATTTTGACTACTCGACCACGTGTTAGTGCCGTTCGCTACGGTGTTTGCTGATTGTTTGTTGAAACCTGGACCGCCGCCCATCTCTGTTGACTATTTTTGTTATTTATACTACGGAGCGTAAAACCCACAAATCTTTAGTTTGTGGGATGTAAGCGACAAAGATAGTAATTAACCTTGAATATAAAAATTTTACAAAAAAACAATACTTTAGTATAAAATTTGAGGTATAATAAGCTAGAATAAAAAAACAAAAAATATGAAAGAAGTTGTACAAACAGTAGACAAATACGCTTTACAATCAGTAAAGGTAGGTTCAGAAACATTTACAAAATACATTTCAGAGGACGGATTTGAATTTGATACAGCCGAGGAATGTTTGAAACACGAATACATACTTAAAAATGTACAAATTACAAGAATCAAAAGTTTGTCTCGGAGTCAACTGAATCTTTTAATACACCTCCTCTTTGAAAGGCAAGATACACGTCTTTCCTCTGAAAAACTTTTTATTTGGACACCAAAAAACTTAACGGATGATACAGAAATTAAATTGGTTTCTAGATTTTTACGTACACATGGTTGTGAGAACATAAAGTTTAAGGACATGTTAGAGCATTATGATGACAAAAGCAGTACTGTGTTCGCAGTCTTTAGTTGGACGGAAGACGAAGAGACAGACTATCCTTCTTATTGTACTAAAATAGTTCCGATTAACGAAGTCAAGAAAAAATTAGAAAGTTTTTATCAGGATGTGTTACAGACCTTCAATTTCTAAAGATTCTTTTTTTATAGAAAGGAGCGTAAAACCCATAGGTCTTTAGCCTATGGGATGTAAGCGACAAAAACATTTGGTAGTTCAAATTAAAAGTTGTATATTTGCATTGTCAGTACAAGACATTAAAACCTCGTAAGGGACTTGCGAGTACACGTGTGGAGCGACAATAAGACTTCTAACTCTTCGGAGCAGTAAGCAAGTTGCTGTGAAGCACGAAGCCCATTGGTATTTAGCCAATAGGTAGTTCACGTTAGGAACACATTAAGATTTCTACTAATGTAGATAAACAGAAAAGATATGATAGAGACAAAACTACTTTATGTACCCATAGATTCTATACAACTGAATACGCACAAACAAGAAGATCCGTATTATTTCAGTAAGTTAAAAACGTCCATCAAAAAGTTTGGACAGATACGACCTGTAATTGTTAGCACCACTGATCTAAAAACTTTTCGTGCGTTAGTCAGAAGCCTAACCCATCGCCTATGGCGTGGGTGGGTAGTTCACTATAGCCGGAAAACTGGCCAAGCAAAAAACGCCTAGCTTCTAGGCCGGCGTCTTTCGATTTCCTTCCTCCAAATGGTAGGATGAACTCAGGTGAACCTAAAAATAGGTTCTTATGTTATCATTAACTCAAAAGAGCATCATTTCTGGGTGATCCTAATACATTGGATCCAGCTCAGGGTTAGGGATCTTTTCCCAATTACGTTCGGCGTTCATTCCGCCCAGCCTCTTAGCCAACTGAGTGTGCTCGGATTTTTCCTTAAGGTAGACCAGAGCTTCCTCGTACAGTCCCTTGTTTAGCATTCGGTCGATTACCATGGCATCGCTTCCCTTTAACTTTGCTCTGTACACAACAGGAAACCTTTGAATGTTAGCTTTTGCTCGTCTGATGATCATTCCGATCTGCGTGTTGTACGCTCTTTTCCCAGGAAGTTCGGTTGGATCGATCGAAAGAACACCAACTGTAAACAGTTCCTCAAAATCAGTCCAGTCCTTTGCTTCGTCAGGTTCCTTTATGAACGATTCTATTCCGTGACAGTCTGCTAAACCGTAATACCACGAAGACTCTTCCATCTTGTTTTCGAACAGTGCAAATTTAGTAACAGCTCTGTTTTCCGAAAGCTGTTTTTTCTTTCCTTCAGCTTTTTCCAAGTTATCCTCGTACAAACCCGGAACGACAGCCAATCTTTCCCCGTTTATTTCCACCGGATTCTCAAGAGTGACTTCGTAACGTTTAACGTCCGGTTCGTAGTCGGTAGAGTAGATTTCAGTTATCTCAGCACGAACTCCGTCGATAGCTTGAAAGAGATCGCTTTCCAACTCGTCCGAGTTTGCTCTGACCATCACTTTATCTCCGAGTTCAAATGCCATTTCCGATTCTGTTATTTTTCGATACGAACGCGTCGAAGTTCATGATCTGCATCCTTTCCTCGTAAACGCTTCTTCTTTTCTTCTTTTTCTTCTTTGGATTAAAATTATCTCCGGAGCCTATCGAATTTTCGGTAGGTGGAACGATTGGGCCCATTGAACCTATAGAACCTGGGACCTGCATCGAAACTCCAGGAGCTACTTCTTCCGAAACAGCGTTCGACGCTAACGGACCAGGTTCGTCAAGAACGCCCGTGTCCGGAATGAACAGTCGAGTAACTGCATCGCCTTTCATCTGACCTTCGCGGCCCTTTAGCATCTTTCCGATGAACTTGCCAGCGCTGTTTAGAGCGATAGCGTAGAGCTTGTGAGTCTGCTTTCCTAGGTTTGCCCAAGCTTGTCCAGCTGGAGTTACCGGAGTCTGGCCTACCGGAAGAAGGTTCATTATGTACGTGAATCTCTTCCTAAATTTCATCAGCCAGGTAGCGTCAGCTATCTGTTTTCCTGTCACAGGAAGGTCGACCGCTTCGTGAAGTTTCAGCTTCGTTCTAAAGTCGAAGTGAATGCCCTTAGCGTCTTTTAAAGTTATTGTCTTTTCCCTAGCTCTTTCTAGAACGTACTTGGCTTCTTCGGTGAGGGTCTTTTTTAGGAATTCTATGACTTCCGGTTTAGACAGAGGGCGACCGTTTCGAACTCCTTCCAGACCGTTTATCGAGATCTTGATGCTATCAATCTCCTTCAAAATATCTTGCTCGCTAGTAAAGTTCTGGTGTCGAAGGTTCAGTATTCTCTTGAGGATCTGTACCTCCTGGTCGTTGGATAGGATCGTTCTGTACAGCGTTTGGTACCGTTCCTCTCCGATCTTATCCTTTATGGTTTTCTCTACAGTTTCCTTTGCTTTTTCGGCAGAAGCTTTGGTTTCTTCTCCGTAAAAGGGTAGAACCTTTTCCAACGCGATGAGAGTGGTTATCACTTTAGCTGCGCTGTGTTCTTTTCCTTCCTGCTGAGTGTCAGAATCCAGTATCTGTGCCATTTCTGGCTGGATGAGCTTTCCTACTTCCACGATGGTGTTATCGTTCTGCGAGGAAACTTCATCCTTTATGCTAGCTACTTTCTTAAGCACTTCATCCGCTATCCTGTCTAACTCTTCCTGCCTCAAAAGTTTGAAAGCTTCGTAAATTCTTTCAAGAGCTTGAACTCTTGCTGCTACTTGGATCCGTTCTGCTGCGATTCTCTGAATCGCTTCAACGTCACGGTCCTCTTTTTTGAATTCCTCGTCCAGCTGTATGCTGAGCCTGCGTATCTTTTTTCGGCAGTACTCCAAGTAAGCGGTAGATATTTCCATTCCCCTAACCGATCCAAATTCTTTCTGGTAGATCGGATCCTTCAGTGCCTGTTCCAAGTCAACAATTCCTCTGTCCAAAAGCATGTCTATGAGGTAATCTAACCTCTTCCAAGCTTCCGCATTCGGATCGCCGTCCTCTTCCTGACTATCGTTTCCTGAACCGTGACGAAAATCCTGGTTTATGCCAGAAAATTGATCTTCGAACCTGATGATGTCTGCTTCCAGCAGCAAATTTTCGAACTGTTGAAACTTTCTTACTTTGAACATTCGCGATTAGTTTCTTTTCATCTGCAGAAGGTACTGCACTTTGTTCTTGAGAGTGATCATCTCGTCGACCATGTTGTACAGTTCCGAATCCGCTTCCCTATCGAACAGGGAAGCAAACTTCATTCTCAAAGTCTGGTCAACTACTTCGAAGAAGATCTGAATCGCTTCTTCCCGGTCGTACAGAACGATCTGAGCTTGACCAAACTTAAGAGTTTGGGCTCCGTACTTTCCAGCGATTCCCTCGATGAGAGCATCTAACTGGTCGGTGAACGTGTCGTAGAACAAGCCAAAGTGACGGTGCTCGGTGTCAGAATCTGTTTGCAGGTGAATTATTTTCGCTTGATCGGCTATTTGAAACAGCGATAGCATGAATTCAGCAACTGTGGTTTCTTCGGTTACCTGCTCAGCTGGCGGAGTTGTAACGTCAGCTACGACTTCTTGGGTTTCTTCCGGCTCTATCGGAAAAGTCGGCATTTGTTCGATTTCGATCATCTTGACCTGAGCTTTTTTTGTTTCTTCTCCCACCTGCCAAACGGAATAACCCAAAGATCCCGGTTTACTTTACTCTTGAGGTAATCGTAAACGCTGTTTCCTTCTGGGTGCTGCAGAACTGCATTCTTAAGCGGTTCTTTTCCTGCTCGGTAGTTCTTGTAATTCTGGTGAGTCTTTTCCATACTTGGTTATTTATTCTGATATTCTTGGAAGAAAGTGTGCCCAAAACTTTATATGGCATACGTGTAAAATATAGATACATTAAACTGTAATAACCTAGATTTGATGAAATTTGAAGATCTAACCCAAGAGAACATCTCAGACATCAAAGCCATATACTGGCACCCTACTCTCAGCTGGGATGAACGAATGAACAGATTAAGCAGCTACCTAAACAAATCGGAACGAACCGTGTCCAAGTGGTTGGCTCGGTTAGGCTTAACCGAAAAAGCTATGGTAGAATCCCCTCAGCTCATAAAGGCAAAAGAACGCCAGTTGAGCACTAAAAAGCGGTTCCTCATCACCTGGGCTCAGAACGACACTCCGATTCACGAAGCGTTCGTTTCTAACCTCGAAAAGTACGCCGAGCACATAAACGCGGACATTCACGTGATAGCAGGACGGTACAAGAACCCAACATCAGTATTCACCGATAAGAATTACGATACGTGGGACGAAAAGATCGAGGAATACCTCGACGCTAACCGGCACAACGTCCACAAGAACATGTGGATAATGTCAGACATCAAGATCCAACCTACTGCAACTGACCCGATGACGGGTCTTCGTGGTTTAACAGGAGTTCACTCCTGCGTGTTCGGGTCGCCAAAAGTTCAGATGGAAACCGTTCCGGTCCTGGAAGGTAACCTTCCTAAGATAATGGTAACGACCGGCGCGTGCACGGTAAAGAACTACACAGATTCGAAATCTGGAAAGAAAGGCGAGTTCCACCACACGTTAGGTTTTGTCATCATTGAGATCAAGGACGATGATACTTTCTTCGTAAGGCAGATCACTGCCACCGATAACGGTAACTTCACCGACCTGAACAGCAAAGTCGAGTACGACGAAGAATTCAAGGTCAGCACAGTAAAGAAGGTGGACACGATAGCAGCCATCATATTCGGTGACATACACTTCGGCCAGCACGACCAGGAGATCATCGACAAGACTCTCGATTTCTTTAACGTGATGAAACCAAAACACGTCGTTCTTCACGATGTGTTCGATGGACTTTCCATAAATCACCATGACATGAAGAATCCTTTCGTTCAGTACGAACGAGAGATGAACGGCACAAATTCTCTGAAAGACGAGGTTGAGGCGCTTCTTGAAGGGCTGGAAGACTTTGACAGCAACGACTTTACGACAGTAATTGTCAGAGGAAATCACGACGATTTTCTCGATAGGTGGTTGCAGACCTCAGATTGGAGAAAAGCCGGAACTCTGAAGAATTCTCTAGAGTACATGGAGTATGCAGCTCTGATTCTCAGCGGAAAAGCTAAGAACGGAGTCATTCCATACATCATCAAGCAGAGATTTCCGAATTTCGTAACTCTCGATAGAAACGATAGTTTCATCATAAAGGACTGGGAACTTGCTCAGCACGGTGATATCGGAACCAACGGAACGTACGGTTCCCTGTCTCAGTACAGAAACCTTAACACGAAGATCATTGTTGGTCACTATCATTCTCCTGGAAGAAAGGATGGAGCTTTAGCAGTCGGCACTTCGACCAAGCTCAGAGTAAATTACAACATTGGCCCTAGCAGCTGGCTTCAGTCTCACGTGATCGTTCACGAGGACGGAAAGGCTCAGCACCTGAATTTCATCAACGGCGAGTTCACTACTTTATTCTAAAGGTTCGTGTAAAACTGCATAAAAAAAGCTCCGAAAGGAGCTTTTTTGCTTTTATTAGGTGTGGGCTGTTCCGGAAGTACCTGAAGTACCTGGTCCCATCTTTGTCATTTGAGTGTAACTTGGCCATAGCCCAGGATCCTCTGGGTGTTCGTTAGCTATTTTCACAGCTTCTGCGATTGAGCGATTGCGCTCTTCTTCGTACTTCTTTGCTTCCTTTAACAGCTCTTGGTCCTTTTCGGATAGAACTATTACTTGCTGAACATCGTCCTCTTCTGCAGTTTCAACGTTTAGGATGGGATCGATCGATTCGTTGATCAACTGAGACGATTCGTCGGTCTCAATCACCGAAATTCCTGGAGAACTGAACCGCGAAAGTGATTCGTTCAATTTCTCCATCAGGTCCTGGTTCATGCTGTAAAAGTCCGAGTGTATCTCCTGCGGAGCTGCTGACTTGAATCCTGCGTAATCTCCGTTCTTGACAGTGTTCATTATGACGTCCTTTATGCCAGCGGACGGAAGTTCCATCAACCTAAGGTCCTTTTTCAAGTTTAGGTTTCTGGATCGTTTCTTAGCAAGCTCTATCTGCAGAGCTAAGTCTCTTATTCTACTCCGGTTGGCTGCTATGATGTTGGGTTCGTAGTTAGGCTTTATCGTCTTTAGCAAGCTTTCCACTTCTCCGTCGGAAACGATAACGTAACCTTCTATGAAACTGCGGTGAACGTTCGCAAGTCTCTGCAGACCGTTTATGACTGTTTCTTTCTTGAAAGGTCTAGCTTTGCTTGTGTTTCCTGGGTGGACGCACACTAACAAGCACGGAAGACCGTTCTCGTTGAACAAGCTCTGCGCTGATTTTATGTGTCCTGGGTGTATAGGTTGAAAGTCAGAGATGATCAAGTTTACGGGTTTAGTTTTCCTATCCTCTACCTGCTTGAATGTCTCAAAGTAGCCCGGATCCTTTTCTTCGCCGACGAATTCTTTGAACGTTGGGAAGTAATTTTCGTAGATTGAATCTCCCATGATTACTCTGCTAATTTTGTCGATCTGGTCGTTAAGGTTCTCTTTCATCTCTTTTGTGAAGAACGATGAACTTACCTTGATCTTTTTCTTTCTGAACATGTTGATGAAGACCCTGTAAATTTCCTTGAAATTAGGGTTGGATTCGATCATCGATGTTACTCTAGGATTGTCGATGAGGCCGAAGTTCACGTTGAAATCGTCTCTTTGCAGAAAATCAGGTATCTGAATGTCTAAGTCCCTGTACTTCTCGCCAAATTCCTTTACGAATTCCAAGTATATGTGATTGACCAGGGACACATACCGTTCCTCATAGGTCTCGCCCTTCATAGGAATTTCTCTCAGCTCGCTAACCGAATACTGCTCGATGAAGTTCATTAGGTCGATCACGATGATCCAGATGTAATCATCGCTCTTCTTGCGATCTTCTGCCGATCTTTTCTTTGCTCCTTCCTGGAAGGTAGGATCTATCAGCTTGGCCAAGAACACAGGTTCTTCTCCTCTAGCCGAATCATCGTAAAACCTGAAAACGATTCCCTCAATGTCCTTGTCTAAAGAATCCTGAAGGAACGATTTTTCCATTGATGGGTTGAGGACTGAAACTATGTACCTAGTGAAAGAAGTCGTCTTGAATTTTTCTACTAACTCATCAAACGGCGTGTATATGAATTCGTGTATCTGCTTCTTTTGCTCTGGGCTTAGCTTGCCCTGGAAGATGATCGGAGGTCGTTCTATTCCTAAAACGTCTGCCCATTTGTTGAGCTCTTCCCTGCTCTGTATTGTTTCCTTTACCTCTCCGTTTTTCTTGAGAATGTGTATGTAACTCAAGATCAAGTGATTCTTCGGAAGGTTGTCGTAGGATATGGTCTGCGGTTTTTTGTCGGAAAAGTATTCCATTCCGAAGTAGTAATTCGGCGGAATGTTCGGAGCGATCTCGCTCTTCTTACTTTCCAGGTAGGAAATAGCAGGCTCAAAGTACTTGCTAAGGACTCTGTCCACGTACGATATTGGGCCGTTTCTTTTGAAGTACTCTATCTTTCCATGATCGTCCTTCATCAAACCGAAAAACGCTCCGTCCATCTTCTCGTTTACGATGACCGTCTTGTTGAGTAAGTTGTCGACGAAGTCTTTTCCGTATTTGTCTAAGACGTCCTTTAAATGCGATAAACCTGCCATGCTTTTAATTTTGTTAGTCTAGTGGGCCAAAGTCGCCTCTACTCATTGCTTTGCCAAATTCAGTAGAAGAGATTGAATCCAAAGAGGAATTTATTCTGACGACCGCGTCTCTCAACACTTGATCGCTTTTCAACAAGTCGATAAGCTGAGGAAGCCTAAAATCCTGAGATTTTGGCATTCCACCTACTTCCTTAAGCCTCTTTTCCAATTGATTGTAACCTAATCCTCTAGTGATTACTGTCCAAACGTAGAAAACCGGAGTGTCTTTTCCCTCGTAATGCTTTTCGTAAAAATCTTCGATTCCTTTCAGGTGTTTTTCCATCTCAGCTAAACCTGATTCTTTGGTGAACATCCACGGTTCCCCAGTTTTTCCATTTCTGCTGAGTTCGATAACGCGGCTAGCGTGTCCATGTATGTCGCTAGCATAAGTAAATTCTTCCAAATTAGGGCACATCATGACCAACTCAGAGAAGAGCGGCATGAACTCAGAAAGAGGTAATCCTCTGGAATCGGATTCAACGGATTCGTTTACAAATTCTCCGAAATCTTTCGTGAACTTTTTAAGCATCTCATTTTGACTATTTTTGTTATTTATTAAGCCGAGATGCCTAAAAGCTTTTTACCTTCAGCTACGAAACGGTCAACCGATTCTTGGTCAAAGTTGTTGGTGATGAATGAGATACCATTTTTTCTAGCTGGGTCAGCTAACTGGTCCTTTCCGAACTCCAAGAAGTGCCCGAACTGGTGAAGTTCCTCGTCGGTGGAGTGAGCTCCATCGAAAACGTCCTTGTTTCTGGCTAGATCCTGGTCTCTGCGATCCTGGTTTACCGTGATCATTATCGTCTTGCAGTTTCGATAGAGGTCGGACGACAGCAAAGCTTCGTACTCTTGTCTTGCTCTCGTTGGAAGCAAACGTTGCCTCAAGACTGCCCAAACGTAAGCAGAGATGATGGCTCTATCGAAGATCCAGATCTTATCTCTGTACTGAGGTTGTTGGTTCATTTCGAGAATGGTCATGATGTTACCCAAGCTGAAATAGTGAAGAGCTGGCGTGTTGTCAATGTCGTGCAAGCCTAAAGTTCTAATGTGATTTGCAAAGTAGAACTTGTAGTATTCAATGTCCGGATCCGTGTCGAACTTTTCCGGGCTCTTGAGCAATTCCAAGTTTACCGACTCTAGCAAGTCGTTTATCAGGTAAGTCTTGCCGCATGCTCGCGGACCTTCTACGAATAGTATCATAATAATCTGATTCTTTCAACGTCCTTGTAATCGCAAAGCGGGACGACTGAGGCTAAGCTCAGTTTTATTACTTTACTTTTATCAACGAAAACGAAATTGATCTCCAATTCCGGTGCTTCGTCTGCTAAAATTTGCGCGTACTGTATGATTTCCCACATGGAATCCTCGTATATGGTCAAGGATTTTGCTTGAGGGTTCATGTCCAAGATCTCGAGAAGCTTCATTGCTTTGGATTCCTCTCTTCCGAGAAAGTAAACCCTGTGAAAGAGGCAAGCGCTCTTATCGAGAAGCTTTAGGATTGCTTCCTTGCACGCAAGAACCCTGTGAGTGATGAGGTAATTCTCGTACTTGGAGTTCTCTCCCCAAGTCTTTTCGATCGTGTTGAGAATCGGAAATACGGTTTCGTGATTTTCGAGAGACTTTGGATCGTCGAACCATTCGTAGGGTTTTTTTCCTACTGCTTCGGCGCAGGTAAATCCAGGAACTCGGTAGAGAGTCTCATCGAAATCGAATACGTTGATGTGTTCCTTAGGCTTGTTCATCTTCCAACATGTATGTGTTATCCGGAGTAACAACGGTTACCCTAAATTGTTTCAGTCCTTTTCTTAATCGTTCAGCCAAAGCCAGCGCTTTTTCGGTGAGTTTTTCCGGACTTCTCGGAAACCTTGGGTAGTTTACGAAACCCACTATCGCTCCAGGTTCCCAACCTTTAACGTAACGGTACTCGGTTGGAGTGATTGTCACGCAATCTCCCAACCCATTTTCGTCGAGTTCGTTTACAAACTCATCGCAGATCTGTCGAACGTCATTGAGATTAAAGTAGTAGTGTCCGTACCCTGCCCTCAAGCCGACCCATATCTGAACTGTGTAAGATTTTTCAATTTTCATACTTGCAGATCTTTTACTAATAAATAACTGCATAGTTCTGTAATACAATACCAAATTATCGATGGATAGGACACTAAGACGCACAAGAGAGTATTCAGGGAACAGGTATCACCTGATCCGTGATTGCGTTCAAGCTCAAAAGCCTTTCGCAATCTACAATTTCACGAGTTCCGATCAGTACAACGAGTTTCTAAACGACTTGGACTCTTTCGGCCGTTTGAATTACGTGGTGCAGACCATCACGTCAATGTCACTTGCTGAAAGAAAAGTTAGGTTCGTGTTTCCTAGCATCTTTGTGACGAACGAAGCAACCGACGTTTCCCTTGACGAGTTCAAAGAGATCGTAAAGGGTTCGCTATCTCACTACAAGCTAGATTCTATAATTTGCCTGTACGATGGAAACGTTTCGGTATTTTACAGAAACGGAGATCACCACCCGATCGGCAACACCATATACGGAAGCCAGCAGATCAACGAGTTCCAGAGCGACTATTACCAAGTAGAAAGCACCTATTACACGTTCTTGGTGTAAAACTTATCGCGCTTTTTCCGTAAAATAAACAGATGGAAGACGGAAATAAACTAACGCTGGAAGAGCACTTTCGTAACAAACGGGAGCTTTTTTCAAAGGAAATAAAGGACGGGATTCAACTTCTCATTAAGATTGAGAACATTCCTCAAGTCCAGGTAACCTTCTTGAGCCTCAGGCAGAGAATCCTGGAAGAAAATCACACTCTTCTCGAACACTTTACTCGGTACAAAAAGCAGTACCGAGAAAAGAAGGGCGAGGAATGGGTTGATGCTTCCAAGATCGGTCAAACTCGGTACCAACCAAGCGAGAAAGTAACGATCGTTGACGCTAAAACTGCTGCCCTAAAGGAACGGCTCGAACAGCTTGAATACCAGATCGAGTTTTACTCAGAGTGCATAAAAACGGTCGATTCTGTCATCTTCGGAATCAAGGACAGGATCGCTGCTCAAAAGTTGCTGGACGGCAACTAAAATTTCTCACAAAACTTTGCTATCATTTGAACTGACTGACGATAAACAGCACCTTCAGCTCGTGGATTACGCGGGAAAGGGAGAACTGAAGGACCTTCAACTCTACTTTAAGAAAAGAAGAGCCGGTTACTTTCACGACCCGCTCTACAAGAGAAAGTTGTGGGACGGTTACGACAAGTTCATCGACAGCCAGAACCGAATAGGCGTCGGACTTTGGCGAGAGATCGTCAATTTCGGTGAACGCTACGATTACGAGATAGACATCAGGGGGTTGGACGATCTTCTGAACTTAGATTTCACGAAGGACAAGTCCGACAAGTTTGCGTCAGTTCTTCTCGACGGAACCGACCCTCACATAGAACCGTACGCTTACCAGTTAGAGGCAGTTCACAGAGGGTTGAAGTACAAATTTTGCTCTCAGGAATTAGCAACGTCAGCGGGTAAGACTCTTATCTTCTTCATATACCTATCCTTTTTGAAGAGAAAAGGAATCATCACCAAGGATAAAAAAGCACTCCTGGTGGTCCCAAAAACGTCCCTGGTCAACCAGACAGCTGACGCTTTTGAGAAAGAATACCAGACTGGCCTGGTTCCGTGGAACATTCACCGAATCGGCGGCACAAATTCGTTTTCCCAGAAAAAATTCGACGACTGCGAGTTAGTCATTTCTACGTACCAGAGTTTGATAATGGACGACGGCAAGCCGAAAAAGCCGAAGAAGGATAAGAACGGAAAGATTAGAAACCCGATAGTTAGGCAGACTAAACCTGAATTTTTCAAGAACTTTAGCGTCATCTGCATCGACGAAGCTCACACGAGCCGTGGAGATTCGATCCGCGATATTCTCAAAGCTAGCACTAACGCTGAGTACAAGTTAGGTTTGTCTGGAACGATTAAGATCGAGGAACAGTACTCCGATTTTTTCAAGATCCAAGAGTACTTGGGACCGTTGAGCATGATCGTCAAAGCAAAGTTTCTCATGGAAAACGACTACTCAGTAGACGTCATGGTGAACATGGTCAGGCTAAAGTACCCAGAAGACGATCCATTCGTCAAGGGATATGCCGAACTTAAGGAAACTGGCGGAGCTACGGGAAAGGAAAAGTACGAGATAGAAAAAGCGTTCATAGTTTCGTACGAACCCAGAATAAACTTCATTGCTAAGCTGTGTAGCAAGTTACAGGGAAACAAGATGGTCCTTTTTACTAACGTAAAGGACCAGTACGGAAAGAGAATTTACGACAAGATAAAAGAAACGAACGAGCACGTTTACTACATCGACGGTGGCGTAAAGGACGATGATAGGTCAGAGTATCGGTCAATCATGGAATCTAACGCTGGTGTTGTTTTAGTTGCTTCGTTTGGAACTTTTTCCACAGGTATAAACTTGAAGAACATCAACTACATAATCTTTGCGGAGAGTTACAAGTCTGAAATCACAGTACGACAATCGATAGGCAGGGGAATGAGAAAGTTGCTAGGAAAGCACAAGATCACGATCCTTGACCTGGTAGATGACCTTGACGGGTACATAGTGAAGCACGGAAAGAAAAGAGAACAGATTTACCTTGAGCAGGAATTTGAAGTTTCGAAGCACGAGTTTGACCTAACTAAGTTCGTCGATCAGTAGAGAACTTGCAAAGCCTCGTCAGGTTCCATCTCTAAGTACTCGTAAAACCAAGAAAGACCTTCCTTTTTGAAACGATCCACCTGCTTCAGGATGGCGGATATGTCAGTTTCTATTGCTTCTGCTTCTCCTAAAGTTTCGGTGAGGTAATTAACTAGGGCGGTTGCTCTTTCTCGAAGTTGAGATATTTCAGGAAGGTCGTTCAGTGCACCTACTTCTACCAGCTCGCTAAAATCCGGATCCTGGTACTTGTCCTTTATCTCAGCCATCACTTCTTCTTCGATGGCTTCTTTTTCAGCTAAGTAACTGTCACACTCTTCGTATATTCCTTCCAACACCGAGTCTGGACCTACTGCTGGGTGAAGCAAAAGCCAACCTCCGCTCTTTCCTCCCCAGCTGACGTCCTTTATCCAATCATAGTCTATCCCATCTGCTAGCACCTCCGCCTGGTCCTGTAAATACTTCCACCACACCCGGGCAGCTTCCTCGTCTGACAGTTCTGGGACTTTCAACCGCTTTTTGATCTCTTTCTCGTCAGGAAAGATGTAAACCTTAACGTTTAAAGCAAAGTGATCGCCTCTGGAATTTCGGCCCTCTCTGTTCCAGTTGTACTTTTGCTTCAGGTCTATCCACTTTTCTTCGATCTGCTTGATTAGAAACACAACATCTTCTTCGAACGAAAAATCGTCGAACCTGTCCTTGTACTCGTGAAAAAGGTAAGGCTGTTCGCCTGTGTACCGATTCTCGTTGACAAAATTTGAAAAGGATAGAACGTACTGGTCCATTACTTGTGCTTGTTAATTTCGATCGCTCTCAGTTGACTTAGAGCTTTTTCTTTGGTTGGGTGAGTCCCCAGAACCTTTTTTCCTTTTTTGTCCAGCACAACCCACTTGTTACCGCGCTTTCTAATCATCTCGTTCACTTCGACGAACTGTTCGAAGCTTTCAACAATCTTCACAGAAGATGCTTGAGAAACAGCTATCGGTGATTGAAAGTTAGCTGGTTGCAAGGGCGGCTGAGTTTTCTTTAGGATCTCTCCAACTTTAGTCCTTATCAGTTCCAATTTTTTTACTTGGTCCTGCGAGAACTGTTCCGAGCTTTCCTCAACTAACGCGTCGTAAGCTAAGAAGGAATCGATCTGAGAATCTTCCATTTAAAGGGATATTTTTGAGGCTATGATTATGCCCAATAGTAATTTTGCGTAAATGAGTTGAAACTGGTAGTAGGTTAGGATTATCTGGTACTCTTTGGTTGACAGGCCAACCATTCCTATTCCGGCGTTCAATTTTATGATCTTGTTGATCACCGTTACCAACTGATCGGGTCCATCAACCAAACTCGTTAGAATACCGCCGGAGGTTGAATAGCTAAGTTTCGATCGGTTATCTTGCAGCTGGGAGCACCATGCTTCAGCGTAACTTGCACCGTTTCTTTTTGCCAGTAAATCAGGCGAATCGATTGCTTTGTCGATCGTCTTAACTGCTGAGTTTAGGTCCTGAACCTTTTCAGAAATTTCGTTCATCCAACGAAGTTCGCGGTCGAATATGAAGACTGTCATGGAACTGTTGTCCTTTTCGTAAACGAACTTCATCAACGTAGGTTCAATGTCTTCTATAGCAACGCCTCCGTCATCGTCAGCTACGATTCTGTGAGCTTCTCCAGGTTCAAGAGTGAATTCCTTAAATGGAAAGTTTTCCAAGAAGGGGTATTTCCTCTTGACTACGTACGTTTTTTTGCTCATCGAACTTACCACAGGTGAACTTTTCTTTTATTTATTTATTTAGTGCTGTGAACTACCCACGAACTAAAGATTCGTGGGCTTCCGACTTCACAGAGGAATGCCCTTTCAAAAGATTAGGTCTTCTATCCTCTCCATCGGTGTAATCGACAGTCCCTGCCGATATATTATTTAATCCTAATTTTAGGATATTAATAGCAGCATTTACATCTCTATTATGATGTGTACCGCAAGATGGGCAACCCCATTCTCTTACTTTCAAGTCTTTTATTTCGCTATTACGATAGCCACAAACATTACAAGTTTGAGATGATGGGAAGAACCTATCAATCTTAACTACATTCCTACCATTCCAATTAGCCTTATATGTTAGCATAGTGACGAATGTACCCCAACTTGCATCAGTAATTGATTTAGCAAGTTTATGGTTTCGTACCATACCTTTCACATTAAGGTCTTCAATACAAATGGTGTCGTAGTTAGAGATTAGAGAGTGAGAACACTTATGCAAGTAGTCCATACGGCAATTAGAAATCTTCTCATAGAGTTTAGCAACTTTGAGCCTTTGGTTTTCGTACTCATTACTACCTTTCTTTTTTCTTGATAGGTGTCTCTGTGCTACTGCAAGTTTCTTCTCATATCTCTTTGTGTATCTATTATTCTTGAATACTTCACCATCAGAGGTTATCAGTAGGTCTTTCAAACCTAAATCTACACCAACTGCTTTATTAGCAGGTGCAAGTTCTTGATACTCCTCTATTGTGAATACTGATACAAAATACTTTCCTGTTGGAGTTTTAGTTAGACTAACTTTACCCATCTTACCTTTGATTTCTCTATGCAGACGGATAGTTATACCACTCTTGAATTTAGGTAGCCACAATTTACTATCTTCAATAGTTGCAAATTGGGGTACGGTAAATGTATTCTTACCTTTCTTTGAGTGATAGTTAGGGAACTTCGCTCTCTTTTGGAAGAAATTAGTGTATACAGTTTCAAGATTACGCAAAGCAAATTGACGTGTTTGAGAGTTTACTTCTTTAAGCCAAGCGGTTTCTTCTTTTTTCTTTAATTCAGTTAGAGCCTTTGCCTGAGCATAGTAGTTATCACTCTCTCCTTCCTCTTTGTATTGCTCTTGCCTTTGATTAAGGAAATAGTTATAGACAAAGCGAGTACAGCCGAAGTGCTTCGCCAACAATTCCATTTGGGAAGCATTTGGATATATCCTAAATCTGTATGTTCTATTTATCGTCTTAATCATAGTGCAAATATACATATAGTATTTACAAAAACAAGAAAAGTTTTGTAAAAGTGAAATATTTTTGTTAATTTTGTAGTATGAGGAGTGATTATGAGCATAGTAACCGACACAAATATTACTTGAAGTGTCATTTGATATTCTGTATTAAGTACAGAAAGAAGTTGCTCGTAGGCAAATTCAATGATACTATCAAATGTATTTTAAAGGGTATCGCAGAAAAGTCTGATTTTGATATTGAAATAATGGAGTCAGACAAAGACCACATCCATTTTCTCATCAACTATCCACCGAACATATCAGTAACATCTATTGTTAGAAAACTCAAGCAAGAGAGTACGATATTCGCTTGGAAACTCTTTGAGAGTAAGTTGAGAAAAGAGTTTTGGGCTGAACGCACATTATGGAGTGATGGATATTTCTGTTGCTCAATAGGAGAAGCAAGTCCAGAAACAATTAGGAAATATATTGAACAACAAGGTTAGTGCCTTACATCCCATAGGCTAAAGACCTATGGGTTTTCGGCACTTAATTATAAAACCTAAAAGCGATTCATTTTAATTCAAATAGAAATTGCCCAGAATCCCATATTCTTAAGTATTTTAGGTCATTCATTATTTCAAATTCTGTCAAATTTGGGTTTGCTCCATTTTTAACTAACTGGTCTTTTCTAAATGAATATCTGTGAAACCGTTTATTTGTATTTGGCTCTATATACCAATAACTTGGACCGGTTCTTTTAATTTTGGAAAATCCAATTTTTTCGTAAACCGCCCCGTCTGAAATATCAGCAGAGGCAAATGAAATAACTCGGGCAACTGGTTCTAACCGTTTAAAAAATTTAATCATTTTACCAGCCCCACCTATTATTTGTACATTTAGTTTACTAGCAAATCGATATAATTCCCAACTATCTGTTTCAGAGTTTGATCCAAGCGCTTTTCGTAATTTGCCAAATGATGAGACTGCGATCAATTCATTTTTATAAAATAGGCCAACGTAGACCTTAGCTGGAACATGTCCTTGTAAGTGATTTTTGGTTAAGAACGACTTAGCATCAGCCGCTGATATTTTTAATACTTTGCAATTTCGTGCGTAAATTCGAGCTTTAAATTTTCCTAATTTACTTAAAATAATAGATTCGATAATGTCAAATTGATTAAGTATCTGATCTTCCCAAATGTGCAATAATTTTACTCCGTTGGTTCTGCATAATTCGGTTTTGCAAAAATGATAATCCTTTGATTTAAACACATCAGAGTGCCAAAACACTCCATTTATTTCAATGGCTACGTTATTTTCTGGAATAAAAATATCTACCTCTTGTGGTTTTATAATGTTTCGGTCACCGGATATGTATTCAATATTATTTTTTTCCAGAATTTTTTTAATTATCAACTCTATATTAGTATCACTGTTTGAATTAAACGGATTGCAAATTGGGCACACCGTTACTTTTTGCATTAACCTTTGATATACTTGCCACTTATTTAATGCGAACGTGTGATTGCACGATCCAGTTAGTCTAACATTTCCAAACTTTTCGTTAGACCAGTCTAACAGTTGTAAACCATCCGCTTTTATTAATTCTTTAAAGTTAATCGCATTTCGTTCATTTATCTTATTCCTAACTGTACTACTTTTTTGTAAAACCCAATTTGCGGCATACCTACTATTATTTGTTGCCTTAGCTTTTTCTAAGAAAATATTAGTTTTAGCAAAATTATTCGTATTGTATCTAAGAACGCAAGTTTGTGATATTTTTTTCTTAACTTCATCTGCTTGGAAAGGATTTCTAACTCCGTATTTTTGCATTACTGATTTTTCTTTATTCTTTTTTACCGTATCATTTGCATTCGAACAGGCAGTTGAACAGTAATCAAAATAACCATTTAATAAACCCTTAAATTTAACATTTTTTGATCTACAGTGTTTGCAAGTAGGTTTTTCACTAAGATTATTAAAATACAAGTAAATCCGTTCAACTGTTCTCAGTTGTTCCGGATACGTATTTTCTAGCATTTTTAGAAACTCGGGCAATCTTTTTTCTAGCCATCTGCTCTTTACTCGTTGCGAATTAACTCTTCCAGTTTTAGAATTTACAAAATAATTAAGAGTCATTTGTTTTTATTTTATTTATATGAATGCACCATAAAAAGATTTAGACTTATCTAAACTTTTTGGTGATTGACTGATAAAATAAAACATGGAAACAACACTAGATCAACAGATAAAGTCGTTAGACTTAAAACAGAACGCTATAAAGATTCTCATTAACTCGTTTTACGGAGCGTTTGGCAATCGTTATTTTTACTTCCACAACAACGACATAGCGCAGTCCATCACCCTTCAGGGTCAGGACCTTATCAAATTCACAATCAAAGCAATAAACCACTACTTTCGAAACAGGTGGCACCTTGACACCGAGCTTCACGAGAAGCTTGGAATCGTTGGCCACGTGATACAACCGATCGAGAGCGAAGCGGCTATCTACACTGACACCGATTCTGTGTACTTTTGCATTGAGTACGCAATCAAATCTGTGCAAGGCATCGAGATGGACGACATGAAAGCTTTGGAAATTTGCTTAGCCATCAACAAGTACCGACTGGACGATTACTTTAAAGCTGCTTTTGAAAAGTATGCAAATCACTTCCACACTAAGAACCGCTTGGTTTTCGAACTCGAAAACGTTTCTAGAGCAGGCATCTTAGTCGCTAAGAAAAAGTACGTTCTTGAAGTAGCGACAAAAGGTTCAAAGATTCTTCCGAAACCTACCCTGATGATCAAAGGTTTGGAAGCGATACAGTCCTCTTACCCAATCTGGGCTAGAGAGAACCTCAAGAAGATTTACTGGATCCTTCTAGCAAAGGGTTACGACCTTGACCTGGAAAAGGACCTCATTCCTGTCATGCAGGAAATGAAGAACGAGATGGAAACGATGTCGATCGACAGCATAGCTTTCAACTTCAACGTTCGAGTCTACGAGGAACACGTGAAGAGCTTGAACCCTCTCGTCATAGGAACGGGAATGCCAATCTACGGCAGAGCGGCCGCCTACCACAATCACATCATCACCAAGACCGAGAACCAAAAGTACGCGATGATTCGCGGAGGTTCGAAGATCAAATTCTACTACTGCGATCCAACCACCAACGATTACGAATTTGACGTGTTCGCTTACGCCCCTGGCGTGTTTCCAGATTTTGCGATACCAATAGACAGAGAACAGCAATTCTTCAGGTTGATCGTCGAACCGATCAACAAGCTGCTCTTAGCAATGGGCTACTCAGAAATCAACTCAAAACTGACACGCCACGTGGAGATGGTACGGTCTCGCAGCAGAGCAAAGAACCCAAAACGCGAGGATCTGTACCCACTTTACGTTGTAAATTCAGAAACTCTTGAATTCGAAGAGATTCCAGCAACGGTTCAGGATTTCGTCGGAAATCCGGAAGTTCAGGTGCCAGCCGATCTGTTTCCAACGTTTATCTCGGTCATCAGTCTGTATGGATTGTCGACAGTTATCGTGCCGAAGCCTGAACTTCAGAAGTACAGAGAACGGATAGCAAAGAAAAAGGGTATCGAAGTAGAGGATCCATTCGCTATCCCGTACGAGGAAATGGCTAAAGTACTGCAAGAAAATGGTTGGGAAAAGAGTTGGAGTGATGATAATTGGGTAAAATCAAAGGCTAAGAACAAGGAAGCAAACACAGGTATCTCAACCAAAGCTGCCTATTCTCGAGTGATGAAGATTTTAGCCAAAAAAGTAACCGTTTTTAACGAGGCTGAACTTGAAGAGATGAAAGATGAGCTATAAAGATTTTGACGATTACGGAAGACCTGCGGGAACCCAAACAGATAATATTGAACCAGGAGATCTGGTAGAATACCTTGATGCTAAATCGGCTTACGTAAACGGAAAGAAGGTCAGAAAGATCGAGCCTCTTCACGGAATATGGGACGGAGAAAAAGTTCAGTTCGACGATCCTGAGCGAACTGTCGTTAGAGCCAAACCTTGGCTAAAATTGTTAGTAAAAAATCTACATAACGTAATAGGAAAATGAACCGTGAGGAAGTTGTAGATTTTGTCAAGATAGTACTCAGAAAGAGATTTCACGATAATTTTGAAAAGCAGCAAGTAGACGACAGCAACGATCGAAAGCTGAACTTTGCGTGTCCAATCTGCGGAGACTCTCACAAGAAATCTTCAAAGAAGAGAGGTAACCTCTACTTTGATACCGAAGCTTACAAGTGCTTCAACGACGGCTGCATGGCTTACATGTCGTTAGCCGAGTTCGTTTCGAAGATGAGCAGGGAGCACGGAATAATGCTGCCCAGCTTTGCTGCAGATTTTGAGTACAAACCGGTTCGAGTAAAGAGAACTGAGAACCAACTCTTGAGATTCCTAACATCTGACACTACTGAACTAGTAACAATCTCCGAGATCATCAATCGGTTTAACTTGGTGAGGTTAGACCAAGCCGAAAACAATCCACGAGCACTCGAATACATCAAGAGCAGAAACCTTGACCTTATCGAGGATTTTGGGGACTTCCTGTATGCCGATTCGTCGGACAATAAAGTACTTATCTTCAACTTCGATCGTCGCTCTGGGAAGCTCCTAGGGCTATCCATAAGGAGTTTGGATCCTAACGCCGAACGAAAGTACATCATAAAGTCTTACACAGACATAGCTCTCATATTCCTACAGAGAGAGATCGACAAGGAACTGGTGGACGATGCGAATTACTTGAACAACTATTTCAACATCTTGAACGTCGATTTTTCCAAACCTCTGTGTTTGACTGAGGGTCAGTTTGACGCACTGTTTATTCGAAACTGCATAGCAACTACCGGCGTTACTAAAGCGCGAAGCATACTTCCATCATTGGGAGCAAAGGGCAAGATTCGAATCCTTTTTGACAAGGACAAAGGCGGCAAGGAAGAAATGATGAACCTCATAAAGCAAGGTTACTCGGTTCTTCTGTGGAACAAGATCATCAACGACCTAAAAAAGAAAGTTTCCGGTAAGTCGGACCTCATAAAGCTTACGAAAATAAAGGACATAAATGACTTGTTCAATTTTCTAAAGGAACGACAACCTTCGTTGACAGTCAATGAATTCAACGATTTTTTGAACAGTTATTTTAGCGATAGCGTGTACGACATAGCTTTCCTATGATTTTCTATCAAACGTATCGGATACATAACAATAAACCCATACATTCTTAATACTTGCTAGAATAAATTATTCCCAAGATATTAATTTTGTGAAATGGATATAGATGCCAAATACAAACTATTTTACAACCAGAATCAGCATATTACAAACTGAAAGCCAGTAAATTTTATTTGTTTGCTTATCCTGTTAAGGGCGAAGATGAAATTAAAGAATACATTAATGCTTTAAAGAATGAATACCCTGATGCGACTCATCATTGTTTTGCGTGGAGGCTGGGCCCTCAGGGAGAACGTTATCGCTATTATGATGATGGAGAACCCTCTGGAACAGCCAGTAGGCCCATTTACGGCCAAATTTTATCGCACGAGCTTACAAACATTCTGGTCGTAGTGGTCCGTTATTTTGGAGGAACTAAATTAGGGGTAAGCGGCCTTATTGAAGCTTATAAAACTTCTGCTCACATGGTTCTCTCCTCCTGTAAGGTAATTGAGAAGAAACTTACGGTTCCTATTAAACTATTTTTTTCTTACGAATTGATGAATACAGTAATGAGCCTGACCCGCGAATTGGATGCCGAGGTATTGAATATTGAATACCTTGAACATTGTATTGCTACCATTGAAGTGGAATTAAGCAAAAAGGAAATGGCGCTGAAGAGATTAAGCGATATTTACGGAATTCGGCTAATAGAAAATTAACGTTGTCAAAAGATTTTTTTGATTGAATTACCGTGCCTAGGGATGCTGAATGGAATTCTCAGTAATAAAAAATAGGGATTGTAAGTCAACCCCTGTTTTTTATTGGTTTCAAAAAAAACCTTAATCTTCTTTCAGGATTTGCAAACCACCTTCAACGCCTTTGGCCACAAAAATATGGGTGCCGTCGGAGTAGACATGGTTGCAGCTTCCGGGATATTTATTATCGTCCCAGATAGCAAGGATTTCAACCTCGGTTCCGCTTGTAGGAGCTTTAGCGATGTATAGTCCCTGTGCCCCATTGGCCATGTAAATGTACTTGTAGTCGGCGCTAACGGCGTTCGTGTTGCCATAAGTAATTATCCCTGCGGGGGATTGATAAACCAGTGACCCGTCATGGATATTGATAGCTTTCATACCATTTTTAGCCATTGAAATAAAGCAGACATCGCTATCAGGACGGATAAAAATAGTGGCTTTTCCGAAATTAACAAACTCAGGTTCAACATTTTGATGCTGGATTGTACCAATTGGCCATACCGTTTCGGTATTTGGGTCACTTGAACCTACAACATACACATGCAGGTAAGCATTATTGCTGGCATCAACTTCAAGGCTCATATGGTTTTTTCCGTTGACCCTACCATTTGCAGTGCTAAATTTTGCGCCATTATAGTAGTCAGCTTCAACAAATGCCAGAGTTGTGCGGTTGTACGCAAAAAGTCCTCCATTGGTATTGCCAGCAGACACGTAAATCCAGTTGCTTGCCTGAATAATACCATTGGCTGACGCTGCATTACCAACTTTGAGAATTTTAACCTGCTCAGGGAGGGAAGTGATAATGCCATTTCCATCAATGGAAATTTTGAGCACTACGGCTCCTTTTGCTTTATGGGAGCCAGCAAGATAAAGAACACTTCCTCCCGCATTGATATCGCATGTGTTGATATCAATCTTTTCAAAAGTCATCTGAGAGACGATAGTAGGAAGGGAGGGATTTGAAACATCAAAAACCACTACAGCTCCGCCATGTCCGGCTCCTCTTTCGTGATAGGTTACATAAACCTTCTGGTATCTCCGATGTACATAGCTTGTACTGAGTTTAACACCATTCACTATAGGAGCAGCTACTTCTGCCACCAAAGAGAAGGTAGGTGAAGCTTTCAGACCAATCAAATTCAAGGGTTCATTTTTAATTGTAACCCTTTGATTCAGTTCTTCCTGGTTATTGTTGAGTACAATACCATCTTTATTGACAAAGGCAGGCGCTTCTTCCTTGGAACAGGATGCGACCAAAAGGCTTACACCCATGAATAATAATGCTAACTTTTTCATATGTGACCTGTTTTTAAATGATTATTTAATATTATTTATCTTTAAGCTTAACTAATTTTATGCAACTATAATAATTTTTTCCAATTCATAGAAAAGCAGCTTAAATCATCATTTTAAATAAGTTGAACTATTTTATTTAACATTTATTAAACGATTAATGTTTACTCAACTTTAAAGAATTTAATTCAATTTCTCAGAATCTATCTTTTTCAGTGCATTAAATAATATCTCTACAGGATGAAAGGCCTGTTGGCTAGTTCCATCTTTAATCTAGTGACGACACGATGTTTTTGGGCGCAGCTACAATTTCATTGCTTGTTAGTGCTCTTATTTTTGGAAACAACACTAATTCCTCAATTTTCATCGAAATACTAACTTTTGGTTTGAAAATTGTGCAAAAAAATAACATGACCTATGTAGAATGGCTAGATTTTAGAAGTAAATATCAATTAAATGGAATACTCTTCAAAGAAAAATTATCCGACCTAAATGGTTAAGCGCGAGCCAAAAAAAATCCAAGATTTTCTAAAACCTAGAAATAAAGAAGGCGGCCCACGTCAGGGATATTTCCGTCCAGCCAATCCAGAAAAGTACATGGGAGATGTGAACAAGATAGTCTTCAGAAGTTCCTGGGAATTCAAGTTTTTGAAATGGTGTGACTTGAGCCCAACTATTATTAAGTATGCTAGTGAACCCATCGGGATTAAATTTTTTAATCCGTTAGATAAACGCGGTCATATTTATTACGTTGATTTTTACATAATCGTAAAGGACCCTAACGGCAACGAGTACAAGTACTTGGTGGAAGTAAAACCAAACAAGTACATAAACCCGCCCAAGAAACCTGATAGGATGACCGACAAAGCTACCGCAAACTACGTTTACGCAGCAAAGCAGTACATCGTTAACCAGGCTAAGTTCGAGGCAGCCAAGAACTTTGCTTCTCAGAAGGGAATCAAATTCGGTATCATTACCGAAAACTTTCTATTCAAATCGATATAAAATACTTCATGAAGAATAAGATAGTCAATGATTTCATAAGGGTAGGCTCAGTACCAACGTTTACCGAAGAAGGTCGACCCTACTACTTTGACGATGACTGCATTCCCTTTGCTTACTACCGTTTAGTTCCAGGGTACATCTACACTTTCGTATCGGCCAAAGTAGTGGAAGAAGATTCGTTGCCTTCACTTGACGAGTACCAAACTAGCCCAACCAAGTCGGTAAAACCCTACTTCGACAGACGACCTATCATTCTATCGCTTGGTCAGGAGGGTCCAATGGAAGTCGGTCTTAACTTGAAACTAATGCCGCTTAGCGTGCGACACTGGTTTCTATCAAAGTACTACAAGATTCTCAGCAACCTGATAGAAAAATCAGAGAATGAGGATGGAAAATTCATCGATTTTCGAGAAAGGATGAAACTTTCTGAAAATTCGATGCTAAAGAACATCAACCGAAACTTCATCACTCAGATAGGCGAGCAGAATAACATCAATTTTAAGTTCCTGGTTGATAAATATACCAGAGGTGAGATGAGTAACAAACTAGCAATCATCGATTGGGAGCAAGCAGTAAAACTTCCAAAATTGAGTTACGTAACGGATGGTTCAGTCTTAACAAAAACTCCGATCTCGTACTTCTTGACAAAATTTACTTCATAATACATGGCAGGATTTTTAGAAGGTAACCCTATGCGATCGCTCAAGTCTAGGTTGACTGAGCTTAGCAGGTTCGGTCTAAAGTACGACGATCTCTTGATAAAGAACTCACAAGCGATAGGTTTTATCGAAAGTCAGCTCAGCGGAGCTGCCGGCTTTGCGTCTGACGATCTCATGAGAGCTACTTTGGCTCTTTCGGACACTACTTCTTCGATAAAAACTAAAGCTATCGCTTTCTTTCAACTCGATTACATTTCAAAAAGAGAACGTCTTCGTGACATCGCGTCCAACGGTGAGATAGAATTCATCCTGGAAACCATAACGGATGACGCTATCGTTTTCGACGAGGACAACCGATTTTGCTACGCAAACGACCTGGTCGGTGAGATGCAATACTTAGGAGACAACAAGAAAAATCGTCTGGATTACCAAGAACGCGTCATAAATGCTTACCAAGCAGCATTTTCTAAGATCTACAGTCGTTGGGGATTCGACCAGGGAATTTCAGCCTGGCAGTACTTTTACCAGTGGCTTATCGAAGGTCACCTGGCTTTCGAAATCATCTACGATAACCTCGAAAAACCAACAGAGATCATAGGTTTTAAGGAACTTGACCCAGCTTCTCTTTACCCTATTCTCAAAAAAGATAATGAGGGTAAGATCGTTCTTCAGTGGACTCAAAGAGATCCAATTACCAAGAAGGATCGTCAGCTGAACGATTCTCAGATCATATACTTGTCTTACTCAAATCACATGAGAACGAAGCGCGTAAGCTTCACAGAACGTTTGGTAAGATCGTTCAACATGCTGAGGATAATCGAGCACTCCAAGGTCATCTGGCACACTATGCATGCACCGATTAGGTTGGTCACAACTGTTCCTATTGGAACCAAGTCAATGCAGAAAGCCAAGGAAGACGTGCGAGAGTTTGTTAACACTCTGAAGGAGGACATCTACTTTGACGGCGAATCTGGAGAACTGAGAGTCGACGGAAAACCCAACATCTTGTTCTACAAGAATTACGTGGTTCCGGTCAACGACCAGCAGCAACAGGTGAAGATCGAACCTCTTGAGTACCAAGGCCCAAACCTTTCAGGTTCGGAACTCTTGAAGTATTTTACCGAAAAATTGAAGCAGGATTCAAAGATTCCAGCTTCTAGGTTCAGCGAAGGTGGTGGAATATTCACGCTCACGTCAGAAGGTATTTCAAGAGAAGAAATTCGTTACAATAAGTTCATCAAGAGGTTAAGATCTGCTTACCAGGAACTCATAACCAAACCGCTGTACTTGCAAGTTTGCATGGACGTTAAGGAGCTTAGGAACGACCAGAAGTTCAAAAATTCGGTCGGCGTTGTCTGGTACGACGATAACGTATTCGAAGAAATTAAGAACCAGGATCTTCTTAACAAGAGAATCGCTGCAATCAACGCGCTCAAAGCTATCACAGACGATCAGAACAAACCGTACTTCTCGTCAGACTTCCTTGTCAAGGAATACCTCAAGCTCAGCGACCAAGTCATCCAGAAGAACAAAGATTACCTTGCAAAATCTGGTGGAAAAACTTCCGAGGGTCAGGAAGCTGAAGTTACTTTACCTGCACCAGCTGGTCCAGGCGCTCAACCTGAACAGCCAGCACCGCCGGCCGGTCCAGAAAAAGAAACAGCTAGCGAAATGGCACCTCCTGGCGGAGGACTGTAACGTGGGAGCAAAGAAACAAGGCAAAAAGGGCAGGACGAAATACACGTTCTGCCATTTTTATGAGTACTAACTTAAATAAGTTGTGGAAACTTAAGCAACCGAACCACGTGGTCAAGAGCGAACCGTTAGTCTTCGTAAAGAACCGCGAACGTTCTCTTGCCGTTGATCGAAACGTCCAATCCTAATCCTACTTTGAACATATCTCCTGCATCGTCCAAGGCGAAAGCTGTTGGAACTACTTCGTTGACCTTAGCTAGCATCACGTAATTCTGTATCTGTTCAGCTGCTTCCTTTTCTAAGATGTCGATAGGGTAACCCTCGAATTCAAATAGGTACTTGGTGACGTCCAATCCAAAGTTTGGTTCTCCCAAAACTTCTCCCTTTCTAGTGAGCAGAGTCATTCTGACTTGCGAAACGGTGTTTTCGATGTCGTTAATTGACTCGAAAATGTCCGTTTTGTAGTTTGGGTCTTCGACTGGTCTAAAATAAAAATCTTTCATCGTTTTTTGATTATTATGAATTCGAAATCGAACCCAGCGTTTAAACATGCTTGTTTCTTAAGATTATTTATTTCAATGTCTTTTTCGTAAGTGTATTGAGATTTGACCTCAATTATTTTATTTTCAGATACGATGAAAATATCTGGAAAGTATCTATGTAATTTTTCATTATACGTGTACATAATCTGTCCTATGTAATTTTCCATCTCAGTGTTGCTTATGATAATATCGCGTTCCTTATGATTGGACAAAAGGTTAGTTATGACAGTCGGTTCGTATCCTTGAACTTTGATAAGTTTGCCGGAAGGCAAAATATAGTCTTTTTTCTTAAACCAATTGCCAATAGATCTTTCAAAAATTTTAGAATTTTGTCTAGGATGAGGTACTCCATATTTTTCCATAGACTTTTTAGTATATGTCAATTTACGTTTTCTGGTTATTTCGTCTTGATTTATTTTATTACATTCTTTTGTTGTGTTTATAAATTCAGCAGACTGGGTGTTCCATTCTACTCCTCGCTTTTTCAAATTCGTATCTTTTACTTTATCATGCCATTCTTTTGTCTGCGAAATATTAGAGACACCGTACTTTTTTATAACGCCAACTTCTGTTTGATCAACATTTAGTTTTTTTCGGCAAATAACATTACCACAAGTGCCTTGATAGTAATTTCCAAGCAGTCTAGCGTTATACGGTTTTGGCATTAATGGAGATCCACAATACTTGCATCTCAATACCGAGTAAATTTTATTGATGTAATGAAATAGCCTCTGATTTACTGATACATTGGAGTATTCAAGATCTAAAAAGGATGTGATTTCAATCAATTCGTCTAGCATCCCATTTTTGTTTTTCTTCACTGAAACGACAAAGGCACTAGGTCGTTTAGCATTAAAAGACAAGTCAAAATACTTATCCAAGTCTAACATAACATTCGCGAATTTTATTTTATTTATTTACGAACGTTAAGTAGAAAATATACCGGATTGAATTATAAAATTAAAAGTGAACCAACATTAGCCAGTCCGGCGTATTTTCGCCCTTCATCATGTCAAGCACTGCTTGAAATTCTGCATCAGCTTTAGTGACAAAGGTGTTGTAATTCGGTCTAACTCCACCGGGTAAGTTGAAGTCAAAGCTGGTCAAGAGTTCTCCTAACCTAACCTTTGCCTTTGCTCTTACGTACCTTTGAAACATTTCGTCCTCGTAAAGGTACTGTTCTTCTATCTTCTTGCTTACTTCAACGACCATTTTGGTAGGAGTTCTACCCTTTACCGTTATGCTTTTTGTGTTCTTGTTGTAGTCGTACGCAACCGTGTCGAGAGTAAAGTTCTTAGTGATGTCAAGAAACGAAAAGATGACGGTTCTGTAAACTAACGATTCTCCGATGAACGGAGTAAGGAACAGTTCAGAACCGATGAACTTCTGTTCTGAAAAATCCTGGTCTATCGTTCCGAATATTGAAGAACCCTTCGGTTCTTTAACTTGGTGAACGAACTGGACGCAATCTGGCATGCGTATGGTTCGAGTTCTCTTGTACTGTTCGCTTGACAGAAGTTCGCTAGGAATCAAAATGTACCGAGGTTCAACCGCATGACGCCAGTTATCGTAAAAGAACCGTTCCGCGTTGATGATGACACGCTCGATTTCCTTATCTGGTATCGAGTAAGGAAGAGCTTGCGCTAATGTTAGTTCCTGTTTTATGTCCAGTGCTAGTTCGGCTCTAGTCATTTACGTTGGTGTTTTTACGCTGTCGCTGGTGCAGCTGGTGCTTGACCAGGAGTAACTCCACCGATCGATTGCTGTGCAGTCGGCGTTGTTGCAGGCTGAGCAGTCGGAGAAACTGTCGTTGTCTGAGTAGTTGAAGCCGCTGTCGCGATAGCTTGGTTGAGAGCTTCTCTCTTGGATTGCAAGTCTTTTTCTTTAGCGGCCAGGTCCGTGTAGAACTTTTCCTTAAAATCGTTCAACTCACGTTCGGCGGCCGTCACAACGCTCTGCAAGTTTGCTATCTCGTTTGAATCAGCTTCGTTTACTTTAGAGTAATCAGGTTCGTTTGTTTCCAGCTGAGTTAGGTCAGCTTTCTTTACCTGGTCAACGAATTTTTCCTTTTTTCCAGGATCAACGTTATTGCCTTTTAGAGCAGTTTTTGGATCCTCCAGAATGTCGCTCTTGCTAAATTGATCGAAGGACATGATTTTATCTGTCATCTCGTATCGGTACTTTTTCTTATTTATCCTTTTGTTCTTCTAGGTACTCAGTGAAGGATTTCACGTGCTTAGTAGTCGATTGTTCTTCACGAACTTGAACTATTGGGTTGGTCATGAAGTCCCATCTCGAAATGGGTTGAGAATTGTTCCATTGGTTTGGAATTCCTCCCAAGTTCAAGCTTATCTGAGACGGTTGAACGTTGAAATCGTACTGGTTTGGCGTTTCAAACGAGTCAGCCGGTATGGCATAAGTTCCACCAGCTTCTTCCGTGACGATCTTCCATATCTTTTCGGGATCTATTCCCTCAGGGATTCCCTTTTTGAACGTTTCCTTGTCCCGGTTCCGTATAGCTTCTCGCATCTTGGTTCCAGAAATTTCCTGGGTTCTCTCAGTTTGGTAACGATTCACTCCAGCCAAATTGCCAGCGAATTTATCCATCGTTTTGAATCGATTCATGTCTTCTGGCAGAGCGTAAACGTTAACTTCGAAATCGCTAGCGTCCTCTCTTTCTCCAAGGTCAGAAACGAACTTAAAAGCTTCTCTGACCGGCGAACCGTCTGCTAAGTGAATGAACACGTCCTGACGATCTCTTTTTCCGGGTTTAAAGTACTCGTACAGAATGTCGACCGCCATATTTCCAGTAACGCCATCCATCTCAACTGGCGATACGAACACGTGAGTTTCGTAGTTCATGTCAGCTATTCCTTGAATCACGCCAAAGTGACCGAGGTGAGGCGGTTTGAACTTTCCTGCAAGTATTCCTATCTGCTTAGGTTGTTTCTGTTCCATCGTTACACCTTTAAGTTCTGAGCTGCTCTTATCAAGCACTCTGCCATGTAGTGAGTGCACTCGCGAAGAAACGATTCGTAAGTTTGGTTTGGATCATCCGATGTTTCGAAAACAGTAGCTTCCTGTATCAGGACTTCGTCGCACATTTTCTTTATCGCAATCTTTGCTTTTTCCGACAGAGCGTCCGGGTGGTCGCTGCATCCCTCGCAAGGTTGAACCATTTCTTCCGGTTCTTTCAGCATATCATCTTCGTTGACTTCTTCCGTTTCGACGTGCTGTTCGAAGTCGGAAAAGCTTTCGAAGGCGTAACCTTTTTCTTTATCGACATTAGGATCGCGTTTGGTTGACATTTCTCTTTCAATTATTTTGTCCTGACCAGTTGGACCAGTTAGGTTAACTTCGGATTTCTTTGTGCTGGTCGGTTCTTCTAAAACCGCGTTAGGACCGGCTGTTTCTTCAACTGGTCCTAGCCTACGCATAAGAAATTTAGGAAGTGGGTACTTTCCGAACTTTCCCATTAAACTCAGCTATTTATGATTATTTATACAGGCTGGTCAGTTTACCTGGGTCCTCTGGCTGTTTTTGTTGGCTGAGAATAATTACGAGTAGGAGTGCGAGAAGGCTGTACGTTTCTCGGCTGAGACTTCGGTGCTTCGTAAACAGGGTTTGTGCGAGTTGGACTTTTTTCTGCTGGCTTGGAATAGGCAGGCGGAGTCCGGTACGCTGGGCTCGTGTATTCGTTTTTGTTTCTAGGCTGTCTGTAAGTCGGAGAATAGTAACGGGTTGGCTCTGTTCTTGCAGGTTTCTGGTAAGTCGGCTGAGGTTTCGGTTTTTCTTGAACTCTCTGTTGCTGCCTAGGCTGTTCCTGCATCTTTGGCTGAGGTTTGACAGTTCGCAAGGTCGATGAACCTAGCGATTTTCTAGGGCCGTAATACCAGTCGTTGTTGTTCCATCACCTTTGTACCAACTGTGGTGCTGGTGGTGATCCCATGCACCCCAGCGATAGTAAGGGTACCAGCCGTAACTGTACCGGTAAAAATCGTAGTAAAATGGATCGTAGTAAGGATAATAAAAGTTGTAGTAGTACGGCTGGTACCAGTAGTAACCATAGTAAGTGTAGCGAATTGGCTCCTGGTAGAAGTAAAAATGGTAGGTTGGAGCTACGTACTCGACTGGTTGAGGCTCTTCCTGAACAACGTACGTTTCGGTGGGGGTTTTTGAGACCTGCACAACTTTCGGCGAGCAGCCGAACGATAGGATAACTGACAGTACTGCTAAAAAGGCTAGTGTTCTCATGTTGGCGTTCTTTTTGCTTAGTTATTTAACAGCAAAAAAGTGTGCCAAGGTGAAAAATTAGTACCTATCGAGCGCTTTTTCATTTCTGTATGATTAAGGTGCCGCCGAGCTCACTTTTCGTGATGACTAGGTGATCGCCAGGTTTGACGTTACTGTCAATATATGCTTCGGCAATGACATCCTCCAGGTGTGTCTGAATGGCTCTCTTTAGAGGACGCGCTCCGAACTTCGAATCGTAGCCTTTGTCGATCAAAAATTCCTTGGCTTCCTCGGTCAGCTCGAACGAGTACCCATTTTCCGAAACTCTGTTCTGCAAGTCTGCTAGCTCTATCTCTACGATCGACCTTATGTGTTCCTTAGCCAACGAGTTGAAAGTTATGATGTCGTCGATACGGTTGATGAATTCCGGTGGGAATTTTCTGCTAACTTCCTTCCTGAGAACATCGTTAGCTGCTTCTCTCTGCTGTTCTACAGACTTGGTAGCAAACCCTATGCCTGTTCCAAAGTCCTGAAGGACTCTAACTCCAATGTTAGAAGTCATGATGATGACCGTGTTCTTGAAATCGACCGTTTTTCCCTGGCCGTCAGTCATTCGACCATCGTCCAAAACCTGAAGCAGAGTGTTGAAGATAGCTGGATCAGCTTTCTCGATCTCGTCCAAGAGTATGACAGAGTACGGACGCCTACGAACCTTTTCGGTTAGCTGGCCGCCGCTTTCGTAACCTACGTACCCCGGAGGAGCACCGTTCAACCTGCTGGTCGTAAATTTTTCGCTGTACTCTGACATGTCTATGCGGATCAGAGCATCTTCCGACGAAAATAGGTACTTGGCAAGCTGCTTTGCAAGCTCACTCTTACCAACTCCGCTGGGTCCGATGAATAGAAAAGTCCCGATCGGTTTCTTCTTGGACTTCAAGCCAGCCCTTGATCTTTTTATTGCTCTGGTTAGCTTGTGAATAGCATCGTCCTGACCTACTATGACTTTTCTAAGCGATGGTTCCATTGAAGAGAGCTTCTCGATCTCAGTACCAGTCATTCGGTTCACAGGTATGCCCGTGATGGTGGAAACGAGGTCAGCTATGTCTCCTTCAGTTACGGACAAGCGATTTTCTGTCTTGGCAAGGGATTTTTCCCAGTCGGCCTTCGCTTTAGTTATCTGGTCTGCTGCATCAAGAGCTTCGTCTCTTAACTTAGCCGCTGCCTCGTAATCCTGGGAATCCACCGCGTTCTTTTTCTTCTTTAGGATGGCTGTCAGCTTGTCCTCGAGCTTTTTCATTCGGTCCGGAACGACAACTCCGTTCACGTGAACAGTTGCTCCAGCTTCGTCCATGAGGTCGATCGCTTTGTCCGGCAAGAATCGGTCGGCAATGTACCTTTCGCTCAAAGTAACGCACGCGTCTAAAGCGGTAGCCTCGTACTTGACAGCATGGTGATCCTCGTACTTGCTTTTTATGTTTTCTAGAATGATCCGAGTTTCTTCGGCGGTTGTCGGGTTGACCATTATCTGCTGAAACCTACGGTTCAGGGCTCCGTCCTTTTCGATCGAAAGCCTGTACTCTTCGGTTGTGGTAGAACCGATGCACTGGATCTCTCCCCTAGCTAAAGCTGGCTTCAAGATGTTAGCCGCATCCAACGACCCGCTAGCTGCACCTGCTCCGACGATAGCGTGAACTTCGTCGATGAACAGTATGATGTTGCCTGACGATTGAACTTCCTGGATGATCTGCTCGATACGTTCCTCAAACTGACCGCGATACTTCGTACCTGCAACCAAATTTGCAAGCTCGAGAGCGATGATTCGCTTTCCGAAAAGAGCTCTAGCACAAGTGCGGTTGACTATTCTCATAGCCAAACCCTCGACTATAGCGGTCTTTCCAACGCCAGGCTCGCCTATCAGGAGAGGATTGTTCTTCTTTCTTCGCGAAAGGACTTGGCTGCACCTTTTTATCTCTTCTGCTCTCCCAACTACTGGGTCCAATTTTCCTTCAGCCGCTAGCTGGGTTAGGTCTTTCCCAAACGAGTCAACGAGTGGAGTCTTAGTTGCTGGAGATGGTTGTTTTGTTTGCGACATCTGTTTCATTTTTTGTTTCTACAATTATCAAAGTGCCATCTATACATACCGTTTGTTTTTCCTGAGATGCCACAATGCGGACACGTTAATTGTTTGAATTGAACAGGATGAGTTTCAAAATAAGCAGATAATGAATTGCTTATTTTTTTAAGTCTATCTTCTTTTTTAATCAGATCCATTTTAGCCCAATCATTTTTTACAGAATTTCTTCGTTTATCTTTTTCTAATTGAGCATTTTCTGATCCATGGATTTCTTCATACGTTTTATTGAACAGAGCCGCTGATATTTTTCTTTTTGAATCGTTTGAATGATTCATTTTGAAACCTTCTCCACCATCAGTGAAATTAGCAAGGACCCCGCCGTTTGAGAGCTTACCGTATTTTTTGATGTATTCTTTTTCCAATTTGCATGCTTCTTCCCAAGTAACGTTATCGTGAATTATTTCAACTTTATAGTCTACTTTTTTTGCTATATTATTCCATAAGGGATTTCGGTTATGCAGCATATACGCTCTCCGGTAATCAGGACCAGAACCAATGCCTATGTAAAAAATAGAATTAGTGTCCAACCTTACGTGTTGATAAACATACGCCATTTCAAAATAGTTTATGTTATTTATCACCAACCTTTCACGACTAATCCCACCACCCTTTCATACCAGAGCCGTCGAACCATTTATACCAATGGTCCTCACTTTTTTTCTCTTCCTCAGTCAAATTTTCCATGAGCTTCCGGTATTCCTCAACGTTCTGCCCGTGTAGTATCTCGAAGAGTTCCTTCCACGTGTCATTTTCCAACTTTCTAGCCAATGCGTAGATCGCAGAATTGTCCTTTTCTTCCTGCTCAGTAGCTTTAGAAACGAGCTTTACCCAGTCAGGATGCTTGTCATCCTTTGCGAAGTCTACCCAGTCTGAAACGGTTTTTCCGAGTTGTTCCTCAGCTAAGTCAATAAAATCGTCCTCAATGTGATAGTTCAAAATATCGACAGCACGACGCATCTTTTCGATCTTTTTCAGACGGGACTCGTCAACTTCGTGACCGTACTTTTCGATCGTATCTGCTGTGATTCTGATGTTGGTGCGAAGAAGCCTTAGTGCTCCGTGAGTGTCCCACGGGTAAGTGTTCCAGAGGTCCTTGCTGTAAGTTTTTAGGTTCTTAAGAAAGCGAGGTACGTCGTACCTCAGGCAATCCCAAGCTTTCCAAAACCACCTTTGGCGATTTCGCAAGCGCTTCAGGCTCTTTGCGAAAGTGTCTGTTAGTACAACGTCCATGTGATGTTTCCTTTATTTTATTTACCTTCAGCATCTTCGATTTGCTTTTCTTCGGTTATGCCCTTGAGAAAGTTTCTGATGTTCATTCGAACTTCGTACTTTAACTTTCTACGGTACCTGTGAGCTTCGGCGTTAACGATGTCCATCAAGTAATTGTACGAAGATTCCATGAACCACTGCGAGTGAAATCCACTGTGATTGTGGATGGACACCATGTGATCCTTGCTGTCGTGATACATCGTGAACAGTCGATTCTCTTCGACTATCAGAACTTCTCCGGTGACCTTATCGTAAAGAATCTTCTCCGGGTGTTTCTTTACGGTCATGACAACCAGATCAAAAACGTCCTTCTGTTCAGAGCTAAGAAGACCAAGAGCGTGCTTTCTCTCAGACTCTTTTCGTTTCTGACGAGTTCGCACGGTCATTCGCTTTATTCGGTAACTGAAGTATCGTATTACTGAATTTTTCATTGCTTTTAGTTCTAAGATACTATACCAAAATTAGCGTTTGCCGGACAGCAACCGAAATATGTCAGCATCGGTTATCGTCAACTTTTGAGGAAGGTCAAACTCTTCGAAATTCTCGCTTACTCTAAGTTCTTCTACGTGCTTCCAAAGGCTAGGAACGTCGTAGCATATAGGGTTGTTCTTCTCGTCAAACGCTTGCAGAGGAGTTTCGCCAGCCGTTCTCTCGTAGAGGTACCAGTCGATCCAATCTCCGCCGGTCTTTCCGTAGTAAGCGTTGAGAGCTAAGTTCAGAGCAATCATCCAGCCTTCTTCGTATTCCACCAGATCGATACCCAACTTAGCTGCTTCTACTCCGCGTTCTCCCTGAACCTCTATTGCACGTATTATCGCTTTAAATACTTCCAGTTTCATCCCAATTCAATTTTAGGTTTAGCCAATAGCTTTTCTTTAAAATCCTCAAGCGCAGTTTCCAAACCCGCAGCAATGAGAAGTTCCAGGTCTCCTGGCCCGGATATTGCTTTGTTCTTTTGCGCTATCGCTAACGATTGCACTATAGCGCTGGCGTATTCCTGGCTGAGCTGAGGTATGTTCAGTTCGTTCTTACTTTCTTCCATTTAAGTGATTGATTATTTTATCGGCACAGTCTGCCAACCTCGTGTTTACTTCTGCCCAATCGCCGAATATCCACACGTGGTGATTTTTCGTTATGTACGGGTGCTCTTCCGTCATTTCTTCGAACCATTTTCCCAAGTTGAGATCGTCTATTGCGATCCACTCTTCCACCGATTCTCGGTTCTGTTGAAGCCACCTTGCTATCTGGTAAGCTCTGTCCATGTCCAACCACGAGCTGATCTTAGCTTTCTGCGTGTCGGTTACTCCTATAACAACGGGTGGAATACCGTAATACTCGAACACAGAGTTCAGCTGGTCTACCGTGAAGTGTTTCTTCCAATCAGAGCTGACGATGACCTTAGCGCCCGTTTCTGTGATTATCTCAGCCAACACTTCGCACCGGTCCTTTTCCCAAGCGTAAGGTATCGTAAGATCTTCGGTTATCTTTACAGATCCATCGTCCCAAGTTCCGTACGAGAGAGGTCCGTCTATGTCCACGAATATCACTTTCATTTGTGTCGTTCTTCGATTATTTCGTTCCACCGGTCGTCTGCTCTGGACCAAAGAGGTAAGAACAGAGACGAATAGTGAGCCGGAAACATTGTTCCGAAATTATTGATGAGAGCAAATGCTCCCGTCAATTGATCGGTCGTCTTGCACGAATCGATAACTTTTTCGATCCACTTAGCTACGTCACCGTAGTGATTGCTTGTTGCTGCCATCTTACTTTACTTTAGTGTTTGACCTTCCGTCTTTCCAATAATCTTCTCCGCCGTAGTACAGAAAAATTTCCTCTCCGGCTTTAATAGGGGCACACGAGTAAAACTTAAAACTGCGAGATGCAGTATCAGTTACCCAGTATGCATTGTTTGGAGATCTGTGATTGTACAGCATGCCGTACCCGAGAACCGCAACTTGCTTGGTTTCGGGAGTCATCGGGCCAGCCGGGTAGTTGAACCGGTAATCGATAAGAAGAGAAGACGATTCTCCGTACGCTATTGGCAGTTCGACGAAAGCGCACTCTTCTATGAGTTCGTTGTTCTCTATGTCTTCTGTCGCGAAGACTCCCCAACCGTGGACAGGACTCTCCTTTACTTGTATCTTTCGTGCTTGAAATAGAGCTTTCATCACTTTACTAGTTCCTGTATTTTTCGATCGAGCTCTTCGAGTACCTTGCTGATCCCGTACTTGTTGATGAAGTAGCCGAGGACCGGCCCAGCGTTGTTTTCTAAGTACCAAACGCTGTTAAGGTGACCGTAATCTTTCATCCATTGAAGAGCATGCCAGGTTAAGCACTCTTTGTACACGTCTTCTTCCCGGTAAAACATCTCGTTATTTGCCATGGTCGATGTACGATTCTTTTGTGATAGCGATGATTCTCTCCCTCTGTTCGGGAGTCCAACTGTGACGAGCTCTCCATATTTCGACAAGAGCTTTTGCTAACTCTTCATCGTAATAATTGGAACCCTTTTCTTCTTGGATGGTGATGATTATGCCTGGTTCGGCGAAGGTTGTTTGCATATAATTTCGCTAGTCTTTTTTGCTAACGATATTATACTACTCAGGCTGTTGTTTGGATTTTAATTTGGGCTTACTTTTCTTAACTTTTGAGCCCTTTTTCTTTGGGTTCAACCCAAAGATGTTAGGATCGCCAGTCTGGGATATGCTCGCTTGCTGCAAGAACTGCTCAAAATTTTCGACGATCCTTTTCATGGTGTTACTTTGTCACTCCGAATATCATTGCCAGTATTATTCCAGCGATTGCAGTGAAGACTATCCAGAGGATCTTTGTGACAGTGTCTTTAAACGACATCATGTCCTTGTGTTCCTCCATAAACTTATCGAAGTCCTTTTCCTCCGATTCCTGCTTCTTTCTGAATTCTGTGTTCTTGTTGACCCTAACGATTATCCCATCTTCTGGATCCAGCAACTGTCTCTTTATTGCACGAAGGTCCTCCTTCATGTCTTCCTGAGACTGATCTATCCTTTCTATTCTCTCCTGAATTGCTTTTAGTTCGCCGTTCGGTAATTGCTTCTTGATGATTTCTAAAGCTGTTAGAATGTCATTCATCATGTTATCTACCGAATCGTTAGTGCCACGAGAACCTGCCATTTCGTGTACGAAGTTTTTTTTAGTAAAGTGTAGTTTGTTAAGCGGTTGGCTCTTCGGTTTCTTCTCCCGACGGAGCAGGCTCTTCGGACCCGTCTTCCGGACCATCAAGCAAGGTAACCTCGTCCTGTTCAGGCTCGGTTGTTGGGACTTCATCAGTCATTTCCGGAGTTTCCGGTTCAGCAGCAATAGGCTCGGTTGGAAGTTCTGGCTGTTCTCCGAAGCTTGGAACTGACATTCCGCCGTCCTGAGCAGCTGTGAATTCTTCGAAACTTAAAACCTTTTTAGCTCCGCTGCTAGTTAAACTCATTTCTGCCATGTTGGTTATGCAATTTTGAGTTTATTTATACGGAAAGAGGAACAATTTGAGCCTCGCTCTTGCACAAATTGTTAATTGTTTCTAGCAGTTCCGCACGTTGGGCAGAAGTTTTCACCGGATCTCCACCTGCGGCCGCAACCTGTGCAGTACGAACGGATCTCTCCGATCTCTGCGGGTTTTTGGCTTTCCGGAAGGATCTTCACTGTGTAGTAAGCGCAAGCGTAGAAGCTGAAATCCCCGTAGGTATCAACTAGCTTCTGGTTTGAGCGTTCGCCTTTTTCGATCCGGCCAGTCTCTATGTTCATAGAGGACTTTGACAATTTTCGGCCGAGCGGTACTCTGTCGGAAAAGCTGTCTTTGCAGCAATCCATCATGTTCATGTTGGCCGAATAGTTAACGTTAGATGACATTCCAACGCTGTCCACAGCTCCGCTGGTCGGCGTGCTGTTAAAGTAACGCTGGTTAGTCGTGAAGGTAGGATTGAACGTTGGGTTTCCGCTAGTTCCTCCATAAATGGTAGGTCCATTGATGGTAATGGAACCGTTTCCGCAGAACCAGTTCTTCTGTTGGAAGATCTCGTCGTAGAACTCGACTGTTACCAGCCCGTTTTTCGCGATAGCAGCTCTTCCTTCAGCTGAATTTTCCGCCTCGTAGGTGGTGAATTTGAACTTGCGGTCCTCTTCTAAAAACCTTTCAAGGTAGACTCTCTGGCCGGGATTCACGACGATACCTCCACCTGACACGGAAACTCCGTTGATGGAAATTTTTGCAAGAACTCGGTTTGATCTTGGATTCCAAAGCTCAATCTCGAAGGTCGTTCCGTCCTTCATGTAGACGTTTTCTCCGTAAAGCTTCAGACGATTTCGGTTCACTGTAACGTGAGCCGTTGGGGTTGGGTTTGATGTTGAGTAATAGTATACTCCGCTCGAATAGTACGAGCTTGATTGATTTAGGTACATAGTTAGCTGTGTTATTTTTGCAAATCTCATCGCGACCGTTCGATCGATCGCTCAAGGGCCCTTGGACCCGAGACTCACAGAGCGAGGCTCTATGTTCCAATAGTATTTATACGACAGTTGAAAAATTAGTTTTGCCGAGAAACTAGCTTAACAAAATCGCTGATAGTGTAACACAGTACAGCTTTCTGATCGTAGTGTTCCAGAGTGAATTCTATGATCTCGTCGATCTGCGATTCGCTGCAGTAAATTCGCACAGGAATCATGCGATCGTTAAACTGCTCATTATCCTCGCTAACCCACTGACCTTTTGAGGTTTTGAATACGGTCAATCCCCCAGCGATCGACCTAACTTTATCGTCCCACTGGCGGTGGTACGCAAGGTCGAACTTGTTGCCGTTATTGTCGTGATACGGCACCAAGATTTCCCAAAGGTACTTTCTGCTAGTTATTTTCATCGAACACGGATTTGAACAGGGTTCGTAATGCGGATAAGGTCACCGTGCTTTTTGCGTTGTAGTAAAGCTTGTCATCGTCCGCTTCGCCGAACAGTGCAAATATTGATTCAGCGTGAAATTTTTGGAGTTTGTCGACCGTGCGCTTAGCGTACGTGTACTTTCCTTCGAGGTGAGTTTCTAATTCGTTCAGCCACTCAGCAATCACTTTTTTGTGAGATGTATAACGTCTTTTTTCCTTCTTCCACTCGTTTCCGCACTTGTTGCAGTGATTGACTTCGTTGGTGTCAATTTCCATGCTGCCGTACACGCTTCCGAAACCCAGAGAAAAGCTTCCGCTGACTTCACCGTCTCCTTGAACCTGACGAATCTTATCAACCACGTCTAACTGCCCGCTTGCTCCGCACTTAGGACACCGAGAGTTGTAGCGGTTGACGTACTCTCGGTTCGATTGGTCCTGTTCAGATTCCTCGACCTTAGCTTTTCCGATAAGTTCTGCTAACTCTTTCTGAACGATTTCCCTTTGCGCAACATTCTGTTTGTTAGCCGCTTTGGCCAAGCGGTTTGTGCGCTTTGCCCACCAAATCTTTAACGATTTGAACATTTTTAGTGATTTTATGGTGTTAGATCAATTATTTTGCCCAATCATAGGTCTTTCCGGTCAACGGGTTGTAGCTGAAGATTGAGTACTCTAGAAGGATACGTTTCTTCTCTTTCTTCTTCTTTTTACGAGGAAGGTTTCGTAAATTCGCGTACTGATCGATCAGGTCATTGCACCTTTGCTTGCTTTTTTCTTCCATCTCGCCGACCATGTCCACAAACATGTACGCTGTTCCTAATAGGTAACCCAAAGCGCTCATTTTTCTACGATTTTGGAGTATTTCTTTTTGAATTTCACCGTGTAGGATCCCGCCATGCTAGACCACACCCCTTTGTAAGAGTGCTTAAGCTCCTTATCCACCTTCATTCGTGAACCTTCTGGAATTCCGTCGTGTTCTTTTGTTACTTCTACTATCATAATAAGTGGTTTTGTTAGACGAAGTTCTGAGCCAAGGAGAGTACTAGTTTCCTTGGCTCATCCGAATTCCCTTGGGTTACGGCATGCTTCGTTTGTTCCCAGCTTAGCTTGCGTACGCACTTCAGGTGAATGACTGCTCCGAAGAGGCATCCCTTGTCAGCACGGTTTGAGACGGGTGCTTGGCCCAACTAAATTATACTACAGAAAGGAAAAAATGGAATGATTACTGCATGTTTCCAAGCTCTTCGTACTTGGAGAGAATGGTGTCGATAGTTTCTCTTCTGCCTGGAGAGATGTCGGTTATCATGTCAGCTAAGCTAACTGAGCTGTGATAGATGGCGTCAAAATCGTCTGACCTGGTAATGCTAGGATCCTGCTTTTGGAGAGATATGATGTCGACTAGAGTGTTGCTCAGCATATCTTCTGCACTGTGAAGATCGATAGCGGTTGGGTCCTGTTCCAAGTAAGAAACGTAGCTAGTTATGCGATCTGCTAGGTCAGCGACTTCGCCGCGTATGAGTTTGTAATCAACTTTTGAAGTTGGAGCGCTGCTCTTCTTCAAGGAGAACACCGGGATCTTCACGATCTTCTGCTCTGCACCTTCTAGTTGAACTCTTGCAAAATCTCCGACTATTTCGAGAACTTGGCCTTTGCCTCGGTAAGAATCAACGTAATCTCCTTCTCCTATTTCGTTAGGATCGGAACTGTTGGCTAGTTCAGCTTCTGGATTTTCTAGGAAGCGGTCTGCACTGAATTCTTCGAAGACCTTTACGTGTTTTCTTGGCATAACTGAGGTAACTTTTTGCTATTTATTCTAGGTTACCCAGTGGATTCGATGAATTTGATCTTGCCGTTTGGGATCTTTTCTGGAGAGTCGTACGATTTTGACCTAGCTCTGTGAGTAAACACGAAAAAACCGTCCTTGTCAGCACCTAGGTCAACACCATCAAAACTTTTACCTTCTATTTTTGGAATCGCCAGTCTGAGAACTTTCTTGTTGTAGTAGTAAGTTTCGGAACTGACGTACGGCAGCACCTTTTCCTTCATCTCCTTCGAAAAGGTCTTGCTGGAAAGAAGGCCTTCCTTTCCGGGTTTTCTGTCCGAAAATTTACTCTCAGCGATGAATGTTAAAAATGATTTGACTGTTCGTTCCATGCATATATTTATCACCTTTTGAATTCAACCTTTACTCGAGATCTGAATTCTACAGGAAATTGGTCTCCAGCGGCTTGGAAAAGATCAGAAAAGCATCCGTCCACCAAGTAAGTGACCGCCCAATCGTCCGGAGTTCGTATCGACAGTTTTTGAAGTATTTAGGAATATTGCCATGTTTCGAATTTTTTACTGAGTAATCTGTATCTTATCGTAGTAACTGATAAGTTCAATGACCTAGCTGCATGATGTAAGCTTTCGAAATTTTCGCCATTCACTACGATTCTTTTTTGATTTGGTCCAGGCCTTCCCTTACTTGCTTTTCCAATATTTAGTTTATGTTCTTCAGTAAATGGCTTTTTTGATTTATTTTTTAGTTTTTCAGATATAGTTTTTCGTCCAGTGTCACTCTTATTATATTCGATTAATTTTTTAGTGCACACGGTTCTACCCTCTAATTCTTTATGTGTATATCCAGTATCATTCCATCTTTTACTTTTAGTTTTTGCTGCTTTTTGCCCACTTAAGAGTCTAGTTTGTTTATTTATGTTTAAACTAATAGTACTCATGAGTTGACAAAACTTAGGCGACCGTTTTTTACCAGTGTTTGAAATTTTTCTTTTTTCTATTATTTGGATTTTATTTGGATGATGTGTTGTCGTATCTCCGCCATTTCCACCATTCGCTATATTATATCCAATAGGACTTTTAGTATTTACATGCTTGATCCAAAATTGTTCACGTTCGCATAACTCCTCTCGACTATTACATATTTCAAGTATTTCTTTTTTAAAGTTAGTTAACCCATATTGGTTAATTGCCAATTTTATAATTTTGCCAGAACCAAAATAGTTAGGCCTATCATGTTCATCTTTCCCAATATAAATTTTACCATTTATTAAATTTGTAATTTTATAGATTTGCATGTGAGTTTATTTCTATTTATAGAACTCACATCGTTGCTTTACTTATATACCACTTTAATTCTATCTCTAAAATTAGAAGTAGCGAATAAGTTCGGATCTCTTAATAGATCAGCCAAGCATCCATCTATAAAATAGGTAACAGCATAATCAGTTTCACTTCTAATACTTCGGCCTATTCCCTGCAATATTAGTATTTCGGTCTTCCAGTTGTACCATTTTTGCGAGAATTTTAACTTTGCTGCAACGTACTTGTCTCCTAGGTGAGGGTACGGCACCTTCATGAACACTTGGAACCTGGAAAGGTCGTCTATAAGGTTCAAACCTTCGAGAAGAGACGGTCCCATCAGAACGGTTCCCCTCTTCTTCTTCATCTTCTTGAGCATGACGTCCTTTTCCTCCGATCCTTTGTACAGAAGGACCCGCTTCCTGACCTCTTTTGGAAGTGCCTGCCACAACCTTTGACCGAGCTCATAAGAACCAGTGTGTATGATGCCTGAATCCTCTGGGTGTGTTTCCAGGATTTCGGATAGCGTCCTAACTCCCCACTCGAAGTTATCGTCTAAGTGGCGAGCTGACATTTTCTTTCCAGGATAGTAAATGATGGGCGAGTTGTCCCACTTGAAGTGAGAATCCATCTTGAAGTACCTTGCGTTCTTTATTCCGTGGTTCTTCATGAAGTCGGTTGGGTTTCCTACAGTTGCTGTCATCAGCAGCTTGAACCCAAACTGGTTGAAAAAGTGCTTTCCTAGCAAGTAATACTCGTCTATGCAGTTGAAAGCTATGCTTTTCTCGCCAGGGTTCTTTACCATCTTGCTTACTCCGACTTGGTCTATGATGTCGCAGTAATCCTCGATCTTACAGTGACAGTCCTTGCACCAGTCGTAAAGGTTGAACACCTTTATCCACTCTCGTGGCACATCTTCTTCGCCGAACTCTTTACCAGCAATTTCTCTGATGTCTCCAACCGAAGAAACAAGACTTTCGAGTATCTTTTCGACTTCTTTTAGCAGAGTAAGAAGAACGTCGTGATCCTCTTCAGCGTAAATGTCTTTGACCAATCTTTCGAGTCGATTTATGTCGATTTTTGGTCGTTTCAAGCCTATCTCAAACAACCCGTCTGATAGCCTTTCCACTTTCTTGTAGATGTCGTGCGAGACTAACGGGCTGAAGTGACCCTGAACGATGTCGAGTATCTTGTGCGCTTCGTCGCAGACCACAAAATCTCTCTTAGGAAACGGCGGAGTTGTCTGCTTTTCTTCCACGTAATTTCTTTGAATGAGCGCGTACGGGTAAGTGAGAAGAGCTAACGGAGAACGTATAGATTTTCTTCTCGCCATCAAGTAACCGCAGTGCTTGAAGCACGGTAAGGATTCGACTGCTTGGTACGACATTCCTTTGCTCTTGCAGTCTCCAACCGAAAATCTTTCACCGTTCACCGCGCAGGTGTAATTATCGACACCTTTCACGTTACCCCAGTTCCATAACTGCATTCTCCTGAAATCGTTGACGTACTGCTGGTGAAGAACGAGATCCGATGCAAGTATGTAGCCTCTTTTTCCCTTGTGAATGAGAAAGTCTGCTGCTAGCATAGCAATGATCGACTTTCCCGAACCGGTCGGAGCATCCAACAAATAGATGCCTTCTGGATCTTCAAAGTAAGCTTCGAGTATGTCGATTATTACCTCTTTTTGCTGAGGTCTGAACTGTAGTGCTGGGTGCTTTGCTTGAACGAACTGTTCGAACTCTTTTTTCAGATCCGTCATTTGGAATTCTTTGCTAATTTTTACTAACCAATTCGATTGAGTTTCGAAAGGATTAGCCGCATTGATCTTCCTGGTCGACAGAATCTATTGGAAGTTCGAAGAATGGAGTTTCGTCGAAAACCTCGGTAAAAGCTTTTCCGCTTGGGCTTATGCAACCGTAAGTGTACTGCAAGTACTCAAAAACGGTCTCGCCTTTTTTGAAGTCTCTACCCAACCATGGACATTCTTCCTGGGTCACATCTCGTGTGAGCTGGTATGCATGTGATCGTTGACTCATAGTTTTATTCATCTTTTTTAAGGTGATCTCAGCCGTTCCTCGGTTCAAAAAAAGACCGGGGCGTTTAGGGCCGCCCCGGTCCAAAGAAAGGAGGCTGTATGATTAAATCTGCTCAGCCTTTTCGGTCATTTCGAAAGTGAAATCTAACTGGTGACCGTCCAGGAAGAGAGTGAGTTTGTTCTCGTCGAAGGTCTTGAACTCCTTGAACCATTTCTTAGAAAGGATGAGGGAGAACTTGGTCTTCGCGATCTCGCGTAGAGCTGCCCGGCGAGCTTTGTTAAGTTCGTCAGACTTTGTGATGATGTAGTTCTGAAGAGCTTTCTGCTGATCTTCCGGTTTCATGCTCATGAAGAGCGGAGAATTGATCTGCTGGTTGTACTCTTCGATAGCGACTGCCATTACCCATTCGGACGGTTTGGTGATCGGTCCCTTTGCCATGTTGGCAATCACGTCCTCAACTTTAGGCAGGGACGACAGGCCTTTCACTTTGGTGAACAGGTTGACTGACATGTAGAAGTCGGTGGATTCAGCGGCCGTTGTTTTTGGCGAGAAACCGTTGTAGTCGGTTATGCCGTTCTGCTTCAGCCATTCTGCTGCTTCCTGGCCGTAGGTTTCAGCGTACGATTTGCTTTCCTTCGGGAAGAGGCTCTTCCTGTAGTAATCGTAAACTTTCTTGCGGCCCTGGAGCTTGATCAGTTCCCATTCCTGGCGAGCCAGGTCGTTAGCTGAGCAGTTCTGGACCATCGCTCTGTTCACGAGAGGAAGGCTGCTAAGGTCAAGGATGATGTAGTCTTCCTGAATCTCAGCGTTGATTCCGCGGCTGAGCAGCAGGTCGTACAGTTCCTTCGTGTAATTCACCGGAAGTTTGGTGATGTTGAGAATACCGTCCTTGATGAGGGTGTAAGCCCTGTACTTGAAGGATGGAACTGATTTGATGCCGTACTGGTTGTCCGGCAGCTCGACCGTTCCTTCGATCTTGCAGAGAACGGAAAGGTTGGCACGATTTTCGTTCCAGACGAGGCTGGTAAGAGCGTAGCCAGGGTTCGGGTCGGTCTGGATGAACTTTGCGTCGATCTGCTCAGGTTCGCCGGCTTCGTTGACCGCGGTAACGCGCTTGCGTCCGATGCGGTTGTAATTGAATTCCGGGTGGCCAGGGAAGAACTTGTTGTCCATCTCACCGAGATCGTTGATGAGGTCCATGACGCAGTAAGCGTGATCGTCAACCCTGGTGATTGGGAAGACTCCTTCAGGGAACCTCTTCGTAACGTCAGCAACGCACTCAGCAACGGCAGCTTTGAAGGCATTGAGCTTCTGCTTTCCGAAGGCGTTTGCGAGCAGGCGGTAGTGGTACGGGTCGCTCAGCATGTTGAACATGCGTTCAGCATCGTCATTGAGAAGTTTGTCGGACAGGACGTAGACAGCTGCGTAAAGCGCTGCATTGTCCGGAAGGACTGAAGTACCGAGAGCCTTAGTTGAGAAGTAGTAAACCTGGTCAACGTCCTCGCTCACCATGATCTTTCCGTTGTCAATGTTGTACAGGACAACACCGCCGGACGGAGTGATTGAGAAAGCAAAGTCGTAAAGGTCTGACTGAACGTCGACGACAACTTTCTTGCCGCCAGTAAGGCCGGTTGAGATCTTTTTGTCAAACATCGGTTCGAACTCGTCGAAACCGCCGCAGCTGATCTTTTCGCCACCCATGATGGAAGCCATCTCAGTAAGGCGTTTTGAATCAGCATAGTAGCCGTATTCCACGAACACGGAGGAAGAGAAATCGGGTTCGATTTCCTTGAGAGATTTGATAACTTCCGGCCACGGGCAGTCATTGTTGTAACCGTCAGTGAGGAAGATGAGAGAGAACACGCTGCTTGGGCGGTTCTTTTTGATGCGCTGGACCACTTCTTTTGCCAGCTGGAGAGGTTTCAGGAAAGCTGTGAGGCCGACTGGCTTCAACCAACGGTCAACAGCCTCGTGAAGGTCGGTAAGAGTCTTGAGGGACTTCACTTCGACTTCTTCCTTGAGGATGCCGGCTTGGCTGCTTCCTGAGAACCAGATGATGGAAATAGTGTCTCCCGGGTTCATTAAGGTCGAGAGTTTGTTCTTAAGCTGGGTGCGAATGTGAGGCAATTCCCAGCTCATAGAGCCAGACACGTCGACCACAAACACGTGGTTGGTCGGTTTTGTCACATTTGCAACAACTCGCCTGTCGCTAACTTGCTGCGAAACCAGGTGAAACCCCTGGTCGATTTTTGTGTGATTCATGTTGTTGTGATTTTTAGATATTATACTACTTGGGGTGAAATTGTTTCACTTTCTCTTAAAAATTCTTGGTGCTCCGGCGCATGGTACCAGTACTTAGTTAAGTGATCTCGTTCGAAATCTTCTAGAGGAATCCATAGGTAAATTTCGCAACTGGCATCTCTGACGTTTTCAGGAATGTGAACGATGACCTGTCCATTTTCGTCTTTTCCTACTGCGTTCATGCCGCAACCCTCGCACAGGACAGGAACGTACGTTCCATTTTCCAAAGTTGCAGCGATTTCCCTTAAGTTAATGTCCGGCTGAAAACGATCTCCGAACATTGCCGCTGAACACGGTGTACAAAAATCAGCCATTGGTTTTAGGTTCTTTTTGAGTGCACACCTCACGAACAGTAATCGATCGAGTTTTAGCAAAAGCTTCGATGACTTCAGGAAGATTCTGTTTCATTTGGTTAGCAAAATTTTCGGTGGTTGGGTGGTCAGCAGTCGGCTCTACCGTTACTTCTAAACCTAACCCAGCTAAGCGTTGAGCAATGATGTAAGCAATTCTGGACTTTCCGGAAGCCGGCTCCCCTGAGACTGTTACTATTACTTGTTTCTTTTCCATGTTATGTGTTTTTCATGATGCGCATCGCGTAGTTATTGACCACCGGCGTTCCGGTGTTATAGTACCCAAGAGCTATGTCCCATCGCTTGAACATTTTGTAAAGGTACGCCATGTACTTCATAGAAATTTCAACGTTCAACTCAAGATCGTTTAGCAGTTGATCTTTCGTTACTCGTTCGCCGTATATGTAAGTCGCGGTTGACGGAAGTATCTGCATGGCTCCGCAAGCTCCGGCGCTGGAAACTCTAACTGGATTGTAGTCCCAGTGGAACGGTCCCTCGTACCCAGTCTCTGCTTTAGCTATTCCCAGTGCTATCTGAAGAGGTACCTCGTACTTTTCCGAGTACTCAACCAAGTAGTCGTACATTCTGATGCTTAGCGGTCCCTTGCTAATAGGAGTTCCGACCGTCTGTATCTTTTTCTGGGTTACTTTAGTCGTTTCGTAAGACCAGGCTGCGCCCAATAGCATCAGCGACGCTAGAAATATGATTAATTTCGCGCGTATCATGGCTTTACCGCTTCCTGGTATTTTTGGTTGGCGTAAACCGTAAAGATTGCTGTACCAACCGAGTCGCAGTACACAGTGTAGTTTCCAGTAGAGCGATCTATGATCATGAGTTCGCTTCGTTCGTTAACTGCGACCGACGTTTCTTGCATGGTTCTTACGTGACCAAGCGGAGATTCTTGAACCGGTTTGTTGGTGAAAACGTAGTAGTAGTAACCGATGAAAAAACCAACTACTAGAACGATTGCTATTACTAGGGCATTTCCTAGACCCTTGAAGAGTTTCTTGATCCACTCTTCAGCGTTTTGAAAAATTACTTTAGGATTGTCCATTTCTTATCTTTGTTATTTGTTCTTCCGGCAGCATTTGGATGGCCGCTTCGACCACAGTCTTAAAGTCTTTCAGACCAATGACCATGAGCCGGACTCCGTACTCGACGAATTCCTCGTCTTCGACGGAACTTATTTCCGATCTGTGCTGATTTACGATCTGCTCAGCTAAAACGTGAGAGATCTCTGTGCGAACGAGCTCGTCGAGAGCGCGTTCTCCAAGGTTAGCCCGCTTTACAAGTTCCTTATCTATTCTGTACTTGCAAGTGTGAAGAGTGTTCCCCAGTTTGAATTGGCGGAACAGCTTCATTATGGTTCTGTTAATTGTTTCGTCTTCGCACATTAGTCGATAGTTTGGGCTAACCTACTAAAAAATGCGGTGATCAGTCTAGTTATTTATACTCTGTTTAGACGAAAGGTTTATCTGAACTCCAAGCGATAGGTGTTGATCCAGCACTAGTTACGGTCTTTCCGACTGGGCTGGAGTCGGTCAAAAGCGACCCGTTGGTGGACGATCGCATGAGAAGGTTTGAATTGTAGGACACATTCAGGCCGGAAGTTGGAGTTGGAAAATTTTCCCAGTACTTAGCCATGGTAGGCAAAAAATGTAAATTGCTTATTAGGCCTGTGAAATAAGCGGTAGAAGCATATCCTGGATCTATTCCTAGGTGCATAACTGTTTCAGTATCAGTTATGTTGTCCGGTATGTAAGCCTCCGCTCCAAGCTGAGTGCCATTGTGAAATATTCTCACGTAGTTTTTGTAGCGGCAGATAGCCAAGTGGACCCACTCGTCCTGCCAGGTCGGAAGACCTCTAAATATGTACTGACCGTTGTACCAGAAATAAAGAGCACCACTTTCTGAGCTGGCACCAAAACCGGATGGCCATGCGCCAAACTGAATATTCTAGGGAAATCAGACCCCAAACTCTGCTTCTGAAACCATTCGACCGTAAAATCGTTCGTTCCAGGAAGAAGGTCTGTTGCACTAGCGACTTCTCCGTAACAGGTTCCTGTTCCAGTGAAACTCATCGAGCCGCTGACCTCGTAAGAAGTGTACATGCTGTTGGTTGAAAGAAAAGAGTCGAACCACGGTATGGTAGTTCCTGGCTCCAACCCAGTGCTGCTCTTGTAGAGAGATTGAAGCAGAGAAAGGTAGCTTGCATCAGTCTTATCAGTGGATCTAAAGAACGTTGGCTGTGTTCCGTTCTGCAAGGCTATGATGAACCCAGGTATCTCGTTGGGTCCCATGTACCAAGTCAACCCACCAGGAAGTTCATCGTAGTTAAGGTTCGGTTATTGACATGTTGTAATAGACTAATCCACCTGCTCCGATATCTCCGATGGCAAAAGGTCTAGCTTGGTAAGTTGGCATGATCCGCTACTTTATTCTTATTTATCAGTAGTTTGTGATCAGCTCAGTTCTGAAAATAAGTCGATCTGTTTCTTGTTCGGTAAGTTCGACCAAGTAAGTCGTGTGATTGTTCAGGTGAATTCCCCAGATGAAGAAAAACTGGGAATTGAATATTTCCCATCCGCACTTAAACAATTCGGCATTTCCGTCTTTTAGAGTGACGTTCACGTTTGGTCTGATTCGTTTGTCACGAAAGAACGACGTTTTTATTAAAGCTACGTCCTTTCCATCGTACTCAACGATGAGGTCAGTTTTATCCAAAACGGTTGAGCCGTACGTATCTTCCACCCTTTGAAAAAGTTCAACATTCTTGTAACCATGAAACACGTAAACACCTCTATCGTTAACTGGAACAACTGCTCTCTCTGATATAGGGTAATCGCTGTACGTATAGTGATTGTACACCTCTAAGTTTAGGTCGAAAACCTCCTCAATGTCAACTACTGGGAGAGCTCCGTGAAAGTTGTATTTAGATAATATGACGTTGAAAGTATCTTCATCATGAAACTTAAAGATCGCTCTTCTTTTAGAATCCTTGTGGTCATTGTAAATTTGCATTTGCTCTTTAAAGAACCAAGCCAATCGTTCATCGTATAGCATGACGTTAGTTTTTCTTCTTGGAAATACTGTGATTGGCACGCTTATCTCATCTCCAAGAGCGTGTAATGAACTAACGTGATCTCCGTTTTCTTCTATGCTGTAAATCACATCGTGCACGTGAGAGTTAGTCAATGGATAATTTTCCAAGTCATCGAAGTACTTTGCTATTGAATCAATGACAACTGTCACGTAAATGTCAGTATCAAGAAATACGAATTTCTTTCCAGGAAAGGACTTAAGTGAATCAAGTTGAATGACTGGCTTAGAAGTAATTGTGTTGAAACTTCGCCCTCTACTGTCTAGAAAATCCCTACCAGTTATATCTATCCGACGAATTATGAATTGTTCTGATAGTTCGTGCACTAATTTCGATGAATAGTTTACCGTATAGAGAATGCACTTTCTTCTTGAAAATTTTTCAAGTGAATTGATGAGGGTTCTAACCATTGGCTCGTAATTCTCCGTGAAGTAGGTGATGTAGTAAAAATCATCCAAGTACTCAACTTTCCTTCGGGCGATTACTGTGTTACCCTTTCTATCGAACGCAGTGAGTTTCTTCATGAAGAAGTGATAGATTAACTTTTCCTTTCCGCCAACGTAAACCTTTCCACCTGTCCAGATAGCATCGAATCGTATCTTGTAGCTAATTGGCTCCATGTTCGAACAGTCAAACAGAATTTTGACAGGAATTCCCAATCTTCGGTAAGTTTCCGTGACCTTTCTCTCGTCGTATTCATCGTACTCTGGTTTTGACATGCACTCGTAAAAAACAGGATCGCTAAGGTAAACTGTTCTCACCTTTTCAGTGTTTCTGGTTATAGTCAGAGGGCCTGAAATTCTGTTGTAAATTGGACCATCCTCTCCGAAGGAGATCACATCAAATTCGCTAAGGTAAGGTTCCATCCACGAAACCACGTCTCCGAGCAAAGTATCAATGTCGTACCACCCAACGAACTCGTAGTCCTTCACGTGATCCTGAAAAAGATCAACGTAAGCTGGTTTAATGTCGCTTAGCTTGTAGGCTGACGGAACGACTAACTGCTTTTTAGTCTTATCGAACAGTTTCTGCTGAAGGTCTTTGGTCGTGATCTTGATGAATTTGATGTTCTCAGCTTCGAATTTTTTGTCGACTTCCTGATCGGTGAAAAAGTAGAAATCTATTCTCTGGTTCAAGCAAGTTGAGTGATGGTACTCAAAATAGCTGGGAAGCTTACCGAACCAGACTTGGATTAGAGCTATCCTGTTCTTAGGCATCTAAGGAAACTTTTCGCTCTTATACTAAAAAAGCCTGAAGAGTTCAAAAAATTTACAATAGTTATGTCATTCACCGTTGGCTAAATATTTAAAAGAAAACAACACTTTATGACTATCATTTTTGATTGCCAAGAATTATTTCATTTCTTAGAATTTAGTGTGACATTATATCCTGTGTTCTATATTTTCTACCGAAAACGTATCCTAAGGAAAGGTAAGAAGAAACATCATTAGCTGAAACTTTAATAGCGCCATTTTCTAAATGTACCATCCACTTTGTTCCAAATTGCGAATTATTAGAACCTACTTGTTTACCTTTGACCGCTTCTTGTATTTTTTTCTTAGTTTCAGCTGTGTGGTGTTTTCCTACCCAAGATACGTTATTAGTTTTCCAATTTTTATGAATACCTAGTTTATGTGCTTTTTTATTGCTGTCAGATCGTTTTTTACATACCTCTTTGTAAAAGTCTGGATCATTTCGTAATTTTTCTTGAAATCGTTGATTCCCTAAACTGGAACATTTTACTTGATGTTCTTTATTGGCGAATCCACCTTCTCCTCCGACTTTTAAGTTCATGCACATAGAATCCTTTAACAGATCTTCGGTTATGAGTTGGCTTTCTCTATTTTTTAAAGCTTGTCTATTTTCTAAGAATTCAAGAATCACAGTATTGTGCTGATTTCTTCCATGTTTATTAATAGATCTCCATAATCTCTTACCGCTGCCTATGTACCCATCCTCCAAGTTAAAAGTTGAGTGCATTCCTATATAATAACGACCGGTAACACTACAGGTTGTTTTGTAAATGTAATGATATTTGTACGGTTTTCTTGCCATTTTGTAACTTCACTTTTGATTATTTATCTTAGCGAAGGTACAAAATGACCACGGTGGGAACGGAGGGATTCGAACCCTCGACTAACGGTTTTAGAGACCGGTGTTCTACCGCTGAACTACGAACCCAGTTTTTCGTAAGAATACTGTACCCCAATTTCGTTCAAAAAGTCAACCAGAGCATTGTACGCTGAAGCTAAACCAGCTCTATCATCGAGAAGAATGCTGTAAAAGATCTTTCTACTCGAAGATTTGAAGAAAGATGGGTTCTCGTTTATCGTGTGGTACGGAATGTCGTTTGCTTGAAGGTAGACTCTTACAAAATCGTGACGTTCGTTAGCAGTTCCGGTCCAAACCACTAAGCTTATTCCTGGAACTTTTTCCAAGGTTTTTAGAAGGTCTACTACCATGTCGTAGGTGTCCCCCTTCTTGTGATAATCGTACACAGTGTTGTCGAAATCGTACGCTACCACCAAACCTCCGTGGAACTTGTACTCGTCCACGAGTCTCTTCACCACGTTCTTGTGATCTATGTAAGTGTCCATTGTTTTCTGTTAAAAGGAAGCCCTCCGCTCACAGGAGCGGAAGGCTGCTAAAGATGTTTCGGTTATCGGTTAGGCAAGCGATCGCGGTGGTTTCGTCGTTTAGGTCCGGTTCCTTGAACTAGGTGAATTCCATTTCTCGGTACTGGAGCTTGATTTCCCACCTGTGCAGCGAGTCTGCGTCACCGACGTTTAAGTAGATCAACGTTTGATTGTTCCAAGTTTGGTTTGGATTATCAAGCATCCACTGGGCGACTGCGTGGCCGGCCTGGACGGCCGGGCTGGATCCCTTAAGATCCGTTCTCACTAACACATACAACTTCTGCATACTTCGCCATGATTTCGTCGACCTTCTTTTTCGACCATTCGGTCTTTTCAGAGATCGCTGATTCGATCGGTTTGTTTCTGAGCAGAGCATACGCGATGAACATGTGCTTGAGCTGCTCTTTCTGCCGAAGTGCGAGCATTTGTGCTTCCCATGGTGTCAACGAACGAGTTCCGGTAAATTTTTCGGTCTTTCTCTGTTCCTTGGTTTCCCTCTGCTTCTGCGAAAGGGCTTTGATTTCCGATTTTAAGTCTTTTGTTGTCATTGTTTTTGAATTTTTTTGTTGAGAATTTTGTGAATTAACAGCTTGCGATTCAAAAACGCCGACGGGACTTCTGATACTCTACTTCATCTTGTTTGATTTTTTTGTTATTGTGGTGCAAAATTGCTTAGTGGAGTTTAACGTACCACTTTTTCTATGAATTGTCACCTTTCAGCGTGTTAGTTTCTATCTTTTTTGAGATCCAGTGTCCGTGAGAATTGTTGACAGCTTGCCTGAACTGCGGGCGAACGTATTTTGCTATGCTTCGCCTGAAGTCAGAATAGAGAAATTGGTCAGCCAATCTAATCACGTAACCTTCGTTAGTGTCTGCGTACTTAGCAAATGCTTTCTCGATCTTTTCTCTGTCGTAAATTCCCTGGTATATGACGGGCACCGTTTGCAATCCCAAAATACCAGCGTACTCTTCCGTTTCCTTCCAGCTTAAGCAGACATTGTCTACCCACACCGAAAATAGCATAAAATAGGATGGTAAGCTGTCGTATTTTAAGGAATGTACCGCGTAAAGGTTCTCTCCGCACAGTCGCATGTTATCGTCAATCATCCACGATATTCTAGCCCAAAGACCTTTTACCCAGTTTCTGGTCTCGTGAGAAGCTGAGTCCAGCGAACGAGCATGGATCTTATCGTTGTACATAGTCGTGTTTTCGCCGTCCATCTTCAGTGTGCATACTACTTCACGACCGATGAAATGTTCGTCGTTTTCTAGTATTCTATCGTCCTTTAGCAGGTTGCTCCACGGAAGGTGCATCGTTCTTGGGTACTTTACGTACTTTTGAAACAGGTCCAAGACTCCTCCCTGCTTGAGTATCTTTTGAACTGATTCATCGTAGAACAGTTCACCTTTCAAACGATTTCCAGTCGGAAGGATTATGTTTCCCCACTTATCATACGCATTATCATCGTATAGCTGATCCGGTATAACAATTCTAGTGATACCTGCTTTTTCTCTGATTTCGTCGCACGACAGAGTAGTCTGTTCGGCTGCTATGTGGTGTTCCTCGCACAGAGAAGCTCCATTTTCCAAATAGTACCCGCCGTTTGAAAACAGTCTCCGTTCTATTATGTGATGTGCGTCTTTTGCTGGCTTTCCACATATCACGCAACTGTGATTATCGCGTTCGAAAACCTTCTCGCGAAATTCATCTCGTGTATGTAGTACTGGTGCTTCCATGAGAGTATTGTACCAATAAAAAACCTCACCCCTTTCAGGATGAGGTAAAAAAATAGTAGGTAGATTCCAGTACTTGCCCGATGCGATACCTACAAGTGTTGCGGGAGAAGGATTCGAACCTCCGACCTCAAGGTTATGAGCCTTGCGAGCTACCTCTGCTGCCACCCCGCGATATAAAAAACGGGCGCTATTACTAAACTTGGTCGAGAACGTCACGCGAGCGCCCGTTTGGGTCGCCTCTGCGAAACGCTGAGGTCTTTTAGTTTTGCGTGGTTGTCTCGTTACCTATTTCATATCGTTGTTAAGCGTCGTTCTGTATTATTTATACAAGGCTCCCAAAAAAGGTTTCACTTGTTGTTTTTCCAGTACATCAGCCACAGGACAATTTCCGAACCAGGTAACCAGCGCCACCACGGAAAGCCAACGTTAACCGGCGGAACTGGTAGAATAAAATCTATAGCAGCTAAGATGCAGCACACAACGAAGAAGTCGTGAAGGTTGATCATGGTAGTTGCATCATATTTTTGGAATCTGGTGATTCGCTGTAGTACACTTTGTTGAACTGTATTCCCAACCGGGTTGATATGTGATTCACGAATTCACTAGGAGAGTGAAGAGTGATCATCGCTCCGCCTTCCGTGTAAACGTAGTTCTCCAGCTGGTCCAAGCAAGTCACAACTAAGTTCACGTTGTGGTGACCCTCGCATAGCCTAGGGTCCTTCTGGATGACGTATTTCAGCAAGTCTAAGTCCAATATTGACTTTCTGAAGGTGCCCTGAAATTCGTTCAGTTGGTTCGTTTCGCCGTCCGTGTTTTTTAAGGAAATCGGCATCTTCTCGTTAGTCATCGGCCCGTTTCCGTGACGGGTTTGGTAAGCTCTTGTCACTAGGTAAATTTCAAAATCTTCGCTCTTAAGAATTTCCGGCACGTTAGTAGTGTCAGTTTTTGACCTAGTGACGTGCGGAAATATTCCATGGTTCATGTCGAGCATCAGTCCCTGCGAACCTTCGAAAACGATGTGCTTGTGATACGGAAAACTCTTCTGAATGACAAAGTTTGACGAGAACCGTAAGCTTGCGCAGGCATTCAAAAAATCGAACATGTGAGCTTCTGCGATCTTGCCGATTTCAGGATTTACCTTATCGTAATACTTTCGAATCTGTTCCAACTTCATGTCGAGGATGGACGGAAACTTTAAGTCTCCGGCTTTTAGAGAGTACCAGTTCTCTTCTCTTTTCAGAGTCGAACCGAACCCTGTTCCGCAGGTTCCGTTAGCTCTGTCCCGGAGTTGGTTGTCTATCTTATCGTATGGGGTTGTCACTGGGCAATCCTCATCTATGTACAGAAGAGGTCGCGCTCCTTTTTCTCTCAGTATGTTTGATTCTCTAACGACTCCAACTGGGTCGACTGTGCAGAATTTTGACCAGTAAGTGGATGCTCCAGCCAAGGTTCCAGAACCGAAGTTCGAAAAAACATGAGACACACCGTCATTCTTAGATACGACGGTGTGTCCTGCTTGCTGGCCGCCAGAAAATCTGACGACTATCACTTTACCTGTTTTCTGCAGCTGCCTGACCAGAAAGTCGGTCGTTAGACCCTTACCCTCGTCTCCGAAGCCGAGGCCTATGACTACTGCGTTCATCGCTTACTCGGTATCAGATGTTACTTCGACCGGGGTTGCTGGCTGTTCAGGGGCCTGGGTAGTTTGAGGTTGTTCCTGAGGAATTGTTACTGTAGGTTCAATCGATCCCATGTTGTTTTGGTTTTAAGGATTAGAGAATTGATCCGCCTCCTGCCCAGTTGGAGTCATCCTTCTTGGGTTCTTCTTTCTTGCTAGTCTCCGAAGCGGTTCCTGAGATAGCTGGTTGATTTTTGGTCCGGGATATGACGGTCTCGGCGATCAGCTGAGGAATCTTACGATAATCTTCAACTTCCAGGCAGTTTTCCTTGAGGAGTTCCTTCCAACCCTTTGCGATCGCTGGGTCGAGTCCGTTCGAACCTTCCATGACGTGAAGGTGATAAACGTCGTACTTTTCCTGAGCTTTTGCAATCAAGTCGGTTGCTTTGCCTGTCGTGGGCTCTCCGCCTCCCATGATCTCTTTGATCGTGTGCGTGCTTACCTCGCGGTGTGCGTGCTCGTCTCCGATGGTGAACAGGAAACCTTTCTTTCCGCGTTTTTCGAAGTGATCGTGAACCGTGTGGTAACCGGCGAAGTAGTGAGCTAACGTGTAGCTTTCACCGTTGTTTCCGCCACCACCCTGTTCGATGTAGACTGAAGTAAGCCACTTATCAAGCAGCTCATCGCTGCTTTCGAACTGGCCGACCTGCAACGGAGCTCTGTCACGAAGGTGATCTCCGATTGCAAGGAATAGGATCTGCGGGTGCTTTATTCCCGCTTCGATGAGAGTGCTTACCAGTGTAGGAAGACCGTCTCTCACAAAATCGTGAGGGATCCGTCCCATTGACCCGGTAACGTCCAGAGCAACGATGATCGGAATGGATTCCGGGTGCTCTTCAGAGTCTCGCGATTCTCTCACCATAATGCCCTTTGGACTCATTTCAAGGTGAATCTCGCGCTGCTTGAAGATCTCGTTAGCTGACTTAGTGTAGTAACCGTCAGCCGTTGCTCTTAGCGTTCTGCTGTGAGTTGAATAACCTCCTCCACCCATGGCTTAGATGTTGATGGTTTTGCCGAAGAGGTAGTGGTACCTGGCTTTTGCCAGTTCGTAAGTGATCTCGAGATCGCGAATGTCACGGCAAGCTTTGAGGTCTCCGTCTGAGAAGGACTCAGCGTCGATAGACTGCAGTTTTAACGTGCCAGCGGTTTCCGGCGAAAAATCGAGAGAAGCGGATTGCGATTGCTTCATGCGTTTGATCTTCAGACCGAGATCCTCTACCTTACGACGGTAAACGGTCTCAACGTCTTCTGAGATGGCTGCTGCACGGTCAGCTTTGATCTGACGATTCGTGCGGACAAGCGACTCGTGAAATGCTCCTACCACTTCAGCCGGTTGGCCTGATGCTAGAGCTCCTTGGGTGTTTTCAAGTTCGTCCATTTGGTTTTTGTTTTTAGACTTATATCAAATTTGTGTTAAAAGGTTCATTTTGATCACAATTCTTTTACTTTTACGATGCGAATCTTTCGCACTCCAGCTACTTCAACCTTATCGTGACTGAACACTGCATCGCTGCACGACATCACTCCGCCGTCTGACGTAAGTATAGGGTCTTTTTCGGAAAAGATCACTATCGTATCGATCGATTCGTTAAAGTATTGAACTTTAACATCGTAGCGCTTAACCTTCCCGCAGGAAGATAGCAGTATCAGTAAAATAAAGAAGATCAGAGTATTTTTCATGGAGTTGGTATTTTGCGGCCTTCCTCGTCGATCATGTACTTTTCGAGGATGGCGTTACTTGGTGTTCCGTCGACTATGACAATCACCGGGTACGGAGAATCGTCCTCTATGTTCTTCTGCCTCCACTCTCCTCTTTCTCCGATTTTCCACTGCTGGCTGGACTGACCGTAAAAAACGTTCATGTAACCGATGATGATCACCAGATCTCCTTCTTTGAAAAAATGTGCGGCTGCTCCGTTCAAGCATATTTCTGACTCCTCGCCTTCGATGACGTACGTTTCTATTCGCTTTCCGGTCGTTATGTTTAAGACCTGAACTCGGTCAAACGGCTTCAAAGTTGATGCAGTCAACAGAGTTTTTCCAATGGTGATGCTACCCTCGTAATTGAGGTTAGCTCCTGTGACCACCGCTCGGTGAATCTTTGCGTACATTTTTTCTTTTGACCACATGACTTCTTACTTTGAGATCGTAGGTATTCTGAGTTTCATCACCTCTCCGTGGTTAGTGATTCCGTTTTTGTCAACGTCGATCACTATGGCTCCGCATTCTGGGCACCATCGAACAACGTTAAGGTGTTCTTCCGCGCCGATAGTGTATATCCTAACGAACGGGTGTTGGCCAGCTAAGCACTTAGGGTGACAGTTCTTATTCATCTGCTACTTCTTCCAGTTTTACTCCGGTGAAGATGTAACCGTTGTGATCGCTGTGAGCATAGAGGTAAACTCGGTTGGAGCCCTTTTCCTTCAAAGTAGTCAGAGTTTTTATAGCCTCGTCGATGTCCATGCTAACCGTTTCCGACCAGATGTCCTCGGCTGTGTCAACTTCGTTTCTTTCCTCGCCTGTGTAGAACGGTTCCTGTAGGTCAAGGTCACTGTGCTGAATTTCCTCAACCACAGTTTCTCTGTAATTTTTCATCAGCTTTTTGTTTTTATACTCACCAGCAAGCCGTTTTCGTCAACTGTGAAACCTATTATTTCCTCGTTGGGCTTTAAGTTCACCTCGTTTTTGATGGCGTACATCAGCCGATCGAACGAAACGAAACTTTTGGTTCCACCTCCGGTTACTTCCTGCGAAGTATGACCAGTTAACGTCTTTACCAGGGTCATTTTTAATTATTTAGGATGATGTTTCGAAAGATTGTATCGACCTTCATCTTTTCCAGGATCTGATCCCCTGTCATGTTCTTTGCTTCCTCAATGATCTTTTCCTTTGCACTCTTGACTTTCAATTCAGTCTTGGCTTCTGATATTTCGACCTTTGCGTCCTCAGCTAGAGAACGTATCTCAGTCTGAAGAAAGACCATTATGTCGTGCGGCAAAGCTTTAGCGGTAGAATCGCTGGTTAAAAAGTTAGCGGCCGTTCCTCCAGCAACGATAAGGACTGCGTCCTTCTTGCTCGGAGTAAAGATGATGCCTGCCCACATGAGCATTGCGATAGGAAGAGACCAGAAGAACCACTTTCTTGAGGCTTTGACCGCGATGGGCGCGTCCTTGTCTGTCTCATTCATGTTAACTATCCACGCTATGAACGAGACGATAGCGATGATGGATATTACGACTCCGAAGAACCAGAAAAATCCCTTCGCATTGTTGGCTACTGTCAGCCAGTAAAAAATTGAATACCAGTTCATTGTCTTATGTGTTTAAGTGGTTCGTTCGATTAAAGTACGTAACGGTACATGCGGTTGTATGCTTCAGACGTTGAGATTTCAACGTTGAACTCTGCTTCCAGGATCCGACCTTCTTCCTCAACTTTTTTGGATTGGCGTTTACGTCTGGACGGCTTTGCTACGATTTCCATCTCGTTCGATGAGTGAATTGCTTCTTCTTCCTGTTGGATTCCAAGGAACTTTTTCTGAGTACGGTTCAAACCGTCTTCCTCGCAGCTTATGCGAACCTTAATGATGTTTTCGTCAAGGACGTCAATGATCCTACCGATGTAGTCATTGTTGATGTAGATGTGATCGTCCTCTTCGAAATCCTGGTTCGGAGAGACCTTAGCGTTAGCAACGAAAGGCAGAGTGGTAGTCCTGGCACCGCGATCGTCCACCAAGTAAACGTCGAACTTCCCGCTTACTTTCTTCACGTTGAAGAATTCTGCGAACTTTTCAGGCGGTTGGTTGTGAAGGTTTACTTCCTGGCAGATGGTCTTTACGACGTCAACAGTTATCATTTCCAGAGTGGAAACGAACTTTAGAACGTCGTCTCTGTATTTTGTGTTAGTGAGGCAATCGTTTACGATTTCAGTGATCGCTTCTCTGGATAGATCCTTGAACGTTTTAAGGTAACGAATTCTCCCTGGGCGCTGGATCAGATTGTCATTAACGTAAAGTTCGTTAGTGGTAAGTATGAACACTCTCTTGTGTTCGGAGTTCATAGCTCCGTCCATGATGGAAAGAAGCTGAAAATTTTCTTCGAAGATCTTCTCGTACTCATCGATGAAGATGATGATGTCCTGCGGTATGCTGTTCAGAAACCTGTGTCCATCTTCAATGAACCTGTCCATTACGATGACTGGCATCTTAAGAGCATTGCACATGAGCTTCGCAGTGACCGTCTTTCCTGTTCCTCTTTGTCCGTTCAGAAGGATCCCGAGGTTTCCCTCAACTGATGAGAATGTTTTCTTAACCCGGTCGACAAGATGGGTCTCTAAGCCGTATATTTTGTAATCGAATGAGAATTCCTTTTGTACTTCCTTCAGAAATGGGTTTCCAAGAGGATCGAGTTCTAACGTGTAAACTGCATTGGGTAAGAGCTTGTGGCTGATGCCCAAGCTACGAAGCCAATAAGTGTTGTCTTGCTGGGACCAAATCTTGTTGTTTTCTTTCATTATGTGTAAGTTTCGAGTGATAACTTACCAACTTAGTAACGAGAAGGGAAATCTGGAACGAAAATTTCTTTTTCTCTGTCGAGAATGGCGAGAGTACGTCCGGCGAAGAACTTGCTACGAACTTCGTCCGTGTAATCCTGGGCGTACTTGCTGCGGTGAGTCTTTATCCACTTGGCATTGAGGTGTTCGTCTTTGCTTATCTTTACTTCTGGGGTGTGATCGAGGATCGTTTCGAACACGACTAGCGGAGTTCCATTGGCAGATACATCGTCTCCAACCAACCTCATCTGGGATGCTTCCAGCTCCAAACCGGTCTCTTCTATAGTTTCGCGAAGGCACGCGGCAACCGCGTTCTCGTCTCCATCAAGCTTTCCGCCTACGAGACCCCAACCGAATGGTTTCTTTGCACGAAGAAGGAAGAGAGTTTCTCCTTTTTCGTTGATTATGATGTTCATTGCTGCTTTTTTCATTTCTCTGCTTTGTCTAAACGTGTGTAGTAATCTGCGAACTCCCAAAGGTGATCCTTTACGATCTCTTCAGCTTCAGCATCGTTGCTGGTGTGTTCCTTTTCTATTATTATACCTTTCTTGTACTCGGCTTGGACCTTCCACAGAGGAACGCCGTGGTGGTCAGCTATGTCCTGAAGAGTTCGGTTATCGGCAGTTCCGCCTTTGAGAATTTCTTCCTCGTTGGCTACTTGCTCGTAAACTCTTGAAAATTCCGAAAAATTAGGTACGAATTGTTTCATACCGTTATTTATCGTCAGCAGTACCAGCAGCTTTCTTTAGGACTACTCTCTCGTACTGTTCCTTGCAAATTTCGACCAGAGCAGGATCGTTAAATGCGTAAACGTCCGGAATGTTCAGAACATGGCACTTTTCGGTTGCTCCAAGGCTTGCGATCTCTTCCTTTACCATGTTGTAGTTCTGCGCATTGACGAAAACTATTTCGTCTGCCCATTCAACCAAAGCTTCGGATATTGGGATGAGAGCGTACGACTCGTCGGTTCCGCAGTTTCTGACGTTGTAACCGTACTCTCTGATAAGAAAATTCTGAAGAGTGGCTGACCTTAACAGGCCAGCGGAACACGCGCACAGGACCTTCTTGGTCTTTCCCTGGTAATGGTTGTGAACGTTGTAGATTTGATTTCTAGTTGCTTTTATCATGTTGTTCCGTTTTTTAGTGCATAAAAAAATCGGAGAAAGTCGAGAAGAGTTGTCTGTGTTGCAAAAAGGCGGATTCAAACCGCTGACCTATTGTCCCCAAAACAATTGCCCTATCAGCTGGGCGATTTTCGCGAAGTAACTCTGCTCCTTTACTACCGGATTTCTTAAATTCAATTTCAAACCATGAGTTTGAAAGTTCGCAGGTGATTCAACAACTGCTCGTTACTCGTCCATTCTGCATACCCATCAGCTTTTTGATAAGCTTCGTGAATGTTCAGGGCTTTCACGTAAAAGTGTAGAACTTCACCACTCGTAAGGGTGATGTCTACCAGCCAATACTTGAGAGGCTGTTTCGGTTTTTCAGTTTGTGTTTTCATATTGTCAGAACGATCTGACCCTACGAACTGTTGATTCTCTTCATGGTTTTTAATAAGTTTTTGGGAGAATGGGGCAAGGGCTTTACGCCTCTCGGCGTTCGGCCGGACTTGAACCGGCGATCCATTGTGTTGCGAACAATTGCTTAAACCAACTAAGCTACGAAGTATCCCTACGCGTTGCTACCCAAATATTTTTAATGTCTTCAAAGAACAAAGAAACCGTCGACTACTTTTCGAGGGAGGTACTTCATCTAATTTCCCTGTGTCCCCCTAGTATAAACCTCCGATTGATTCGGTAACGCATTTCTGCGCCTAAGCTACCTACCGTCTCACCTTTTCGGGCCAACAGCAGTCCCTGTTGTTTATCTTACACCCACCTCGTCAGCGGTTTCAAAGAATTATTTATTTTTAGAGGAGTAGCCAGAATTGAACTAGCAATCCGATTCAGCTTTTCCGAAGCCTTACTAACTTACCTAGGCTTTTAGCAGGTCCTTCGGGACCGTTTCGGCCCTTTTACTCCATGTGAAAAAAACGAGGCCGGCCTGGAACCGGCCTCGGTTAGTGAGTGTTAGATTACGATCTTACGTACCTTGTCCAGGTGGTATGTAGGATTGAATTCGACGTTGGCGATGTCGTCGAACATCGAGAAGCCGTAACCGTAGTAGAAACGGACCTTGTCTCCGATCAGCTGAGTCGTGCCGTAGGACGCCATGTCTACAGAGTAGACGTATGGGTTTCCAACAGTCCTCAGGTAGTTCGTGTACGAAGAGTACGTGTTTCCACGGTTGCATTCGTTGTCAGAGAGGATGAACACCCTGTCGTACGCCTTTCCGGAACGTGCTGCCAGATCCCAAGCGGTGCTTAGGTTGGTTCCACCAAGGTTAGCATTGAACGACCTTGCGATCGAGAATACGTCCTGGTTTGCGTTCCATGGAGTGTAGTGAGCGCTCGATCCGAACTGAATAACGTCAGCGTTTGTTGCCTTCGCGATTGTTGCTCCGATCAAGGATGCCTTGTCAGCACATGACGTTGAGTACTGAGTCTTCCTGTTAGGGTCGACCATCTTCGTGGTCATGGAGCCGGACCTGTCGATGATAACGAGGTTCCTTCCTGGCAATGCTTCCGCAAGGTTTGGAACGGATGCTTCGTAACCGATCAACAGAGCCTGAGCGATCTTCCTTCCGTCCATCTTCGAGCCGAATTCTGCGAGCAGAATTTCGCCGGCCATGTCGATCTGGTAAGGCATGATCTTTGCCTGCCTGATAAGGTTTGGATCCGACAGAACCGCGCACAGCTTGTCAATCGTCGCACGATCGGAGACCGTGTTCAGAATGCTCCTGATGTTACGCAGAGCTGCTAGAGTACCTAGCTTACCTTCGGTCAACAGAGCTCCCCAGTTTTCAGCCTTAGCTTCCTTGAGGATTTCTGCACCTTCGGCCTTGGTGATCTTGCCAGCCTTTACGGCCTTTGCAACTTCCTGACCTGCGTCAGAGTTAGCAACTTCCCAGGTGTCGGCAGATACGGCCAAGCCCTTGATGACAGCGTCGATAGCGGTCACCCTTTCGCCCTTGAATTCAACGAATGCCTTCGACTGCTTTGGGTCAGGGTGAACGAGGTTGATAACGTCGATCAAAGCGGACTTGTACTTAAGGATCGAGTATGCGTCGAGCCTTTCGATTGCGTCTGCGAAACCCTTCTTCATTGAGTTCGTTGCCTTCGTCTTGTTCATAGCCGAGAAACAGGCGAGAATTTCGGCCATGTCATCTGGACGGAAAATGGTTCCACCAGACTGAGTCTTCTTGTTCCACAGTGAGTAGAACCTCTTCGCCCATTCGAGACCAGCGCAGTAAGGAGCGAGGTAGCTTGCTGCGAGGTGGTTGATCGACCTCATACCTTCACCAACGCAACGTGAGTACACGATGCACTGTGCGGTTAGGTAAGGATCTTCCTTTGCACAGGCAGTAACGATGCCCTTGAGTTCCCTCATGGTTTCATTTTCTGACCTGTAGAACTGGTTTTCCAGCTTCAAGGTGTTGAGCATTGTGATCAGTCTCAACCACTTGTCGATCGCATAAGCCGCGTGGCCCGAACGATTGACAGTGTTAGGCGTAGGAACTGCGTTAGCAGCTACTAACTTCGCCTTAGGCGCCGTCTTGGCAAGCTTAGTACGAAGATTTGCGTTTCTGAACTTTGTCATTTCAGTATCGGTTTTTTTAGTTGTTTTACTTTACTCTTTTTACTACTCATTGGTCTCTTCGCGCGAAAATATTCCAACTTGAGGCAAGGATGGGATTCGAACCCATGACTTTACTGTTTTGCAGACAGTCCCCTTTGACCACTCGAGCACCTTGCCGTGCTTTACTCAGTACCCGCGGAGGGACTCGAACCCCCAACCCTTTGATCCGTAGTCAAAAGCTCTATCCAATTAAGCTACGCGGGCATGTATTTTTAGTGACCTGTACGCGAATCGAACGCATATCCTCGGTTCCGGAAACCGGTACTCTATCCGTTGAGCTAACAGGCCGTTTTTGACAGCTTGGAAAATATTGATCTGTGCATCCAGAGGGATTCGAACCCACGACCCACTGATTAAGAGTCAGCTACTCTACCTGCTGAGCTATGGATGCAATTGTTATTCTTGGTGACTCCGGAGCGGCTCGAACGCTCAACCGTTAGCTTAGAAGGCTAATGCTCTATCCATTGAGCTACGGAGCCATTGTTCATTGATTTGCTGTGTTTTAACTTACCAATTGGTAGCCCCACCGGGAATCGAACCCAGATTTAAAGTTTAGGAAACTTCCGGTCTATCCGTTGACCTACAGGGCCGTTCTGTCGTGTGATAGCGTGATGCCTGTGCGATTCAAATCGAAGGGCCACAATAACTATCAGCTTTAATCTGAGCGGCAGAGAGAGGATTCGAACCTCCGGGCCAGTTTTCACCGACCGACAGTTTAGCAAACTGCTACCTTAAACCTCTCGGTCACTCTACCTTATAATATTCCTTTGTTCTTCAAAACTGGTTTATCCCATACTTCTAAATTTTCATTAAATTGATTCCATTTAATTCTATCCAACTCAGTAGTGTAACCTTTAACTTCAATGTACGTACACGAATCTGGTAAATAAAAATCGGGACAATACGTTCTTGTTTTTCCTAATGAATCAGTGTAATCAAATCGTTTTTTGTTTCTAACCCAATTAGTATTAGTTAGATCAAAAAATTTTGCTACTGCTAATTCCCAGGAACCATCTAATTTAACAGATCCAGCGATTGAACTAACGTAATCAATTTTTTTAGTTCTTCCGGCCTTGGATTCCCAACCATTCAAGTAACGACTTTTCATTTCCGTGCTTCTATTATCGCTAAAAGATTTGGGCATTTTACGACCAATACTGAGGTTAGATAATAAATCCTTGGTTTCTTGTTTATGTGATCTACCGCGCCATACCGATCCATCATTTAATTTTTTAAAATGACTTTCTCTAATTCCATTTTTATATTGTTCGGTAAGCTTAGCACTTATTTTGATACCAATTTTTGCCTTAATACCTGGGCATGATTGATAAGTTGGCGAACAGCAAGCCTTTCCGTTTTTTAATGTGAAATTAGCTTCATTGATTTGGCAATATGAACACAGCATAGTTTTTTATTTATTTATACTGTCCCCATAATCAAAAAGTAAAAAACAAAGAATGTTTCAAACCGCATTTTTCAGTAAGCGCTCTAACCGTTGAGCTATTGCGGCATGACTCGTTTTTAAAAATGGGTGTCTAACCAGATTCGAACTGGTACTAAAAGTGCCACAAACTTTCGTGCTGACCATTAACACTATAAACACCATGTAAAAAGACGAGAAAATCGCATAGAGTGTTTTCATTTTCCGATACGAAGTAACCCTTTCTGTTTGCTACGTCTATATGTACCCAGGACAGGAATCGAACCTGCACGCCTTGCGACACCAGATCCTAAATCTGGGGCGTCTACCTATTTCGCCACCTGGGCATGTTTTTATTTCAAAAGTTTCAACTTGTACTTTTTTACGAATTCGTCTCCAATTTCTTCGGTCATGTAAATGAATAGGAAGTAATCGAATCCATCCTTATGCAACATTGTACATCCGCCAACTTCGTAGTATGTCTCGTACTTTTTGTATTCGCCATTTTCTTGCTTCACGTAAGGTCCGACTGGATTCTGTTTTCGTTTGATAAAAACCCAGTGCATCGTTGACTCGGCGAAGATTTTCAACAGATCGTCGAAAGAAGTTGGATCCGGAACTCTGCGGTAGTGTTCATCCTTTCTTTCGATGAACACGTCCAGAGCGAGATCTTTACACTCTCTCATTATTTTTTCGTGATCCTTAGTCAGTCGGTAAAAATCGTCCATTGGCTTTTTATTTTCTTATACTCAGTACTCATAGTCGGACTCGAACCGACACGCTCTTAAGAACACTGCGCCCTGAACGCAGCGCGTCTACCAATTCCGCCATACGAGCAAGTAAAAGTAAAGAATGTTTTGGACAGTAACGTTTACGGCGCGTCTACCAATTCCGCCACCTGAAGAGGATCTGTTGTTTGGTCTCCAGGGAAGGACTCGAACCTCCAGTGTACCGGCTCCTAAAGCGAAGTAACTGTTTCCAATCGCTATTACTTTTGTACCTAAGAGGGGACTCGAACCCCTACGTCCTACCGGACACTAGGCCCTCAACCTAGCGCGTCTACCAGTTCCGCCACTTGGGCATTTTGATTCGGTTTCGAGGAGAGCCTCGTACTCTCTCCCATCTGGGCTCCGTTATTCCAAACGGTTAAAATGTCTCGAGAGATTTTTGAATCAGCGCACCGTCCCTCCGTCGTTAGACTTCAGTACTTGGTTTCATTCTAAATCCCATTGAACATTAAAGGGCAGCGTCCCATGCAACTCGAAACCCCTTTCACCGTTGTTCGATCGATAACCCGCAGCGGTTGTCGAACGCGGCTCGGATCCAGGATTTTAACAGGATCTGCGGTCCTGCTAACTTTATCTTTAGTGCGGAAAGGCAGGGATTCGAACCCTGGGACCGGTCACCCGATCACTTGTTTTCGAGACAAGCCTAATCGACCTCTCTAGCACCTTTCCATTTACGCGGAAGAGGAGGGATTCGAACCCCCGGACCACTTTCATGATCGCCTGTTTTCAAGACAGGTCTCGTAAACCGCTTGAGTACTCTTCCGAATCAGTTGACAGTAGGTTTTTCTACTACTTGATAACCCCAATCTACCAATATTTTTCGTACTGTGTACCACTCGCCGTTAAAAGATAGCGAATTTATAGTAGACTGTTTGGCATCACTGTAAAATTCTATCGTAACTTCGTTGATCTCATCAACGTAAGTTCTTTTTTCTAGTGTGTTTGCTGTTTTAATTGTTAAGTTTGGTTGCCCCCGGGAGACTCGAACTCCCAATCTCCTGATCCAAAGTCAGACACGATACCATTACGCTAGAGGGCAGTGTACTAGCAAATTTGTATGTTGTCCTACTAGGGTTCGAACCTAGAATCTCATGATCCAGAGTCATGCGCGATAGCCAGTTACGCCATAGGACAGTGTAGAGTGCAGTGGGGCTGCAGTCCCCTGAGGCACCTGCACAAGTTGTTCCTCTTTAGTTGGAGCAGATTGCGAGATCGTTAGCCTCGCTCCCCGACCTGGCAAGGTCGGTATGCCACACGGTTGATCAGTTTCCGTATACACTCTTTCTGCATGTGTCAGTAATTATTTCATAATTGATTAGATGAGTTGATCTAAATGCGTTAGCTTTAAGCTGTGTTTCTTCACTTTCTATTTGCCAACTTGCTTTTATTTCAATAACGTATTCCCGGTCTATTTCATTTACCAAGAAATCTGGTTGATACGTTCGGTATTTTCCATTTATGAAATACTTGCACTTGAATTTACGAGGTTCATATTCAAAAGATACGACTTTAGGATTAGAAGTAAGAGTATCAACGTATTCTTTTTCATAAGTGGATCTTACTAAGAACTGCTTATTACCTAAATGTTTTTCTGAATAAACTTCAATTTTCTTAGTATTTTTCGGTGAAACCCCAAACATTGGATTGTTTTCTCCGCTCTTACTAATAGACATTTTCTGAATTGATTCGGTTGAAAACTTTATGGATTTTGCTCTACACGATCGACTGCAGAATCTTTGGTTTCGTTTTCGCCATTCTACTTCAAATTTAGTTTGACAGTGTTCGCAAATCTTTATAGATTTAGGATTTCCTCTACCTTTTAATGATTTACTTATTTTTTCGTTTATCAATTCTCTTTTGGTTTTCATGCAAAATCACTTTATTTTATTTATATGTGAACCTTTGCACTTAACCTTGATCTGAGCAGGAAATGAGAATCGGACTCACGACCCTCTCGTTGGCAACGAGATGCTCTACCTCTGAGCTATTCCTGCAAAAAGTTAATCGTTTCGTAATTGGACTTCTGTTTCTCACCTAACATTTATCTTAGCATCAACCCGGCTATCGTAGAGTTGCTGACCCTCTAAGCCTGTTTGACTTGCACCAATGTCGTACGAACGCTGTTAAGCTCCGACAACCAGCAAAGGTGGCACCAATTTCCTCAGTTTCCCGCGTTAAGTACTTTCGATTAACTGTGAGCTCAAATCGAGAATCGAACTCGAAATTCATCCTTACCAAGGATGCGTTATGCCATTTAACTACAAGAGCAATTTTATTTTTTCCCAATTAAGGAAGTGTTCAGTTAATACTAGAACTTTAATATTGTTTCGTTTTTGAGATTCGTGTATTTTTTCAGCGTCCTTAATCATCAAATACGAATTTTTAGGATCCAAATATACGTCGTAATCTATAAGATAAAAATCAGGATAGTACTTATTTCCGGCGTCAGACCAAACAAATCCGATTTTCGGTCTTTCCCATCTTATTTGATTTTCGTCTAAAGATTTAGCAACTTTAACTTCCCATTTGGAATCAAACCAAATTCCTTTGTATCGTTCGCCTCTATTTGGGTGAGGCCGATACCCTCCAAATCCTCTAGCTTTTGCAGCAATCGATATTTTTTTACGAGTTTCTTCAGATTTTTTAGGTCTAACCAAAGCTTTTTGTTTTTCAGCCATGCTTTTAACACTTTCGTTAGTTTCTTTGGTTAAGTTTTTATTCCACACAATACGTCCATTTTTGTAATTAATATTTGGATCGTGTTGTTTGCCTTCTCCGTGGTTTCTCCAAATATGTGTACCTATTCCTGCAGTAGAATAAAATTTATGACAAAATGGACATTCTTTATCCTTTGGTAACATTAGGTAGAGTGTTTTCTTTTATTTATATGAATAGCGATAATAAAAGTTACCACTCTACTGTTTTGTACCCATAGTCGGAGTCGAACCGACACTCCTTTCGAAACTGCGTTTTGAGTGCAGCGCGTCTACCAGTTCCGCCATACGGGCAAATTTAGTACTCCCAGTCGGAATCGAACCGACACGCCCTACGGACAAGGGTTTTTAAGACCCTCGCGTCTACCTATTCCGCCATGAGAGCATGTTTTGGCGGAGAGAATGGGATTCGAACCCATGAACCGCTTTTGGCGATCACATACTTTCCAGATATGCTCCTTCGGCCGCTCGGACACCTCTCCAAATCTTAGTACCGAGGGGGAATTTTGAAATCCCGACTTGTTGATTATGATTCAACTGTTCTGCCTCTGAACTACCTCGGCATGGAGCAGCCCTCCGGCAACACGGCGAACCGTTCTTTGGAGTTACCATCCGACTGCGTTTAGTAGCGGGAGTGGGGGTCGAACCCACGACCTTGAGATTATGAGTCTCACGAGCTACCTCTGCTCTACCCCGCAATGTGGTGGAAACGGACGGAATCGAACCGCCGACGCCAAGCTCTTCAGGCTTGCGCTCTACCGACTGAGCTACGCTTCCAATTATTGGTGCTCTCTGTAAGATTCGAACTTACGACTTTCACTTTGTAAGAGTGACACTCTGAACCAACTGAGTTAAGAGAGCTTGTGTGATCATAGTGGGATTCGAACCTACGGCCTCTTCCATGTCACGGAAGCGCTCTAACCAACTGAGCTATACGATCAATTTTGAGTAGTCCCGACGGGGCTCGAACCCGCAACCTTTGCCTTGAAAGGGCAACGACTTAACCTGTTCGTCTACAGGACCATTTGGCTTTGCGTACTCCGTAGGGGATTCGAACCCCTGATCTCCAGGATGAAAACCTGACGTCCTTGGCCGACTAGACGAACGGAGCATGTGGTACTCCCGGATGGAATTGAACCACCGACCTTGAAGGTATAAGCTTCCTGCTCTAACCCCTGAGCTACGGGAGCAAAACGAAGAAGAGAATGTTGGAAAGAGCATCTTTTGGAAGTTTCAAATTCACCGTTTGATTTCGAAGTATCTCTGTTCCTTGCTACTTCTTGTAGTGGACCACGTGGGAATTGAACCCAATCATCTTCATTGCAAGTGAAGCGCCCTGCCTTCGGGATCGCGCCCATTTAGTGTGGTGGAGATTACGAGAGTCGAACTCGTGACATCCTGCTTGCAGGGCAGGCGCTCTGGCCATCTGAGCTAAATCCCCATTGATTTAATGTATCTTTTAACTTGGGTATTCGTTATCCCCCAACTTTTTGCTAATTTAGTTATCCAACCCCAAGATTTATCAATACTTTGGTATTCTTTCAATCTTTTTAATGAGTCAACTTCATTCATTTTTTTAGAATCACTTATTTTCTTTTTAGTTTCAAACGAATGATGTTTTCCTTTGAATGAAGATTTTCCGAGTTTTTGTCTGGCCTCTGCTGATAGCGGCCAACCTTTATTTCTACCTGTTTCAAACGATTTCTTAATTCCTTCGATTCTTTTTGGATCGTTCCACGTATGTTCCCAACCTCCAGTACCGCCCAACTTGATATTATAGGTATCTTTCCTAGCGATAAAAGCTTCATTTACTATTTCAATCTCTTTAGCAATGGCTTCTTCCTTAGTTGGATAAACGTATAAAATTTCTTTAGCAAAATTTTCTATTCCGGTTTTTCGTATTGCAAGTTTTATTGCTTTCCCTGAACCCATGTAGGAATCTGAAAGATTTTCTGTTCCATGATACCCAACATAAATCTTATTATTCTTTAGGTTCGTAATCTTATAGATGATATGATACATTTGACCGTAGTTTAGTTCTATTTATCTAAGACTGCGGTTAAAATAAAGTAGAGAAAGTCGGGAGAGTAAACAGGCGGATTTGAACCGCATCGATTGTTTAAGAGACAATTGCCTTACCGTTAGGCGACGAAGTAACTCTATCCATTACTACTACTTAGTCGAGTAGAGAGGATTCGAACCTCCGACCCCTTGATCCCAAATCAAGAACGCTAGCCAGCTGCGCCACTACTCGTTAGTTTAATATTGGTCGAGTAGAGAGGGTTCGAACCTCCGACCCCAACGTCCCGAACGTTGTACGCTACCAGCTGCGCTACTACTCGAATTTATTGGTGGGCAAAGTAGGAGTCGAACCTACGGCCTTCTGAATATCAGTCAGATGCTCTAACCAACTGAGCTATATGCCCGTTATGCAACTTTGTTCAATGTCAGCGGGAGTTGCCAACCCGTCCGCCTTACGGTGCGGCTCGTCGTTTGACCTTACGATCAGGGAAAGCGAGGAACTACGATCCGGTGGCCTGCCGGCTCATCGACACCCCTAGAGGATTTGAACCTCTGACTTCTCGACTACACCGTATGGTCTTGATTCGGGTACCCTCATCTTGATTTTCAGGTTCGTCTACCTTGACTCTCCCGGCTACTTCATCGGTTACCTCTGCGCAAAAGTAAACGAGTACCTTACCGAAGTCCTCAAGTTCCGGCCCTCAACCGGACGCTCTAACCGCTGAGCTAAGAGGTGATTTTGTGGAGCCTTTGGAGGGATTCAAACCCCCGACCTTCTGAGTACAAATCAGTGGCTCTATCAGCTGAGCTACAAAGGCGTTGAGAGCCTCATGCCGGAATCGAACCGACGACCTACTGAGTACGAAACAGTCGCTCTACCGTCTGAGCTAAAGAGGCATTAATAATGTGGCACGCCTACTCCGATTCGAACAGAGAACTGTGGTTTTGGAGACCATTATGATACCATTTCACCATAGACGCATTTTTGTATTAATAATTCTGGGTTGATTTCTAATTCTCGTAAGCTTAACCCCAATTTATTATATCTCTTATCATTTGAGTAAATAATGACTAGTTTCAATGAATTTTTGTTTATCGCATCATTCATCTTATGTAATATTTTTTCATTTAACCAACCCTTATACTCAACGTAAGTATTAAAATCCGAAATATAAAAATCTGGATAGTATTTTCTAATTTTACCATCAATGTCTACATAATCGAACCCAACTAAATTTCTATTCCACTTGATTTTTAAATGATCTAATACTTTAGCAACTAGAATTTCATCTTTGTTTAAAGACATTTTTTCATTTAACCAATTAACGTATGTAAAAGTTTTAGGCCTTCCTCCATTTGGTCTAAATCCTCCCATTGCTGAAGTATTTGATTTAATAGCATTACCTCCAAGTATACCATTTATTTTACCTGAACATTTTTTTGAACAATATTGTTGAGTTCTCTTTGCCCAGTTTACCGTAAATTGATTGTTACAAACGCTGCATAATTTAATTATTGGTGCGTGTCCTAGATTACTTAATTTTTTACTAATTTTTTCGTTTATTTCCTTACGCTTTGCTTTAGTAACGAAGGATCTAGAACATTTTTCTGAACAAAATCGTCCGGAACCGTAACTTCCATTATGTTCACATTGACAGTTTTCACAGATTTTCATAAGTTCGTTTATTGTTTATTTTATTTATATTCGAACTTACACCCTTTTGTTTTGATTAAAGATTTGAGAAAGCCGAAAAGAGTGACTTGATACTAAGCATTATGGAAGCTTGGTACAGGATTCGAACCTGTGATAACCAACGATGAAACTCTGTTTCTCACTACAAATCAATACTGGCGGTACCGAAGGGATTTGAACCCTCGACCCTCTGCGTGACAGGCAGGCATTCTAGACCAGGCTGAACTACGATACCATTTTTTGGCGGTCTCGACGGGATTCGAACCCGCGACCTTCTGCGTGACAGGCAGACATTGTGACCAACTCTACTACGAGACCAAATTTCTTTGGTAGGCCCGGAGGGACTCGAACCTTTCCAATCTGTGACCCCGGTTGGATTCGAACCAACGACTTTCCGCTTAAAAGGCGGAAGCTCTAAGCTTGCGCAACCTGACTGAGCTACGAGGCCATTAACACTTTATTTTTTCTTGGCGATTTACCGCCTTTAGATGAATTCTTTTTCATCATGCTTGACGTTTTTTCTTTGCCGTACTTATTAAGCATTCGTTCGTAAATTGATATTGCTCCGTTTTCGTATTCATCGAGTTGATTGTCAGCTTTTGTACCCCAATACATGTGATTTGGATTACTGCACTTTGAATTATGACAACCGTGGCAAACGACTAGAGTGTTTCCATTTACTGGCATCGTCGTATCGTAATGATAAGCAACTAGTGCGATTAACTGAGTCGAATACTTTAATCCTCTTTCGTGGCAAGGTTCATCAAGCTTTAACATTTGCTTACGAATATCCCTTGGCGTTTCTCTTACAAAATCTTCAACTATTCTCATTTCACTTTATTTTTATTTATCTGAGCATTGCACTCTAAAGTGGTGATGTTAAATAATTGAAGTGAAGTATTTTCGATAAATACTGCTATGAACTTGTACCACTGCGACCACTGCGACTGCATCATTGACGAGAAAGGCAATTTCGTCAGATTAGATACCAGACCGTTGGTGTTCAACGATCTCCCACTACGTCGTTGTAAGTCTTGTCGCGATTACGAAATGTGGGAATACGAAGAGTATTTTTCTGGAAATCCGAGGACCGAGAGGGATTCGAACCCTCAATAACCAGTGGGACGGGGCGCGCACCAACCGTCGCATTCGGCCCATAAGTTTCAAACAAGAACATTGGATAGAGGTATTTGTTGTTGTCAATTTTACAGATTGACGGCTTAACCGCTTGCCTAACCGCTTTCGCAGTACGAGATTCGAACTCGTGATCGAAGTAACTCTATGACCTTACTATGCTTGATTTCTTATTTACAATGTTTTTTGCTCCGAACGTATGCGTTTGTGAATGACAGTTTGGACACAAAATTCTCAGATTTTGAAGTCTGTGATTTCGGTTATTTCCGTCAATGTGATCGACTTGTAATGATAAAGGTCGACCGTTCCATTCTGCTGGAGTTCCACATTCTTCGCATCGATCCTCTTTGTAACCTTCCAGTATCAATCGTCTTTTTAATTTCGATGTCGGATATTCTGGATGTTTTCCTTCGAGAATGTCTAGCAATTTGAATGCTACTCCTCCGGTTCTTTTCATTTTTCGTAACTTGACTTCAATTTGTATTCCTAACAAATTGCAATATTTGGTTAGGGTTACTCTACTGATTCCAGTTACTTCTGAAAGTTCCAAAACAGAGCTAACGTTCTTGGCATTTTCATTGATTTTGTCTACGATTTCTTGGTTTAGCCGCATTGCTTTATTTTTATTTATATGCGGTCTGTTTACCAAAACCTCTGTAAACTACGTGGGATGTGATGGAGTCGAACCACCCGAGCTTTCACAACAGATTTACAGTCTGCCCCGCTACCATCTACGGAATAACATCCCATTTCCCTCTATTTTTGATTTCCTGGAGGGTGCGGAAGATGCGGGGAAGGTGAGATTCGAACTCACGTGATCAAATTGACAGTTTGATTGTTTCCGATGCAACTCTAATCTTTGCTATCCTTTCAGAAGAAATTCGACAGAGCGTTTTGAATTTCTTCCCCGAGTGTGTACCTTTTACCGTGGTACGAACGTTATTGGTGGGGGAAGCTGGATTCGAACCAACATTTCAAAGTTTCAAGTTTGAAGTTTACCGATGCAACTCTAATCATTGCTATCATTTCTGAAGAAAATCGACAGAGCAGTCTGTTTGTTTTCCCCCGTTATTTTTTATGAGCCAACAAAAGAGTTAGCTTCATTTATGTATCGTTTTGGATCATTGTAAACGTCTACCCAATTTAGTCGTAATACTAACCATCCATGATTTTTTAAGTATTCATCTTTTTTAGCATCGCGTTCTACGTATTCTTTGAATCGCTGATGTTGTTGTCCGTCTATTTCGATGGCTATTTTCTTATGAGGCCATGCGAAATCAATAGAGTATTTTCCAATCGAGTATTCTCTAACATACGATTTGTCTAAGAATTCATTTTTAATAACTTTCATGAAAAATGTTTCTGGATAACTAGGATCATTATTCCAACGGCTCTTTCCTATATTCCATGCTCTATTTTCTTTATGTGCTAACTTCAAAGAATTGCTAATTTTTATCTTGGTCTCAATTGAAGGTTTTATCCCCTTCATAGTAAGACTTCGTTTTTTGATGATTTGCTTTATGTTTGGATTAGCTTTACAATTAATGATATGCGCTCCAAGTTTCCAACCATTTTCAAATATTCCATTGCAATATTTACATTGTTTTATTGACGTTATTTTTTCTGTCTTCGTACGAAAATGCGAACTTACGTGGCCGCCGAGAGATTGGGTGGTTTGAAATTCTTTTCCGCATACTTTACACTTTAACATTTTATGCTTTTTATCTTTATTTATCTTAGCTCAAATGAAAAAGCGAGAAGCTGTGCGTTCCAGGTAGGACTCGAACCTACGGTGGAGTTGCCTCGTCGGGTTAACAGCCCGGACCTTTCGCCGCTCAGGCCACTGGAACAATTTAATTCGAGAGCGGAAAACGGGGCTTGAACCCGCAACCCTTAGCTTGGAAGGCTAATGCTCTACCAATTGAGCTACTTCCGCATTTGCACGGGTCACCGTCACGGCCCCGTGCTTGTGCTAGGCGGGCGGTAGACCGCCTAGCTTTGTGCCAATATTTTCCAAGATGTCAAAGAACCTTTACTGTGCGCTCGGAAGGATTCGAACCTCCGTAGATTCCAGCTTAATTTCTGAACGTTAAGGTTGTAAGCCCGTTCAGTGTACCAATTTCGGCTGGTGCTTATCCGCTCAGTCACGAGCGCGTTTATGTTAAAGAACTGTTAAAACAAAAAACCCGGACTTTCTTTTTGAAGGCCCGGGTTTTCCAAGTTTCTTTGTGATAATTACCTTCACTTCAACCTATGCAAACCCGAGCCCATTCTTACGTCATCGCATGATGGATTCCATGTTCCAATAAAGCCTTCGAGGGATATTGGTTGGGAACTGCGATACGCCTTATGTAACTGTAGGTTTTTCATTTGTTGTTTTGTGTTAGTGTTCGGTTTTATTTATCACGACCTTCTTAAAAGTTTTCGTCGATGTGAAACTATTCTACAACTTTTTTCAACGTTTGGCCAACTTTTTTGGAACTTTTTTGCAAACTTTTTTCCAAGTGATTGATTTCTATTGAAATAATTGATGAAGCTAAATTACAACTTTTTCTCGAAAGGAAAAAATCTGGGCAAACAAAAATGGACCGAGGTTATCGGTCCATCTCCCGCGGGCGAGCGCGTTTCTATTTTATTTCTTATTGAACGAGAGTTCGATTAAGAATTGGGTATTTTTCGCGGTCTTTTTGAACTTCTTCGTCAACGTTCTTTCCATCAACTTTAAACTCGCGAGTAGGAGTCACGCTTATTTCAAGCTTCATGAGGTTCGCTCTGAAGGCTTTCCGATTGAAGATGAATAACGCTGTTTCGTAGAGCGTGTGCATCCCAGCGTAAGCGTAGTGAACTACCGTGAGGATCAGAGCTACGAAGAAACCGGCGATCTTGGTAGATCCTTTGAATTCCTTCGTCATCATAGTCTTCATCCGTTTCCAGTGGATGCCTTCCTTTTTCCAGAGTACTTCAACGTAAGTCATGTTAGTTATAGTTTACTGAAGTTTGTGAAATTTCCGTTTTCTTAAGGACTTTTACCGTTTTCACGTAAGTAGCAACGGTGATGTATCTGTACGGTTGAGTGCTATTTGATACGTAAACGTAAGGCGCTGACCCGTCATCTCCGCTAGTCAACCTAGGTTCGAATTCAGATACTACTTCTAGCGTTTCAACTGTGTTGTCGAGGTACTTTACTTCGATGGTGTACTTAAATTCTGGAGTTTTTGAAGGTGCGCTACAGCAGCTGGTAGACACGATGGACGAAGCGAGAACAGCTATGATCGCCAGTAGAAAAATTTTGATGACTGTCGTTTTCATGATTGGCCCTCCTTACTTGCTTGCTAATTGTTTAAGGTAACTTTCTCTTCCCTTGAAAGCGCAGGTTCTTTTGACGTTTTCAGGTAGAGCATCGTATTCTTTTTGCGGAAGGTAGAGGCACATGTAGTCTCCCCAAGCTGGAATGGATTCGCTTATCACCCACTTAAAATTGTCAGCGTACTTTATGCCGATTGACTCGAACCGAGGCTTGCTAACGGTATCTCCTTCCGGAATGGGCACGATCTTAAGGTTTGACGAAACTGTCCAATAGTCCACGTCCAGCTTGTTGTCCTTCACTTGAACGTAACCGATCGCGGTGTCGTAAGCCGAGTTCCAGAAGAGAATGTAGTGAATGAGAATTTCTTTCTTGTAGGATTTTTTGATGAAGATGCCAGTGTCCGTCTTGACACTGTCAGTGATTATCCCTCTGGCTGTTAACTGTTCAGCTTCGAGATCAGATATTCTCCAAGAAGAATCTTTAGCCATGACGAAGCCAGTTGAATCCTTGGCTTTCTCGCTTATCCACATTGGTTTTACGTAATTCCTCTCCATAACCTTATCGGTGAATTTCAAGGAAGGCCGGAAGACAAAGGAAGTAGTTAATAAGCTCGCCAGCATGAGTGCAGCTGAGATGCCAAGAACGTTGATTCGCTTTTCCCAGAAATTTTTTCCGTACAAGCAGCCTCCAACGATAAGGCCGATAAAGAGTGCAATTGCTATTGTCCACATAATGTTTTAAGTTTGTTACGGCTAATATACCCTTTTCACGCAAAAAGTGCCCGATTTTTGAAACCGGGCACTTTTATTTTTTTCTAGTCTTCAGTATCTGTCCATTCGATACCTGGGCAGTAGTCCTTCTTGCTTGCTCCGAAGTACTCTCCGAAGATTCCGAGACTACCTACGAAGATGCCGCCAATTGCTCTGCACAGGCCCCAAAGGAATATCCCAAGGTTGACCAAGATAATTTTCCAGAGGAACGTGTAGAAGATGAACTTAAGCGGAACGAACAGTATGTAGTACAGCAGGTAGAATATTCCAAGGATGAGGTACTTAACCGGGTAACCGATAACGTACAGGAAGCCCTGAACGTACCAAACTTTCTTTCCCATCTGGTACTTGCCAATGACGTGCTGGATCCAGTTGAAAATAACGTACCCGATAGCTACTAAGATTGCTAGAGCTGCAAGCGCTAGAACCGCTCCCAAGATGTACATTCCAAAGTTGGTGAAGAGGTATGCTACGCCGTCCGCTGCTGCAATGATGACGTAAGTAACTCCCATTACCAGGAAGACTGTTAGAGCCAGGACGATCATGGAAACCAGCAAGTCAATGAACTGCTTGGTGCGTTTGATGATTGGACTCTTTTTGTAGTCAAAAGGTCATAGCGCTCGAGATGCTAGTGCCGATCTTGTTCATGGTATCGTTGAACGGTTTCCAGAACAAACGATTGCGTTCCTGACGAGCTCTGCGCTTGCTCTCACGTTCCCAGTACAAGCGATCCTGACGTTCGCGTTCGATTCGCTTCTGCTCTGATTTCTCAGCGCTTTCGATCCTTCTTTTTTCTTCCCACTCTTCCTTGATACGCTTTAGCTCTTCTACTTTCTTAGCGTAAGCTTCAGGATCCTTAGCTTCATCGATTCCGTACCTTATCTTGATGAAGGTCGGTAAAAATCGGTTCTGCGTGTGCTTAAAGTGTGCTTTTGCCAGGACAGGAACGTTGTAATTTCCGTTCCAGTGATTGCCGTAATAGTCGATGTCGTATGCTTTTTCTTCCGGCATGATTCGCAGCGTTATGTTAGCGAACATCTCGAGAACTTTCCAGAAAAGGTACGGGAAGCCCAGAAGGAACGTTCCAAAACCACGCAGGATGAAGAGGAACGGAACCACCAGGATGGAGAAGACAAGCAGCCAGAAATACGGGCAACCGTTCTGCATCGTCTGCGGGGTAGGCACATTGCTGCGAAGAACGTACTTCATGAGTCGGTAGTGCCACGACTTCATGCTCACTTTCATGAGCTTGGGACTCTCGCAGAAGTTCGTAAACTCCACGTGTTCCTCGCGTAGGTAGAATTTTCCGGCTTCCTTAGCGGTTCCTTTGTACACTTCGATCGGTTTGATGAAGTAGTCACCGCCGTTGTCCCGGAACAGAAAACCCTTCATGTGATCGGTGCTGTTTTTCAGCTCAACCAGCTTGTGGGTCAGAGATTTCAACTTTGCATTGTTGTTCATGTTTGTCAACTTTGATTATTGCTTATTGTACGATAATATCTTTGATTCGGCACTTTTTCTTGGCATGGTAGTACCCACCGGACATAGTGCTAAACGTTTTACCGGCTAAGTCTCTTCGAACTCCATGTATTACTTGTTCTACAGTTTGACCGTATGCTTCCAAGCAATAGTCAGGCTCTATTTCCAGATCGACTGGAACCAGAAGCCTGACCTTTACTTTTTTCTGTTTTGCCATTTTAGTACTGCGGATCGAAGATGAAGTCGACCTTTCCGACCGAATCGTAATCTTCGTCGACTGACGGTCGAATTGCTAGGAAGCAGTTAAGCTCCTTAGCTTTTTCCTGCATATTTTGCAAATCTGTTGGGCTGATGTAATCATCGGTTCTGACGACCACCTCTCCGCATGGATTGGTCATAACATCACCGTCGATGCCACAATCTTCCATTAAAAAGCCGGTCAAGGCTTTCTTAATCTTGTCCGACCTGCTTTCGACGGCTTCTTTAGCTTTTCTGAATTTTGCCATGGTATTAAGTGTTTGGATTATTGTACCAATTATCAAGCCTTTATGTACGACCTAAAATAATCGATCTGCATCAAGTATGGCAGATTTGCTTCCACCTGTTCGATCGTTACCTTTCCTCCGTGCAAGGAAGCGCTGTCGGAAAAGATCGCGATCATTTCATCGCAAGCTTCAGGAACTCCAATTCCAGTAACGTACGCGAGCACGCCGTTGATCTTTACCTTCACTCTCTTTCTGTTCTGGTCAACGATGATGTCCATGATTATCCAGTCGGAAGTATTTAGCTTTACGTGGTGGCCGTACATCGTTCTATTGTCACCGGATGGGCCCCAGTGAACAGTAGAAGACCACTGGCTAAGGTTCTTTTCGGAATGAGCAAAGATCTCAAACCCGTCTATTTCTTGGTACCGTTTGCCGTAGTTCTTAAACAACCAGTAAGCTTTCCAAGAACCTAGGTCTCTTTGACACCGAAATTTTGACCTGAACATTGACACTCCTTCCATAGGTAAACGATACTTGGTTTCTATCCAACCAGACGTGTAGTCCCTTGTGATTTCCTCTCCTTCCCAACCTTTGCCGGTTGCTGTTTCCTTTATAGTTTGCAGACTGACGATGCTGTTTTCGCAGATAACGTTGGTCGGAACGTACACGCACAGGTTGTCAGGACGTGCGCTTCCCCAATCATTTTGGTTTAGGATGCGCCAATTATCAGTATCGTCAAAATTTTCATCGTCGACGATAGTCCATTCGCTACCTATCCTTTCTCCTCTTTCCCAAGATGGAAAACCGAAAATTCCCCGTACCCTAAATGCGACGGATACGGGGAAGTTTACCATGTCCCACCAGAACTTTTTTAACCTAATCCTGAATTGTTTGGACAATTTTCTCATTTTCTTTTCGTTATTTTACCAGCTGTTCTTCGACTTTTGATCGTATCTGAGCTAGCGTGGTCCGTCTGACGATCACACCGTCTACTATCGTTTGCTTTCCGTCCGTGCTGGTCATAATCAGACGCGGTTCCTGGATAGCTCTGCCTCTTTTTACTTCCTGCATTATGACCATAGACTTGCAATCGATGCTAGCCAAGTCTTCGTCGGACAGACTCATCATCTCTCCGAATATTTCACTCTTGTAAATGTTTTTCATGTTACTTACGGTTAAGGACTTCGGCTGAAACTGTCAATCCGTCCGTGCCCTTGATTATTTTTACTGTTACTTCTGAAAATCCTCTTATGAATAGAACGTCGTCTACTATCTCCTGAATGTCATCTCCGCCTATGTTAGGGTGAACTATTCCAGGTTGGTAAGGATCAATTAATAATTTCTCAGCGAATTCCTCAGCTGTCCTGATAAACTCTTGCTTTTCGTGAAGAGCTTTTAGTTCCGATCCTTTCTTTTCTCCCATTAGCTTACGTACGTTGCAAAGTTTGTTGCTGCTTCTAGAGCCTGTTCCTTCGTTTCGATTGTAACTCTTCCGTGAAGAGTAAACGGGATGAACTGAGCTGCCCATGCGTTCAGCGTCATTTCCGATTCAGGTACTTTGTGCGGAGAATCGCTATTCTCCCATTCTGAGTACTCTTCTTCGAACTCGTTCAAGTACTTCACGTAGTACTTCTGGTACTCGTTCAACTCATCGTCGGTTGGGGTCCAGTCCGGCTCAAATAGCTTGTCTCCTATCGTGAAACTCTGAGCAGCTCTGTGAGAAAAACCGATCCAAGAGAACGTATCTTCGCACCATGCTACTCTTGGGTGAGTTCCAGGCACAGAGACCAAGCCGTTTTTGAAATAGTCCCATCCGTCTTCGATGTCCCCAACTAGGATCCCATCCGGGTTCAAGCACGCATTGTAGATAGTGCCTTCTGACTCTGGCAATTTGTCATCAACTCTGTAATCTCTTACTGTCAAACCGGTTCGAGAATTGATCGCGAAGATCTTTTTAGGATCAACGTCCCAACCTCTACCGTTCGGTGTCATGTTAGGCTTCATTCGACTCACTAACTTAGTGAAGCCAAGGTTAATGTGAATTTTGTTCAGCACAGTTCTTCCGCTGTGCTCCGGGTACTTTTCAAAGGTCAGAAAGATCTTTCCAATGTACGGTGTTTGGTTCTTAATTAGACACATTCTTCTTCGTCTGTTTTTTCAGGTGTTTCTTCGTCGTCTACCTCTATTATCTCGTCGTCTGGAATAGTTGGTAGTAGATCCCTTATAGCAGCTGCACTCTCGTAATTCTCGTCAGCCAGTGCTTGCTCAAGAGTTTTCTTGTAGAGTGCTTTCTTGTTGATTTTCAACTTTGCCATCTTCTAGGACAGAGGTGTTTCGTCTTTTACTTTCTTTTGAACCTCGGTTTCGTTCAAAATTTCGCTGGTTTCTAAGTCTAAAACCATAAACCGGCGGTCTTCTGACGAATCAAACTGTTCCGAAAAATAAACGATGTCAGGAATAAGAACCATGGGTTCTGCGTAAATTAGCGAGCTGTCGTGATTTTGAAAACGAACCTCGCAGTTAAGCGGTTTCGAAGTCACGTTCTGAAAGTAAACTCTCCGGTTGTCTTCGACAGAAAGTATCTCGACTTTCTTTACTTCTTGCATGTCGTACATTGCCCTAGCAATAAAAGCCATTATGTCATCGCTCCACATGAACTTTGACAGTTCCTTTATTCGGCGGTCTGACCAGTCCCACCATTTTATCTGCATCAGTTTTTCAACCACTTCTGAAGAGAATCTAGTGTACAGTAGCTGAGCTGGATTTCCGCCGACCACTGTGTACGGTTTTACGTCTTTTGAAACAACGGATCCTGCAGCTATCACAGCGCCGTCTCCTATCTTAACTCCAGACATGATGATAGATTTGGTTCCTATCCAAACGTCGTTCCCTATGATGATGTCGCCTCTTGAAGAATTGTGGCCTAGGGTGTGATTGAGATACTCATCTAATTCCGGACTCACTGGTCCTAACAGAGTAGTTGAAGTGGTAACCCAGTCAGGCCGGTGATTTGCGTTTAGCAGGAAAGTGCAATCTCTAGCGATTGAACAGTATCGACCGACTATGACCTTTGAATCGTCTGTCCAAGATAGTATGTTGATGTTGCGGTCGAAGTACGTTCCTCGGCCGGTCTGCAGTAAGTGTAAGTTCTCCATTATGCGAATATTTTATTTTCCCAATACTTCACAAAGTTATCAACCGTTTCGGTGTCCCTTCTTTCGAGTTCCTTTATGTGATCGGTTACCTGACCTATCGTTGTGTTTGCCCAATGTATGTCATCAAACCCATAAGCAACGCCGTACCTTTGGATTGGGTTCCTTTCTCTGTATTCTTCCGGGGTGAGAATTTTCTTGTAGTCTTCGGAGTCAGAGTTAGCGTTTGGAGCAAATTCGTAAGATTGGCCAGGGTTCAGTATGATCGACTTACACCCGCACAGGCCAGCAGCAACTGTGTAAAAACTTTTCTGATCGTACGTGAGCATGTATTCGTATTGGTTGAAGTGCTCTCTCAAGTAATCGTAATTTCCAAGAGTCTTCCAACCGGTAAGGTCCATCGACGACAGTTGGTTTATCAAGTTTTCTCCTCCTGGCGGGGTGTGCTTGTGGTACATGTGACAAAAACCCTTTCTCTTTCCTGTGTTGGTGATGTAAAGCTTGTCCATGTAATAGTTGAACGTGGTAAGAGGAAGGTGTTCAACATTTCTGTATGACTTGAAGTTTCCGAAGTTTGCGTAAACATCGTTTTCGCCGTACGCATCTTCGAGAAGCTTCTCAGTGTCGTAAAGGAGCCACCTAACAACATGAGCAGCCCCAACTGGGTTTCCCCTAGCGATCTGCGGGTAGATCACGACAGTGTTCTTGTAAAGAAAGCTGAACTGGTCCCAAGCGTAAAATTCAACGAACCCGTGAGTAGAAGTCTTCCACGAATTTATGACCTTTATGTTAGGATGGGGGTACTCTGGGTGAGTGAACATGAAAACGTTGTGACCTCTTTCTGCGAGCATGTAAGCTAGCCGGTGCATAGCAACGACTCCGCCGGTTAGAACGTTTGCAAAGTTAACGTGAACGGCTACTATAAAGTTTATCTTACCTGGATCGTTAGGCAGTTCTATCATTCTTCAACTTTAATATTTTTGCAGGAACCCCAACGTATATTCCTGGAGTAACGTATTCTTTTTCGACCAAGCACGAATTCATTCCGAGAGTAACGTCACTGTCGATTTTGGACTTTTCCCGTACTGACGAATTTGTTCCCAAGTACACCCGATCTCCGAGGTTGCACGTGCCAGACACTATAGATCCAGGCATTGCGCTGAAAAAGTCCCCTATTCTCGTATCGTGACCGATGTGCACTGCTCGATTTAAGATAGCGTGCTTTCCTATCTGAACGTTCGTAGTTATTATCGAGTAAGCTCCAACAAACGAGCCGGGACCTATGCTAACCAGGTCAGGGTCCATGATCAGAGCGGTACGGTGCACGAAAGTAAAGTAGGTGGTTTCCTTAGGTAGCCTAGCTTCGATAGATTCTCTATCGATCGGTTCAGCCACGCATATCATCATCACGTACTCGGATGGATCGAAATCATCGATCGACAGTATATTACCTCTAGCGTACTTTTGGTCGACAAAAAAAGTTACAGGCTGTCCTATCTGGGCAGCAACTTCTCTGGCATGACCACCATACCCGAATAAAGCTATTTTTTTAGGTTCTTTCATGCTGATCTCTGTTAGCATTGGTGTACACTTCGAACTTAGAAAGATCGGGGTACGGAAGCTCCAAGTCAGGATTACTCTTCTTCGACCCGTCCATGTTGTAGAATTGCTGTATGAGAAGAAGACCTCTGGCTGCTAATTCCGGCATCATGTAAAAGTTCCAGCCAAGCATGTCAAAGTAATCATCGTGGTACGATGTTTCTCTTCTACCGGAAAACCTAGCTCGCTTGAACCAGTGATACGCTTCTAAACTATCGGTTAGGATGGCTCCACCTTTTGACAGTTTAAAGTGTTTGTACGGTCCAGTGAACGAGATGCAGATGTGCTGTCCTGGAACGTACATGTCTGCTGTAAATCGAAGCGCTGAATCCCAAACGTTAGTAGGTTTCAGCTGGTACATTCCCTTCAGTTTGGTACCTTCGACAGGTTCGAACTTCACCATAGCTCCAGCGTGAATGATCTCGCACGGAACCGATGGGTAAGTTCTGGCAGGAATAGTTATTTCCATTCCCTTTACTTTTTCGTAATAGAGAGCTAAGAACAGAGCGTTGGACATATTGTCAACCGTCACCGCGTACGGTGCGCCTGTGTAATCAGCTAACGCTTTTTCAAATTCTTCGGTTACTTTGTAAACTCCAACTGCCATTGTCAGTTTATTTTTTTTATCGCGATCGCGTTAGAGCCATCGTTGAATAATTTGTAATTGTGTTCCTGCATCCAATCCAATAGTTCAGAGTACTGAGTGGACGGAATGTGCATAGTTTCAAAGATCATCAGGAGAGGTTCGTACTTCAGGGAAAGTATGAGGTCTGCATCCAACCCTTCCACGTCAAAGTGAATCCAATCAAAGTACCCGCCGTTCTGCTCGATGAGATCGTTGATAGCGATTGAGGATCTCTGCGTGTGCTTTATCTTGTCATCCTCAATGAAGTGAGCGATAACGTCCTTTCTTACTGTGTCTGTGAAACCCTCGCCGCCCTGCAGCCAATCAACGTCAGCTCCGTCCGTCGTGACAATCTCGTTGACGAATTTCGCGTTTGACAGGTGGGCGTAATTTTTCTTTACCGCTTCGAACTGTTTCTCGCTTCCGTCCACTATGACTACGTCTGCTTCGTCGTTGAACACCGGAAATACCCAGTGGCCGAAGGTTCCATCGTGTGAACCTAGTACCAAGCCTTTAGATCGGTAAGGAAGGTTCTTGATGAAATGGTAGAAAGTTTTTTCCAGCTGGTCTCCGTGTTCTCTAACGTCGAACTTCCAGTGCATGACTCTTTTTCCCTGAGCAGTGTTGATGAATACATCGTACAGGGTTTCTCCGCCCTTCCACGATGCCCAAGTTCCTTCAGGAACAGGCGACATCCAAGATAGAACTCCGTCTATCGATTTTCTGAATTCTGCGATTAACGGAAGTTCTTCCGGTTTAAACATCGTAAACCTTTGCAGCTCAACGATCGTTTCGTTTTTAAGCCTATCGTACTTTACGTTTAGCATTGCGATTGTTTATTTTTCTACAAAAGTTATAGCGTTCGTTTTCGGATCCCAATCGAAAGTCTTTGGTGCGTACTCGTACTCGTACCTTTCGTTTAGGACCGATGCATTAAAGTAATGAGTCGATCCGTCGAACACGTAACCGTACCCACTGTGAATGTGACCGCACACGTGGATCTTTGGTTTTATGACAGCTAACCTAGCTGCTAAGAGTTCGCAACCCAGTTGATCTGACCAGCCCTTTACTTGGTCTAAGGTTCCGTGCGACGGTCCGTGAGTGATCAGTATGTCAACATCGTCTGGCACGTCGTTCCAAACCTTAGCTAGTTCTTCTCCTTTTCTAGGAAGGTTAAAAGCCCAATTGTAAAATTCAGGTTGCCACGGACTTCCGTACACTTTGACAAGAGCGTCAGGATCTTCTCCGATTGACACGAACGAATCCTGAAGGTAGGTGATCCACTTGTAAGAGTTAACTATTTGAGCTGCCTCGTCTGGGTGGTTTTCAAAAAGAAAGTCGTGATTACCAGCAATGAAGATCTTGTGATCGTAGTTGTTGATCGAATCGAACCACTTGCAAAAGTTTTGCACTTCGTGCGAGTACCCTCTTGAACTAAGATCTCCTGCATGAATAAGCAGATCACCACCTGGGAGGATGGTGTTCAGAACTTTGTGCTTCGTGTGAGTATCGCTAATCACAGTTATGCGAATTTTACTCATCTTTGTATTTTTTACAATTTTTAAAGTGCCAACGTTCCATAGCCGGTTTTCCGCCGGCTTTACCGCAGTATGGACATTCTATGATTTTATGAATCGTTCCTCTATTTGCAAATCCTATTTTTTGTTTGCTTTCGTTAGACATTACTGTTCCTAAGTGAGCTTTTCGATTGATTTCTTTTGATTCAAGTGAATGAGTTTTTCCTTTAAATGGGCCGCCTGTCTCTTCAAAAAACCTAATCATTTTTTCTCTTTGTTCAGGTGTCCATTTTGTTCCTGTTTTAAAGTGCCCTTCTCCTTTAGTTTTTGAATTCCAATTGTTTTTTGAAATTTTTTCTTTAGTTTCAGCACTGTGATTTTTCCTTAGTTTTTTACGAATTTGACTTTTATTTGGGTTATTTGTAAAAGTATCTCCGCCCAACCCTCCATCTGCTACATTATATCCAACATTTGGGTTTTGAGCAGATAACTTGTTTATCCAAAAAATTTCGCGGTCTCTTAATTCTTCTACCGTCTTGCATTCTTCTAAAATTTCCTTTCTAAACTGTTCTTGCCCATATCTCCGTATTGCTTTTTTCAAAAGAAGACCTGACCCTAAATAACTTGGATCATTTTTAGTGTCTAAACCTACGTAAAATTTTCCATTAATAAGATTTGTTGTTTTGTAAATAATCATCTCCGTTTATTTTTATTTATCAGAGATAACCGTGAATCTTATCAAGGTAGACTTATTATCGGGCTAGCAGGTTTTTCTTCCTGTTTCTTTTCTTCTGGCATCCTGAACTGCTCGTTGACGTGACCGCACTTTGAGCAAGCGAAAGCCGGAACGTTCATCACCATGTCCTGCGGAGCTCCGGTTAGTAATTTTGAAACGCGACGCAAGTAATTAACTTCGACGAATGTGTCGTTTTTGCAAGAGTCGCAAACGATAGCTGTGGAATTTTCCAAGCCTATCCTAATTTGATGTTGTGCCTGTGGTGCCATGTGCAAATGTTACTTTGTCTGAATTGTCTATGTGAATTATGACCTGTTTGAAATAGCTGATGAACCAATCTCCGTGAAGGTGCTGAGTCACGTTGAACCCATCGACCGAATGGACCTCAAACTTATCAAAAGTTCTCAAGTACAGGTCCTTGAACTTGACGAACTGCTGGACCATCTTTGGAGTCTGAAGGTGCCACTCGCCAACGATCTTTCTAACGTTAGCATGAATCCAGGAAAAGTTTTCGATGTTGAAGATGTCGTACTCTCCTCCTTCGCAGTCAGTTTTGAGAAAATCGATGTGATCGATCTTGTTCTTCTTCAAAAAATCTTTGAACGATATTGACGGAGCTTCTCCGACCTCGAACTGCTGAGGTCCTTGGTCCTTGTACGTTCCCCAAAGCTCCATCTCGGCGGTTCCGGTAGTTGCTCCGATTCCCTTGTTCAAGCAGGTTACTGGAAAGTTCATGTTCTTAGCATTGATCTGAAGCGTCTCGAATTCCTGGGGACTTGGCTCAATGCAGTACATGTGCTTTACTTTTTTACCCATCAACGAGTACATGAATGGACCTATGCTAGCACCGACGTCAACGACTATGTCTCCGTCTTCCACTGGGTACAGTTTTTCGTAAATTCGGTTCTGGAATATCTCTTGGCCGATCGTGTCTTTGAACCAAGCGTTCGCTTGGCCCCACTCAAAATCCTTTTCGATCATATAGGCAATTTTTATTTGAGTTTCTATTACTACGAGAGCTCTAGAAGTTTATGGTAAAAACGAAAAAAGGGGCCATTTGGTCCCCTTTTTTCATCATTGTTCACGTAAAACCTTACGGAGTTACCATGATCTTCGTTGTGTCGGCATTAGCAGCGCTATCAACAGCAACGCTGTCAACCTGAACTGCAGTAGTGTCAGCACTCTCTGGAGCTTCCTTCGATCCGAAGAACGAGCAGCTTGCCAAAGTAAGAACTAAAACGATGCCAAACAGGTAAAGAATCTTCTTCATTTGTCTTTGTTATTTTGGTAATTTATACACAGAAAAGCATTCTGGTTTTAGAATTTAGTGATTTTAATAGTATAACCAGCGTATGGATATTTTCGTTTTTGTGAATTTTCAATAATAGCAGAATTGTGACTCTTTAAATTCATACGGGTTTGATAGGATATTTTGTATTCTGAAAAAAGATGTTTCAAACTTTCAAATCTTTTAATTAAGTTTGAATCCCTATCATATAAATCTGCGTATCCAAGCCATCTCGAATTATTAGGTCCTTTTGAATTTACGCTTCGCTTGCGTCGATTTTCTTCAGTTGAAAAAACTTCTTTCATTCTCTTAGAAAATTTTTCTTTATATTCGGTCGTACTCTCTACTTCTTTTTTCTTGGAAAGAACTTTTTCTCTAAAATCAGAATTTTTCCATAATTTTTTTGTATTTTGACGGTGTTTTTCTTTAGTTAATTCAGTCAGGTTAGTGTTTTTTTCTTTTAATTTTTCTCTTGTGATATTTTGAGAAATAATCGATCTACTGGAAAAAGTATCTCCACCGTCTCCTCCCTTAGTCAAATTGTAACCAACTGCTCTATTTGTTGTATTTAATTTTTCTATCCAAAAAACTTCTCGTTCATTTAAGTCAGATAGAGTATTGCACTCACAAAGAATATCTTTGCGAAAATTTTCTAGTCCGTATTTTAGAATCGCGTTTTTAATTAATGGGCCTGACCCAAAATACTTTGGATCGTTATTTTTACTTTTGCCTACATAAATTTTACCATTTATCAAATTCGTAACTCTATAAACAAACATTGCCGTGATTTTATTGTATTTATCACGGCAACGCTTGCGAAAATAAGTAATAACTAAACTACTGTACAAGAATTACCTACACAGGCGAGTTCGCCTTTGAGGTCGGTCAAGTCTTCCATTTCTACCACTTTTGTGAGGTCAACTTTAGACAGGTGATCCATCATTTCGTGATACTTTTCCTCAGTGCAATCCTCGAAAGGAGGCTGGACGTAAGTCCCTCCATCGTAAGGCAGGACTGCTATTCCGTTGTAAAACTTGCGGTTTTCCCACATCCAGTTTCCAACTGCTTGCCACTCGTCCACTCCGTTTGGATCGTCCGTCAGTTCGAGCTTGTGCTTCCACTTGTAAACGTAGCGACGATTCTTGTCGATCGAAACGGTTGCAGATATGTTGTGAGTGTTCTGCCCAGACCTGTGTCCAGGTTTTATCCAATCGCTGTAGAACCGCTTGATTCTTTCCAGCAACTCTATAGCTGTTTCGGTTCTAAAGACCGAACCTTCCGGCGCTTTCTGCGGAACGGATATGATAGCCGTATCGTGAGGCCTAAAGAAATCATCTTCGAGGAGTTCTGGGTGATAGATTGACAGGTGAGTGTAGATCGATTCATTCTTGCCAACTCTTATCCTGCGAATGTAGTAAGGGTTGTGCCAAGCGTGTATGCCGGACGAAGTTCCAAGAACGAGGCTCGAAGTTCCGCTGGGTTTTATGGTAGTGCACCTTGCCGCGGAATTTATACCAATCATCTTAGCTACTCTCTCGTTTTCTGCCTTTACCTCGTTAGCAGCTTCAGCTAGATCAAATTTTTGAGCAGCGCCCGACCCGATGCCGGTCATACCAACTCCGATGAGAGCTTCCTTTTCCGTGGTTCTCTGCCAGTTTGTTCTAAGGTAATGAAACTCGGTGTACCCAGCTTGAAGAGTTCCGATGAAGGCCGCTGCTTTTACGCGAGAGTTCAAGTCTTCCTGCGATTCAACGTCAGAAGCATTGACCTCGCAAAGGTTGCAGAACTGAAAAGGTCTTAGGGAAATTTCGCAATTATGCACTAATATATTGTTAGCAAAGAAGTTATGATTTTTTTCAACTTGAATATCATAAACATCCTCGTTAACTTCCACAGTTATTCTTTTTATTTTCATTTATCTTTCGTATTTTTTTCCATTCTTTCAATTCGGATATGTAATTCGATCCAGATTCGCAGTACGTTGATATTGATGAATTTGTAAAGTTCAGCAAAATCACAGATACGTTTATATCAGAATTCAATAATTCTGCTTTATACGCGAGAGGATCAAAGAATCCTTTTACTTCAAGTATCTTCGATATTTCACCGTTTTCGTAAATAAAGAAGTCAGGTCTATACTCTTTTCCATTTGATAACGTGTATTTTTTTACTTCTGTATCCCATACTTGATGAGTTCGGTCCAACCATTTGGCGTATATGTACTCATACGTACTTCGCAACCATACCCACTTATCCATAGACCGATTGAAATACCATCCCTGAACCCCGCGATTGGTTTTATTTTTTATTGCTATATTTTGTCTCACTGTGTCTGAAAACCATCCAGTTTTAGTATTCATTTCCATCTGACACTTGTTAGCTCTTTTAGTGCGTAACTCGCCAGTCACGACGTTATATCCGTGTCTGATTGGGATGTTCAGATACTTAAAAAGTTGTCTAATTAAAGTATATGACGATTGTAATTCGCTGGCGATTGATTTAAGACCATGACCATCATTGTACTTTTTAGTTAGCCACTGTATCTGTTCAACAGTAACGTATTTTTTTATCATGAACTCTTTATAAACTACAGAAAACTTAGATACTTGAGTTTTTCTGAAGTCTAAATATTCATTCATAAACCCATCTCTTTCTATCTTTGATCGCAATTCCTTTTTTGAAAGAGACAAAATCTCCGTTACGTTGGACATTTTCATGATTGAACCCGTGTGTTTATTTTATTTATACGGGTCTACCACATTAATAGTTCATCGTCCTCCGTAAGTTTAGCAGCCTCAACGTAACCTCTGTTTTTGGTGTACACTTGGTGATCTGGAGTCAATTTTATGATCGATCCATTTTCCAACTCGAGCTTTATGAGTTCGGCGTTTTGTCTGGTTAAATCAGCAGCTTCTATAGACATGAGCTCTCGAGTTGCGGTTTTTTCATCATACGTCCAGACCTTTGGGCAGGATCCGGTTTTTTTATGAAGATTTACTAATTCTCTGATCGGTATCTCTCCGTTCTTGGTTTGAATGAGAGTATCTCCGCTCAAGCAGCATGGGTTAGTCCCCCAATCTTTGTCGTTGCTAAAATATATTCCAGGTTCTCCCGAACCCGACGCTTCTATCTTTGCCCACATGTCCATGAAAAATTCTCTGGTTATTATGTTGCGAAGAAGAACCGCAGAATTGTTAGCTCTACCTCTCTGTGGGTTAAGTTCCCACCACGAGCCGGTCTTGGCAGAAATCATCTCGTCGTCGTCCGCGCTGAACAAGCTGATAAGAGCAGCTCTGCGAATTCCTCCGGCTAGAACAGCGTCAGCTATGTAGCAGACGATATCGTGAACTTCGATAGGTTTCAGCTTGTCGCCATTCTCTTTCTGAGATAGTAAACCTTCGATCTTTACCAAGCACTCTTTTAGAGGTTGAGGTCCTGGAGCTTTTCCACCGGAAGTTACCAGCCTAGCGCCCTTAGGCCGAATGTCTCTGAAATCAAAATCGATAGCCGACCCACCGAAGAAGTAAGACTTCATCAGAACTTTTATAGAATCTGCCCAACCCTCGATGCTATCGCCTATCAGAAACCTTCTACGCCGGTTGTGATTAGGCTTTGTGATTTCTGGCAAGTTTTCAACGTGGTGCTTTTGAACGCTAAATCCTACTCCCGTATTATGAACAACTGCACCATTACCCAAAACATAATTATGAGTTTTGGGAATAGACATATCCCAATATCTTACTTTTTCTTCAATTCTTACTTTTTTAATTAATTTTAACACTAGCTATTCCATTTTTTTTAATGTCACTTTCCCAAAGTACGATGATATTATCGTACGATTTTTTTAAGAGGTCAAGTCGAACTTTATCTTTTTCCCATATCTCTTTTGCTAGCATTCCCGAGTGCATGTATTGGTCAGTTTTGTATTGTCTTGGATTTGCATGCCAAAAATCTCCATACACTTCAATAACGGTATTTAACTCTTTAATTACAATATCTGGAAATATTCTAGCCCCGTTATCAATTACAATTTCATTTTCTAAAAATGTTAAAGTTGGATGCATTTCTCGTAATTCGGATATTACTTCTTTTTCCAGTTTAGAAAAATTAAGAAATTTTCGAAGTCTAGCATTTTTTGATTGAATATTCTTGACTATGTCAATTGCTTCGTTGTACAAAAAGCCCTTATCTAACCAATACTCATAACACCAGGATGACCGTTTCCTTGAAAAATGTAAACTTGCTTGTTCAGCAGATTCATCATCATATCCTAAACTCAGCCAATATTTTTTGGAACCCCGTTGACTGAATCCATTTTTGCTTTGATATTGAAATAAAGATTCGATTGCTTTATCCGAGTTGCCGTCATGTTTATTTAGCCAATAGCTGATTCCAAATTGTGAAACTTCTTTAAGTTTTTTAATGTAATTGACGTATTTAATGGAGCCTACCTCATCACCGTATCGAGTCAAGAAGCTCTTTTTACTAGTTATGGATTGACTTTCGCTTACCATCAAAACTGCTTCATTAATGGTATACCCTTTTATTGTCCAATATTCAACACATCGCTTAGACCGAGTTCTTTGTATTTTAGAAACAATTGCTTTGGCTTCGTGTATAGAATATCCACGATTTACCCAAGTATTGATACTGTTTTCTCTAGTATGGTCTAATGCCTTAGCAAAAGAGGCTTTCCTTTTTTCATACTCAGAAAGACCATATTTTTTAATTTGATTTTCCTTTTTTAGTGAGCAATTTGTGTATCTAACTTGTTTCCAACGATCATATCCTACTATTCTCTGAATGTGGTCATCTACTTTATTAGTTCCATCAAACGTTTCGGCTAATTTAACCGCTTCGCTAAATACATAACCGCGATCTAAATAATATTGATTTGATCTTGGGTTTCGATTCATTCTTCTTGGATTATTTATTTTTATTTATCCAAGTAGCTGATGCAAATTAGATAATGCTTGAAAAACATGTTTGTATTCACTCTCTATTTCAGCTGCAGAAAATTCTAAAAAATTAGCCTCTTGGCCGATAAACTCTTCAATTTCGTCGTCTTCGTCTAAATTCTTAGCTTCTACCCATCCTCTATTTTTCGTTAAGAATTTATGATCTTCTGTGCATTTAACAATTGAGCCATCACTAAATGTTAATTCAAATTTATCCTTGTTTTCTGAAGGAGTTTGAAGTACACAAAATGGAGTTACGTACTGGTACGTTTTAGTATCAGTATCAAAAGTTAACACCTTATCGTTGACGGTTACATCTTTGATTTGCTTTTTTCCAGCTGCTGTTATTATTTCGGTATCTTCAGAAAAGCATCCTCCCAACAGGAGAAACATTATTTCGCTAAACGCTCGCCAATCGTCTATCGGCAAGTACGCGCAGTTGTAAATTCTGTTTGGAGATATTTCGATCGGTTTTCCACCGAACTGCAACGACCTCATCGAAGGCAGAACCTTTCGATCGTACACAAGCTGGTAATTTTTTCGAATTTCTTCTTCTAGGTCTGGGTACTTCCGTATGTGCATTTCCATGTTTCTGGTTACGAGCTCTTCCCAAGTTTCTCTCCTCTTGTGCTCGTTCGAATACCTGGCGTACTTCATGTATACTGTGATGTCGCTGAGTATCTGGTTTGACAATTCCATATTTTTGAATTATTTTTTTAAGTATCAATCAGTTTCGAAATCCGTCTCAGTTTAGATAGCTGTTGCTCTCAGCTAAGTGTTTGACCGTGTTTCAGAGGTGAATTTTGACTTTGGTCTCCCGCTTTCTGAATTAAGTGAGGCAACGTATTTCTGTGATTATCAGATGATCTAACCCGAGCTTAGGTAAGTGTGCTCGATCGGTTGATTTAATTAGTATGATCATCTGAAAGAATTTTGAGTAGATTTCAAGGTTATTTATACTGCCAAGACTACATTTGGTTTGAAATAAATAACAAAAAATGAGAAAAATATGAAACCGATCACGCAATACCCGTTTCCCGACAATCAGTACATTAAACAGGAAACGACCAAGACTCAGCTGTACCTTCACCACACCGCTGGAAACCCAAATCCGTTCGCGACGTTTGAGTGGTGGGCAAGCACGCCTGAAAGAATAGCTACTTGCATAGCAATAGGAGGAAAACCTGGAAGTACCGGAAATTGGAAGGACGGGGAGATCGTTCAGGGTTTCTCGTCAAAGTACTGGGCTTACCACCTTGGTTTAAAGGAAGAGATCTTCGATTTTTACGGGCTGCCGTACAAATCCTTGGACAAGAACAGTATCGCTGTCGAAATTTGTAACTGGGGTCAACTGACGAAGGGGACGGACGGAAAGTTTAGGAATTACGTCAACCGAGTTGTTCCGTTTGACGAAGTATGCGAACTTGACGTTCCTTACCGTGGGTACAAGTACTACCACGCTTACACAGATGCTCAGATCGAAAGTTTGTACGAACTAATGAAATTCTGGGAACAGCGTTACGGAAGGGATTACAAGTACTCTGACGACATCTGGGACGTTAACGTTCGAGCTCTCAGAGGAGAACCTGGATTTTACGCGCACACGTCTGTTCGCAAGGACAAGAACGACCTATCTCCTCAGCCAAAATTGATCGCTATGCTAAAGGCGGTCTAACCGCTCGTCCATGGAAATCTTGTTGATCACAGCTTCTATTGCTGCTGCCAACGAGTGAACGCAGCTAACCACTTCTATCTTTGGATTTGCCGGCTGTTGAACTGAATCGGTTATGACGAGCTGGTCCAAATGCTCTGACTTTGCTATCTTTTCGTGACCATTACCTGACAGAACTCCGTGAGAAATTAGAGCAGTTACTTTGCGAGCTCCTCCAGCCTTGAGGAGCTCGGCTGCTTTTATCAGAGTCCCTCCCGTGTCCACCATATCGTCTAACAGCAGAACGTGCTTTCCTTCTACTTCTCCTATCAGGTCCATTCTTTCGATCTCGTTGGGACGAGTTCTGATCTTCGACATCATTGCAAACGTTGCGCTAGGAAAGCGACGAAGAAACCTCTGGTAAAACCGCATAGCTCTCTTTACCCCACCTGCATCGGGTGAACAGACGCAGTACTCGTCGTCTGGTAATTTTTTGCTGAACTTGCTGAACGCAAAGCTTCCAGGTATAAGGTTCACTGGAATGTTGAAGAAACCTTGTATCTGCTCAGAGTGAAGATCGATGCAGATGAGTCGGTTTGCACCCGCTGCTTGAAATAAATCAGCCATAAGCTTTGCTCCGATGGCACCCCTAGCGCCCTCTTTTCTGTCCTGCCGTGAATACCCGAAATACGGTATGACCATGATTATTTCCGAAGCTGAAGCTCTTTTTGCAGCATCAATGCTGAGCAGCATTGCTACTATCTTTTCTGCTGTGACTGTGCTGGAAACCAGGAAAACTTTCTTTTCTCGGACGGACTCTAAAAATTGCGGGCTCAACTCTCCGTCGGAAAATTTGTCGATCTTAAACTTTCCGAGCTCGCACCCAAGCTCCTCGCATATTCCCTCAGCTAGTGAGGATCCGTCTACCGAAAAAATCTTGTACATATTTGTCTGATTATTTTGGAACTAACACTTTTTTGTTCATGTCCGTTGCTACCACCCAGAAAGTGTAAGTGTTGCTTATTTCCAAGTAAGCTGGTTCAGGATCGGATGCCATTGTTGTAGTTCCAAGTAAGGACAGAAAGAAGGTCGATCAAATTTTTTTCGGCTAGCTCACCGCACCAAGGTAAACCCTTGCTGTCGAAAGTCCGGCGAATCATTCCGCGGTTGACTGACAGTCCGTTAGCTGATAGAGCTGTGTTGATGCAAGCGTAACCTAGTGTGTGCATGTTGCTATTTTACCTTTCTTTTTCGGGTATGGTCAGTTGAATTTTCTTCCGACCTTAGCGTCTGCTTCAGCTTCAGAAGGTCTTCCCTGTACATGTCGATAGGCTGACGTTTGGAGATCTCAGCTATCTCAACTTTTTTGTCCTCAACTTCCTTTAGCAACTGTTCGTAGGTTTCCTTAGTAAGAGAGTGGATCGGCATGTTCAGCAAGTAGGAATAGGATCCGTCGATCTCATCAAAGTTAGCCGTTTCCAAGTAAAGAACGATCTGAGCTTTTGGAACGTTGTTAATGGTCAGTTTCTTTTCTATTATGCTCTTTACGAACCTTGCACGGTTGCTAAGAACTTTTAGTTCTCGGTTGTACTTATCGATCAAGTAAGCTTTCCTCTTGTCGTAGAACGAGAGACGAAACTTTGTGAAGTACTCTACGACTTCCGGCACTGTGCTGAACTCTATGAGTTTTCCGTGCTCGTTCAAGCAGGTCAAATTTTCGGTCTCGGTTTCCAGCATCTTCAGCGTGCTTTCCAACCGACCTTTCGACATTAGCTTAGCTAGAGTAGCTCTAGAGAATTTTATGACGTAATTTATCCCGCTCGAAGAATTGTCCTCGTAATTGTAGATGATGCCTCGCTCGAGAAGAGAGTTCAGGTGAGCTTCGTACTTAGCAAACGTTATCGACGGAGGCAGCTCAGTTACTTCCACAGTCGTTGTGTTCAGCACTCTGTACGAACCGTGCATGATGTACTGGTTGGTGCTGTCGACTTGTTCAACTCTTCCGCTGTAATCTCTCCACCACGGTAAAAGCTTTCCAACAGGTTTCCCATCCAACACTCTCAGGCACGCATCGATAAGGTCGATTGGATTCCTATTCAGTATGTTGGTGGCAAACCCGACAGCGATCCCAGAACTACCGTTGAGAAGGACTGTCGGTATGATCGGAAGGAAGTACTTTGGTTCTATCTCGTCTCCCTCGTCGATCTGATTTTCGAGGAGCTCGAAATCCTTGTAAAGAAGCCGGAAGTTCTTAGTAGTTTTGGTTGAGATGTACCTTGGCGCACCGGCTTCAGGAGACCTCAGCGAACCGAACTGACCGATCTCTTCGAGAAGAGGTAACGAGTTCTTGAACGATTGGGCCATTCCAACGATAGCAACGTTCAAGCTACCGTCACCGTGGTGATAGTGAGCTTCCGATGCAATCTTTCCTCCTAGCTGGAATATCTTGAGCGGCTTCTCGTTACCGGACCTCCAAACTCGGTCGGCGACGTATATGATCTTGCGCTGAGTTGGCTTGAAACCGTCTATGACCGACGGAATAGCTCTGTTCTCCAGAGTGTACATTCCGTACAGAGCGTAATCCTCGTCTAAGTATTGAGAAACGGTCTTGTTAATTATCTGTTGCTGCATATTATTATCTTACCACCAGGGCGTTTTTTCTTTTCTCCACTTGATGAAGTTTCTTCCTTGAACGACAGTTAAGCAAACTCCGATCACGATGATGCTCCAAGTTCCGTACATGATACCTACCATTGTCGTAAATACCTCTGCAACGACTACCATCAGCACACCGATCAATTTTTTGTTTCCCATTATCCACAATCCCACTAATAGCAGGGTTGTTGCAAGGAATTGAATTACAAAATCTACCATTTTGGTTTGATTATTTTACTGGTACCTCAGCTGCTCTTTTCGTTTCTGCTCGCAGTACTTGCAGTTTCCTTTGTGAGTTATGCCGCCAGCTTCAAAGCCGTCGTACACAACGTACTCACAACCTTCTATTTCAACGACTTCGTACATACCGAAGTTTCCGACTTTGTACTCGCGAACCGTTGTTTTATCGGAGACGGTTTTTTCTGGGTCAACCGTTTTTGGAGGAGCGCAACAGCTAACAGATACTATCGTAAAAATAGCTAGGATAAAGAATGCGATTTTTTTCATGCTTTTAATTTTTTGAAAATGATTCGTGCATCCAAATGAGAGTTCCTTCCGGAACATTGTCGGCTTGTTCGTCTGCTGCAATTATTCGGATCATGTTGTCTTTCTTGAAGACTATCAATTTTTGAGGGTTTCCTTCGAACTGCATGTCTCCAGAGACGTCCACTATCACGCCCTCCGTTTCTTTTAATATCAGGCCAAGTGCTCTAGCAAAAGTTAGAGCAGAGTTTAACCAATCCTGCGGAGAATCTTCGTGATTGTCATCGTGAGGTTTGGTGTAATTAGCCATTTACTTTCGATATTTTATGTCGCCCGTTTGGGTTTTCACGTTTCCGCCGACAGCTTCACACTTCACGTCTCCGGTCTGAGTTTTTATGTCGCCAGAAACGTTACCTGAAACTTCAACATCTCCGGTCTGTGTTGAGATTGAGCCGACGTGCTCGTTTACCGTTACCGTGTCGCAAACGTCTGCTTCCAGAGTTGCAACGTTTCCTTCAACAACGATGTTAATGTTTTTAGAATCAGGAGTTTGATCGATACCGTCGATCACCACTCTGTTATTAGAGATGTGTATGCTGTTTCCAACGTACACTTTACCGTTGATGCTTATGCTAGCCATAGAGTTCTTTTTTTGCTACTGCTGATAGTCTTATACCTCCTCCGATGGAAAGGATCACTCCGCAAAGGTAACCAAAATCGTACCAACCCTTAACGTGGTTAGACGCGTACATCTCAATGCATGGGCTGATCAAGCTGCCAACGAAGCTGAACGGCATGAATATTCCGTGAAAGAACCCGCCGAAGAAACCGTACGTCTTCGGTTCTATGAAGGTGTTTGTGTAGTAGTCCATCTGACCGCACGTGTTAGCGCAGCTAGAAGTGAGGATGACCAATCCCACGAACAGTAGGATAGTTAACCACGGAACAGATTTTAGAGTTTTCATTTCTTTGTCTTTTCGTTGTACTCTATGAAGAACTTATACTTGCCTTCCCAGTAAGGAAGGACGTAGTTGTAAATAAAGTACCCAATCGCCGCCGCTACTATCAGCCAAACGATCCACTTAGCGACCTTTCCTAGGAAGTCGTCTATTTGTTTCCATTTCATTTCTTCCAGTACAATGAGCCGTTCACGTGGATCTCGGCAACGTTAGCCCTTTTCTTCAAGCTAGCCGTGTACCGTTCAACACTCTTCACCTTATCGTAAATTCTGTCAGGCCCGTCAGAGTAAACTACTCTAACTATTGACCCTCCCGGCTGAAGGCTCAGGCCGTTGGTCCTGAACGAATCGCCTACGTTTATCTCTTTTTTGGGCTTTAGTTTTTTAATTTCCATTTGTTCGAGAGAAAAAAGTAAATTCAAAACTTCCTTTGTGTGTTTGATTACTGATTTCTCCGTTTCCGGTGAATTCGAAAATCGATAATTCGCGTTTCCTTGGAACAAAATTTGCACTTCGTCAGGAGTTCGCAATAAGTTGCTTGTACAGTACCGAATATTTCTGTCTTTGACCTTTGTCCAAGCGTATTTCATGTATTCGAATTTTCGTTTCAACCCATTAACTCTGCCCACATCGTTAATTTCAGCAGTAGTTTGTTCGCAGTACTCAGTCATTGGGGGGTCCGATATTGTGCCCAACCGAATGGTCAAGCCGTTTTCTGTTGACAGATAGAGTTCGTAGCATTTAACATCGTACCGACGATACACTCGAAAATGACCGAATTCAGCAAACCAATCCAGTAGAGCATAGTCGTGTTTTTCATCTGCTGAATACTTGAATTGCAAAGAGTTTCGAAAAGTTATTGCTAAGTCCAAAAACTCTAATTTTTCAGTTAGTGATAAGATATTAGTAGACATCCTATTTTTGTTAAGTTTCTGATATTATACTGACTTTGCCAGCAATTTTTCCTTTCTCACAGATGGGTCGGGTCCGAACCAGTCCTGCAAGCTCTGCTTGTAATTGTCATCGTTGCTGAGCTTCAGAAGAACGGGTTTGTGAATGATTTCCTTGTATTCCTCGTCCTCCAAAGCTGCTAAACCTTTCTTGTACTCAATGTCCCAACCCTTAGCGTGCTTCTTTTCCCAAGCGGAAAATTCAGCATCAGTGTAGAACAGCAGAGTTTCCTTTCCCTTCTTTGCAACAACGAGCGGAGTCATGACTCGAAATATTCTTCCGTGATTGATGAGATCCGGCCAATACTTGTCGAAAAAATTCAACAGCGAAGCAGCAATGTGATCGCCGTCCGGATCTGCATCGGTGTACAAGTAGATCTTCCCGTACCTCAAGCTGCTTGGGTACTCTCCGAACTTTATTCCTAACGCTCCCATTAGCTGAACAGCTTCGTCGTTCTTGATGACCTCAGCGTTAGTCATCTCGCTCACGTTTATGAACTTTCCCTTAAGAGGAAACCCACCAAAAATTTGAGGGTCTCTGAACTTTCGAACGGCTGAAACTGCAGAGTTTCCTTCGAATATTCCGAGAACGCACTTGTTACGGTCACGTCCCTTAGCATCTATGAGCTTGAGTATCTTTGCCGTTCCAAGAGTCTTGTTGAGCTTTCTGAGTTCGGTTCTTTCCTCCGCTGCTTTCTTCTGTTCGATCCAATCAAGAAGCGATTGGACAACCTCTGACTCGAACAGGGCTTTGTTGAACTTATCCGAAACTTTGTGAGTAGTTCCAAAATCCTTAGGTTCAGTAATCAACCTGGTCTTGGTCTGAGAATCGAAAGCTGGGTTGACGATGGTGCAGTTCATGAACAGAAACATGTGTGCTCTGATCTCTGCAGGTTTAACTTCAACTTTGTGCTTCTTCTTGATCATTGCTCTGATGGCTTCGACCGCTTGGTAAAGGATGAAGTTCTCGTGAGTTCCCCCCTCCTTGGTTGCTATGGAATTCACGAAGGAAACGGATTGAAACCCGTCCTTGGAAACTCCTATCGCTATTTCCCAGTCCTTTGATTTTTCCCACACGCAGTCCTTCACGTAAGTGTCAACGTATTCCTTGAAGGTTTTGAACCTGAATTTTTCGGTGTTGAACTCCAAGCGCAAACCGGGATTGCAAGCAGCGATGTCAATGACTCGCTTTCTCATCATCTTGATGTGAGCATCGTCTATGCTGTCCATGCCGAACCTCTTAAGATCCGGAGTGTAAGTGATCTCTGTGAAACTGCGAGAAGAACCTGACACTTTCGGTTGGGTCTTCTTTGACATGTTGTCGGTGTAAACCTGAACGAACTGGTTCTTTCCGTCCGCCGTGTTCACCATGAACTTAGTTGAGAAGATGTTTACAGCAGTTGCTCCGATACCGTTAGTTCCTGCAACGATTCTGCTCTCGTCATCGTCGAAGTTAGAGCCAGCACGAAGGTTCGAGAATATCATCTCAGGGATCCACTGCTTGTGATCGGTGTGCTGAATGACGGGTATTCCACCGTTGTCGAAGACGGAGATAGTGTCGCTAACCACCATGACTTTGATTGTGGTTACCTTTCCTGTCCTCTTGTACTCGTCTACTGAGTTGGAAATGATCTCATCAAAAAGTTTTAGGAAACCTGGGTTGTAAGTCAGTTCTTCCTTCTCGTACATTCCGTCCTTAAGGATCCATTCCTGGGCAGTGTGCGGTTTGGTCGAGCCGATGTACATTCCCGGACGTTTGAGCACGTGCTCTATCTCGTCCAATAGCTGGTACTTTTCGCTAATTTCTTTGTTCTGTTTCGTCATTTACGAACTTATTTTTCAACTTGGTTGTAGCAGTGTATAGGGTTCTTACAGTTTCCTTTGTGAACGTACGTTAGAGCCCCATACGAATCGACTACGAAATACTCGCAGCCTTCTACTTCTATCACGTGGTTTGGATCGAGTTGTATAGAAACTTCGAACTCCTGGCCGTTTTGGTTGACCATATTTGTGCAAGAAGTTATCACAAAGCCTATCAAACCAAAAAGGAGAACGGCGAAAAACAGGTGTTCAAATCTTAATTTTTTCATAGCAAGAATTGTGTGTAATTATATTGTATCACAATCAGAATAATGGTTTTGCATTCTTACCAAGGACGGTAACTGTCAAAGTAATCCTCCTTAGTCTTGAGCGGGTTGTTCTCGTCAGGAACGAATTGGTTGCTGAAGCTTATGAACCCCGTCACGAGCATGAATGCAAAAACCAAGACTGCTCCGATCAAAGCGATCGGAATGATACTTTTAAGTTTCATTTCTGTTTGAATTTAAGTGAATAACATTTCATTTCCTAGTCGTAGGATGCTAACTTACCAAAAAATGAAAGTGATTGGAATTAGTGACCTCTTCTCTGCCTTTCCTGCTCTCTTCTTAGCCGTTCTTGTTCCGCGTACGTTACGCCGTACCTTTTAATTCCGGTTCCGCCATCGTTCCTCTTGATCTTCGGCAGAGAGTTTAAGTTTGGACTAGTTGGATCGATGTTTCCGCGTATCCAACGAAACGCGTTCTGGTAACGTTCTGTTCCTGTTCCAGGAAGACCGGATATCATCACTTGTGGTTGCCCGCCTTGTTCTTCACGAGATCTTGCTTGACCGACGTACCCTCTTCCGGACCATATTCTTCTAACGTAACCGTTTTTGGTAATAGCTATGGAAGTAGGCCAGCCGTTTGGACCGTTTCTGTTCGCTGAGTTAGTGGTGATAGCAACCGTTCCGTTAAAATTTGCAAGGGAGTTGACGATACTGTCCAACCATCTTCAGCCAAAGCTTGAAATTCTGGAGTCTGCATAGCTTGAAAAAGTTCCGGAGCAATGACTTCGCCTAACGTTGGGTCGGTTATTGGGTCCATCCCACCGCCCATGCTTCGGTAAAGTTTTCTCCTAAACTTATCGTACTGCTTGGGTTCTATGACTCCAGCCCTGTAAAGTTCTCCGAAATCTTCAGCCTCCCGACGAATTCGGTCTTTTTCTTCTTGGCTTAACTCTTCGTTGACAAATTGATCGAAATTAAAAATCTTGCGCATGTTACGGTTCGTCATTTTTTGCTGCTTCGTTCACTTGAAGTTGTGACAACCTAGCGACTTCGGCAAAATCTCTGCGGTCTAGAGCTCTGTCTATGAGATCCTGAATTTCTCTCTTGCTCATAGGCTTTTCTTCTGCTGGCTCGTTCAACCAAGGAGTTTCGGTTTCTTCTCCTGGGAGGACAGTTTCCTCGTCATCGTCATCGTCGTAAACTGACCGAGGTCGCTGCGATTCTTCCCAATCTGAAAGTTCCTGCTTTATCATATCTATCAGAGCCTGAATCTTTGCCTTTGCTTTTGAAAAAGATTCCTCTGCTCCAGCTCTATCCTGCTCGGTGTACTCTATTCCAGCTTCTTCTCTAGATTTGTAGATTGGAGCGCTGGTAAATATCAGCTTCATTAGTTCCAGAAAATCCTTATCCGGAACGACGTTAGCGTCTATCATCTTTCCCCAAACGTACTGCCTTCCGTTCGGAATGTTTCCGACTTCAGGGAAAGTGTTTAGAAAATCCCTAAGATCAGCAGCAGTAAGCTTCCCACGCTTAAGATCCTGAATCTCGTCCTGCATCGTATCAGCATTCATCATGACTTTCTTTATCGTCTCGTCGTCAAGGTGAGCTAACCCTCCTTGGTTTATCAAGCTGTAGATTCCCTTTATCGCTTCGTGAACGAGCATGGAAAAGTCAAGGCCTCTAGCAACGATGGTTGCTTCTTCAGACCCTTCCTCTCCTTCTTCCGATTCATCATCGTCTCCCATTCCGCCTTCGATGTCTTTCTTAGAAGGTTTCCACTCTACCTTTGAAACTCCGCTGAATCCTGACCCTTGTTCCCACATCTCTGCAGCAACGTCTTCAGGTATTCTCCAGTCCATTGCAGTAGCAATGTCAGTGATCTTCACCAGAAGATCGATGAACTTTCTTGCAGCTTGCTCTCCGAATATCTTGTTGAGACCATCGACCGCTACTTCACCGGTGAAAAGTTTCTTGGCGTTTAATGCTTCTCCTTGAGTTATCATATTTAGAATCTTACGCTTGTGAATAGCAGTTCGAGTGTCTTCGTCCTCTATTCTCTGCATCTGCACTTCTTCTTCCTCTTCCTGGTTAGGATTCTTCATCATTGCACTCAGTTCTATCGGATCTGAGAACTTGATGTCAAGCTTTGTATCTCCCAGAATGGAACCGAACTCATCGAGTATGACATCCTCCGCTAGAGCTTCCAGAGCACGTTCCTTTCCTCTCTGCATGGATTGAACTTCCATGACGAACTGCATCATTCTTGCCATCTCAGGTCCGTGTCTCTGCTCGATCCTACGGACTGCTGCTTCTGCTCGCTTGTTCAGCGAAGCAAAGTACTCCGGGCTTATCGCTGGGTTGTCCTTAATGTCCGCTTCGTTTACGAACTGAACGAAATTCTTAAATACTGGTTCCATCTAGTATACTTCTCAATCTTTTTAGAACGTCTTCTTCCGAAGCTTTTGCCGGTTCTGGCGTCTTGAATGGACGCTTGGTCGGAATTGGGCTCGGCTTGCTAGGAGTCATGGGTTTGGTCGGAGTCTTGGTCGGAGTCTTCGTTGGTGTCTTGGTCGGAGCATCCATCGTTGCCACCATCTCTTCCAACGATTCAACCACTCGGTTAGCGTCAGCTTGTTCAACTCCCAACCTCGCTAGAATATCTTTCTGCTGAGCTAGGATGATCTTCAGCTGCGGGCTCTTCGTGATGTTTGCATCGGAAGATGAAGCAGCTCTGTTTATCATCGTGAACAGAGTCATGGTACGACTCTTTATCTTTTCTAATTCTTCCGGAGTAAGGTCAGGAAGTAAGTCAGCAAGTAGGTCAGCTGAGAACTTCGACAGAACACCGTACCTTTCGTACATGTCGAACACTTCCTTTCTTGAAGCGATCTGAGTGATTCTCTCTATGAGGATCTGCTTGGCGATCTGCAAAGCTTCATCGTCCGTTTCAGGATCGATGAGGTAACTCTGCTTAATAACGTTGAAAAGAACGACCATCGGTTTCAGTTGGTTGACCTTCAGGTCGTATATGATCTTTTTGACTGCCATTTCCACCGGCAGCTGTCTCATCAAGTCTTTCACCATCTTCTGTGGGTAACCCAAGTGGAGGAAGTGCTGTTCCGGGTCCGGCGTGGTGTAAATGTGCCGATCGTTTATGTCGTGGGACGTTCTTACCTTTCCGGTGTAGTAAATCGTAGTACCGGTTAAGAATAACGGGTCCGTTGCTGGTTTTCCAAAGTCGAAAATGTTGATCTGAACGGCATCGTCTGCGTAGCTTTTAAAGGATCCACGGTTGATGCACCAGTTAGCAACGGAACACAGGTCCTTTTGGGACTGTTCGGTTCTGGCGCTCAGAGCAAGGTAACGGTCGTCAAGGTAAAGAAGACCAGCTTCCGGTTCCAGAGAAACGATAGTATCTACTTTCTGCTGCATGTCGGCGTTTGAGTAGCCCTTCAAAAAATTCTCCACGTATTCGATCATGTCGTTGATCGGCCAGGAACCCATTGCTTTTATCTTCTGCATCAATCGCTCGGTGATCTCCTTTCCTAGTTCGGTGAGAGCGTGAGCCGCATTCACCAGAACAGTCTGACGGTCCTTTGGCAAAGCTCTGTACTGTTCTCTAAGCTGCCTAGGTAAGCGATCGATGAACCACTTAGCTTCTTTATTACGCTCTATGGTTCTGATAGCGTCCACCAACCTTTCGAAGCCAGTAACTCGGTCTGCGCCAGTCTCCATTGAAGAGAATTCGTCTACGGATTTCGGAAGCTGCTGAACGATGTGTCTCTTCGTTCTAAAGGTGTTGGCAAGTTCTCTAAGCTGAGGAAAGGCTATTCCCTGGTCAAAGTGAAACTTTACGAAAGCCATGACGTATCCTGGTTGGTCCCTTAGAATTTCCAAGATCTGCTGGTAATCCCTGTTGTTTAGAGCCCTAGACTCTTCTTCAGGCGTTAATTCCCTAACGTCTTTACCTAGACGCTCAGCCGCTTTTTTCTTCATGTAAACTTTAGCGGCTGCAATGTTTTCAAAGACCAGCGAAGTGCGATTCACGTACTGGGAAAACGATTCAACTATGCGCTGCATACGATTAATTTTTTTAGAGTTGGCAAAACTTTCAGGCAACGGTTTTTCCTTTTCCTGCATGATTCGAGTTTCGTCAGGAACGTAATCATCGTCCGAGTAAATGGCTGAGTAAGCTTTAGCTTGGAGTTTTATCAGCTTGCCTATGTAACCTTGGCTTCTTAGTTCCTTAAAGATCAAATTCTCCGCTGAAAATTCTCCGCTCTTCTTCAGAGCTTCGTCTCTAGCTCCAGATATTTTTTTCTTAAGCACTTTTGCCCTGTCAAATATCAATCGTCCATCTTCTTCAGCTTTCTCATCTAGAAGTCTGTGTAGCTCATCGATTTCTTTTTTGTATTCCTCAACCTTTTCGGCTATCTCGTAACCGTCGATTTTTGGCGGATCGTACTTCGGTTCGACTATCCACTCGTCCTTCAGCAAAGAGTATATGCCGGAAGATACTGTGTGAGTCTTATCGTCCTGCACATACATCTCCACTTCGTGACCTTTTATGCTGACTGGGTGTCTGAGCTTCCAAACGAACTTCTGACCTTCCAAGGCTTGCTTTACCAACTCGGTGTTTTCGTCGATGAGAGAAAAATCAATGTGGACGTGAACGTCCAAATCCGAAAGTTCCGTCCACGAGTAACTGGCCATCGACCCAGTAAGGTGAATGTCCACGATCGGAGCATCAACTTTTAGGTCCGTATAAAAATCGTTGGCTATCTGAAGCAGCTTAGTTCTAACAGCTTGGTCGAACTTACCGTTCTGCCAAAAGTCTGGATTGAGAATCCTATTGTAGGCTATTTTTTCTCCTACTACCTTTGAAAAGTGATTGACGTAACTCATTAGGTTTATTTATTCCGGCTTCACGTACGCGAGCGCGTACTTCTCCCAAACTTCCGGCGAAAATTTTTCGCTGTTATTGCGAAGGAAGTTGTAGTACCTGGAATAAAAGAAGCTAATGTTTTCCTCTCCAAATCGATCTAACGGTTTATCAGAGAAATCGTTAGACTGCAATTTGTGATTATTAAAATTGTTCGGATTGTTAATGTCTCCGCTCTGCTTGTGACCGGCCATCTCGCTTGGATCGGACCAGTTGAAACAGTAAGACGGAACGAACAGTTCCTCGTGTTCGTTTAGCTGACCCTCGTCTCGAAGTTTGGTGTACCAGCTTAGACCCTCGTAACCGGTGATGTCTGTCCTGAATCCAATCTCTCTGATTCGCTCCATCTTCACGATGACCGATGCTTCAAGCGTGTTTTGACAAAGTTCTACGCGATCCGGTGTGGCAAACATGCTCTGTTTTGGTTTCCAAGCATCTCGGCCGTTTGATTCTATCCCATCCACCGCTTGGCGTACGTGCCACGGTAGGTACACATCATCGTCGTCAGCCAACATAAAGTAATCTCCGGACGCATGATTCACAGCATCTCGACATATAGCGCCACGGTTCGTATAAGGTCTCCCAGTAACGTAATCCAAATGGTTGTTTATCACTACGAATCTTTTGTCTCCAAGATCGTTGAAAAGATAATCTGACAATCTCATCAGGTGATCTGGGTCGGTGTTAAAAATAATGAGCTCAATGTTTGGATAATCTTGCTGTAGAAACTGTTCGATGATCCTCTCTACGCAACGATACCGGCGGTACGTGGTGCAAACGAAACTTACTTTCTTCATTTAACGAATTTTTTGTAGGCTGATGAGTACAGTTCGTATTTGTTAGGTGGGTATTGACCGAGCAATTCGCTAAAAAATTCGCTGTCCTGCCAAGCTAACAGGTCCCTAAAAATCAGGTACCGCCTGTTCGGAAAATTTATGTAGAACGAATCTATCACCAAGTTGAAGCTCATATTGTTCAGAACTCTGTCGTAAAATCGTTCGTGTATCGCGTAAGCATGCGTTCCATAAACTCCACCTGTGCACAAAGCCAATGAGTTAGAGATAGGATTGCACGGCCCATTCGGTTCTCCTCCAAAATACAAAATGTCCAATCTGTTTTATCGATTTCTGGCAAGCAGTTTCGAACTTTATTCGAAAAATCGCTAGCAAAGATGCAATCATCTTCGAAAATTAAGCACGTTTTCCAACCTCGTTCCTTAGCCAGCCTTATCATAGAAAAGTGAGAGTCTGTGCAGCTAACTTTAAAATGCCAGTTTGGATCATTGTTCGGGTTTGGAATCGGTCCAACCTTTTCGATAACTGAAAATCTTTCTAAAGTTAAAGATTGTTCATTGGACCTAGCTTCAAAAGTGAGTCGACGATCTGGCCGACTATCTAAATTGAGGTAAAAACCACCGTCAAAATAATCGAGAACCTTGGGCATACCTTACTTTCTTATCATGAACATTTGCCCATCGATGTGATGAACCATTACGAAACCATTTTCGAAAAGGTAAGGTATGGAAAGCTTTCCCTTTCCGTCCCACTTATCGTTGAACACGTCGTCTATGAGGATCAAGCATGGGGTTCCCAATTTGTTCCATGCAGCTTTTACCTCGTTGAGACTGTGTTCGTGACACCTACGAATGTTCTCGTCATCCCCGCAGTAATCGTAACTGTCTAGGAATAGGAAATCTATCTTCGCCGGAAAGTTCTCCAGAAAGTGAACGGAATCGTCCACTGTGTACGTAACGTACCGGCTAGGCGGAACCACTTCCATCGCGCGCTTGACGTGATCCCAACTTATGTCTACCACGTACACCGACGAATTGGTTTTTTTAGCGTAGTAATCCCAGTTAACCGTGCTCCAACCGTCTCCGATCTTTGCCTCTTCGCTGGTGTTTCTTATGCAGCCTGTCTCGACTATCGTTATCGGATTTCCACCGAACACTTCGTCCAGTATTGACAGAACTTTTGTGAAGGATGAGTTTCGCCCAGTTAATGGTTTTTCTTCTAGCATGTTTTTGTATCTGAGTCTTCCTGCGTATACAATGGAGCGTAAAGGATCGTAGGTCGATCTGTGTAGACCATCAAGTGTGGGAAGACGTCTCTGAATTTTTTAGTGTCAAACTGATCGGCTACGGCATGAAATCCATGCGGAGTTCTGATGAGTTCGAATAGTTGCTGATCGTTCAACTGATCTGACCAGTTGGCTCGTACAGTCGATTCCACTAGAGTTAGATCGCTGTTAAAATCCAAGTCTATCAGGTACTTTGGGTGTTTATCGAAATGCACTTCCTCGCTAACCTTTCGGAAAAGACCGTAAATGTTGGTGTAATTCTTTTCCATAAGAAGAGAAGACAGTCTCTTCAAGCAGTGAAACCCAGTTACTTCAGCGTTTCTAGCGTTTAGCCAGATGTAAGCTCTAGCTCGAAGTACTTCGCAAGCGCAAAGTATTTCGTCGCGGCTTTCGTCAAAGTCTTTTAAAGAATAAACGAGAAGTTCCTTAATGAATTTAGACTCTATCGGCAACCTAGGGTTGTCCTTCCGTCTTTTCATTACTTCGATTAAGTAATAATCGTTCGGCTTATCAAACCGTAGGAGGCCGCGTATCTTTTTGAAATTGTCGATCATGGCAAGTTCCTCCTATTTTAATGGACGTGCTGTCCAGGATATTATTTATCTGAGGTGATAGGTAGCAATTACCACAGCCAAAACTTCAACAGAAAGAAGACCAATCCTTCTATCGCCGCTAGGATGACGGTCCACAGCAAAAATCGGTAGGTCAGTATCACTTTAGGTTTTTTCACCGTCAAAATATTTGACTCGTTTCTTTGGAACCGGCACCCAATGACCCATGTACATGTACTCAACCTTTCCACAAACTCTGCAGGACCGAGTCATTTCGCCTGCGAAGGATTCAGGTTCTTCCCACCTGTGAAAGCCGAAAAAACACGCGAGTCGTTTCATAATTTTACAGTTTTGCTGTTACTTTTTCCCATTCCGTTAGCATTCTAGGGTAGCTCTTCCCCTCGCCGAACGGTTCGTTCTCAACGATCACTATCTTCTTTCGAAGGCCAAAGGCAACTCCCATGTCGAAGTGAGTTCCTTGGGATTTCGAACTGTAAAAGATGTGAACCTCATCAGCTTCTCGTATAGCTCTTGAATTCTGCAAGCAGATGTCCAAACCTGACGCTTCCTGGTTAGTGTCCCTGTGCGGAAGGTGAACCTCGTAACCGTTACTTTCCAAAGTAGCAACGTACTGTTCAAGTTTTTGCCGGTAGCTGTCGTCCATTCCTCTGACACTGCAGATTACGAATACTTTCTTTTTCATGTTCATCAGTTCAGTTCGATTTCTTTTCTTAGCGCTTTATCGTTTAAGTCCATTCCAATATCGTACAGGATCGGAACGAAACGTTTGTTGACCCTAGCCATCGCGTGAATTATCGCGTCGGCTTGTAGCTGGTACCAAAATCTTCTCAGTTCTTTCATAATTTGCCGAGATTTGTGTAGTACTCTATTGCTTCTTTGACCGAGTAGAAAATTGGTCTGCCGATTCCCTCAGCAAATTTGACTTCTCTGTCAGCTCCTGAACTTTCTCCAGGTATGTTATGTTTTCTCTGCTTATTCGTTCCATGATTTTTTATACACAAAAAAGCCGGAAAGTTTTTTCCGGCTTGTGGTGGATCTGATAAAAGAGAAGATCGTTATTGAATTTCTATCAACTTTTTTGGATTTTCGGAAACTTCAACTTTCTTTTGCACAGAAAGGTGAAGGATTCCATTTTCGAATTTTGCTAAAATGGAAGAATCGTCAAGTCGGTCGGTTAACTTAAATGACCTTTGGAAGGAAGAACGCTTTAGTTCTTTTACTAGGTACGTTCCAGTATCGTTAGATTCCTTTCTGGAAGAATTTCCAGAAATTGTTAGAACTCCGTTATCGACCTCTACTGAAATCTCATCCTTCTTCCAGCCAGCAATTTCAGTTATGATTTCAATACGGTCATTGTAGTCTACCACGTCGACCTTTGGGTACGAACCTTTGCTGAAGCTTAAGGAAAAATCTTCCTTGAATTCTGGGAAGTGTTGCTCAATAATTCTGTCAAATATTGAGCTGAAAGGCGCGATAAATTCATCGCGAGTGTTCCACACGGAAGGGAACGCAGGTCTTTTGATTAAACTTTTTGTCATGGCTTTTTGATTTTTTTGATGATCAAATGATCCACCAATACGACTGTGTCCATTAGGCCCACAGTCGATCAAATTTATTTATACACAAAAAAGCCCGCAGGTTTCCCTGCAGGCTTTTCCATCATTTGGCAATGAGACTCTCGCTAGGAGAGATTTTTCTTATCGGCCGATCGTCACGCCAGGTAAGGTCCCAACGAGGAACGATGCTTTTCCGGATTCAGCGGCTTTACGATACAGGTCGATTGCCTGGAGCTGAATGTATTGTAATTTTGGCATCACTTGAAGAAAAATTCTACCGCGTTCCATACCAAGCTCAAGCAAACTTCCTTGCAGATGACCCACTTTAGCCAAGCCAACGGAGCGAACAGAAAGTCAATGACTGCTAGAAACTTGCTTCCGTGTATCTCCATTCCGACCGCCGCCGTCAACAAGCAGAAGATCACGTAAAAAACTCCGCCAAAAATTTTTCTAATCATTTGGCTATTAATCAATTGGTTGAAAGTTTGTAACTCATGTTATCAAGGATACGGTGACACTCTTGCAGAATGTCCTCAAAAGTTTCTTCCTTTTTTTGAAAAGGTTTTACGTGGTCATACCTATGGAGGTAGCGGTACCTCATTTCTGTATTATGCCGTTCCTCGCAATTGTACTTGATGCAGAACCCATTCTGGTTCTTTTGAGTGGCTGTCTGTCCGCAGTATAAGCAAGGTTTCATATTGGTATTTTTAAGCTGGTTGTGGGTCAGTGGTATAACTACTGCAATCGAAATCATTACCTTTTAAACCAGAAGCGCATTTGTCATAAGCTGTGCACATAGCACACATGGAAGATTGTATTTCCTTTACTTCAACTATTACTAGTTCATGATCTGGTGATGAGAAGGCAGCTGATGGATTTGAAAAGATGTAAACAATATTGTCGCTTTTCTTTTCTTTAAGAGCTTTCATTCGTTGTGCCATGATTATCGTAGGTTAAGGTGAACTACCCACAAACTGAAGATTTGTGGGCTTCTTGGGCTGAGTGAGTAACC